ATTGTAAACCTAAATTTATTGATATGGATTTAACAATAGACGAATATATTAAAGAATTTAATGATCATTTTGACAAAGACAAAATATATGATAGAATATGGTAATAATAATTAATAACTTAAATATAATTCTCAATTTTTATTATACATTTGTAATAAAAATTAAAACAACTTGTTTGAAGGTGCTTTTTAATTCATCCATTTTGGATGAAAATTGGCGAAAATGGATGAAATTCATCCAAAATGGATGAATTATTTAAAATTTAATACAAAATATTGCAAAAAAACAGCAAAAAACAGGAAAATTCACCTTCAAATAAACTCCAAAATTATTTTAGACTGAGAAACACCTTAATTTGAAAAAAAAGTTGTGTGTGTTGAGGCGTTTTTATATGACATTTAATAGAAAAAAAATTAAAAACTAAAAAGAAAGTTAAATCACTTTTAATTTTTTTGTAAAAAAATTTATAAAAAGTTAAAGTTTTACAAAATATAATATATGTCGTTGAAATGTCAATTTTGTTCAAAAGAATTTGTAAACAAAGCAAATCTCTCAAAACATCAAAATGTAACACAAAACTGTAAAAAATTACAAAAACTTTACGAAGAATCTCAAAGTTTAGAAAATAAATTAGAAATTTTACAGAATGAACTACAACTTGTAAAAGAATCGAAACAATTTTTACATGATGAAAATCAACAGTTAAAAGAATTAAACATTAAATTGCAAACTGAAAATACACTGCTACAAAAACATCAAGATATCGTATTTAAATTAGCCCAAGAACCAAAAAATAAAACAACAACTACAAATATTATTCAAAATTTAAGCGTGTATGATGGAAATTTGATAAAAGATAGATTTACGTCTGTTATTAATGACGTAGAAGCATCTGATTTATATGATGGTCAAAAATCGATATCGAAATTGGTTGCACCTTGTTTAAAAAACGATGATGGAACTAAAATGATACAATGTGCAGATTATTCGAGGAATATTTTTATAACAAAAGATAATAAAGGAAATATTATAAAAGATATAAATTGTCGAAATTTATGTGATTTAATTGAACCAATAGCAACTTTAAAAGCAAATCAATTATTTTATAATGATTTTCGTGAAAGAAGTAAATACCATGAAATTAAAAGATTACAAACAGTTATAAAGGAAAGAGAAAAACAGATTGAAAGTTTATATGCAACTTCGAAAGGATTTAAAAATACTTCGAAAGAATATGAATCATACATGAAACAAATAAGCTGTAAAGAGGAACAAAATGAATGTGATTTACAAAAGTATCATGAAATAAAAGATTCAGGTTTAAAACATATGTCTGATGATTTGGTTGATATAAAATTATCTACAGCATTAGATGATATTCAAGAATTGAAAACAAATTCATCTATTTTTTCGAAAAATTTATCTCAATACATTTAGTATTCTCAATTTTTATTATACATTTGTAATAAAAATTAAATTAAAAGATTGACTCTTCTGTGACCTCTGTTGTATCTTTGTTTTGGGTTGTAACTTTTGATGATTCAGGTGTTGATTTCGGTAAAGAAGAAGAACTTTCTGGAAAAACCCTTCTTTCATCGATATAAAACAAGTGTTTGATATAATTATAAATGTTTGTAAAAATTCCACCATCATGATGAGATGGAGAACGACGTTTAGAAGATAAATGTTTTTTCTTCGGTGATTTTGAACGTTTTTTTATTTTTTTTCTTTGAAAAGATTTAGATTTTCTTACCATTTATAATAGAGAAGATAAAAATTATTCGTAACATAATGCGTCGCTTATGTCGAATTTGTTATTTTTCTTATATCGATGATAATATCTTACAATATTGTCTTGATTTGGAACAATAAAAATAGTTTTCTTTCCAATCATATAAAAAGGATAAATACTATTTTCTTTAATATTTTGAATCTTTGCTTCATCATTATCGACATACATTGCTGGATTTTTAGCGTCTTTATTTATAATATATTTACACACATTGTCATATTCTTGAATTTTCAGTAATAATTGTTGATGATTTTGGAAATATTCGATTTCATCATTGATTCTATCAAAAACGCTTTTTTCAAACCCAGTATAATCATATTGTATGTTTGAGTCAGGATTGTTTTCTCCCCTGACACAGTCTGAATAGATGAGATGAGGAGTACTGTAATAAATATTCAATGTGTCGGCAGATTTTTGTATACAAGTATCGATTCCATTTGTAGCACCTGTTTTATCAAGAAAATCTAAAAATTTACTGGCTCCTTTCTTTGAAATCAAATAACCTGTCGTTCCACCAAGACTATTTTGTAAACTCTGTTGAACATTCCATTTTTCAATCTCAGGAAAAGTAGTTTTATCAAAAACAACATCACTCAAAGACAAATCTTTTACGTGGTGACCAATAAACACAAAATCACAGTCATTTTTTGCCTTAATTTGCTTTAGCAAATGATTTAATTTGTTTTCAAAATCAGGAACAAACTCAATATCATCCTCTAAAATTAAAAAATAATCAAATTCAGAATGAATAAGATCAATGTATAATTGAATATGAGAAAGAAAACATCCAACCATACCTTTTCTCATTCTATAATCATTATTTTCAAAAATTTGCTGTAATTGACAAGAATTCTTCAATTTTGTGCCATCAATAGCCGAAAATCTTTCAAAAGTTAGAAAATTCAATTTATCTTTATCTAATTTTTCCCATCTATCAGGTCTTCTATCTAAATTGACAACAAAAGTTTTCAATTTCAACTTATCTTCTTTTCCATAAAACTGAATTTCGTTATTTAGAGTATATGCATTCATTTTTGTAGTATCATCTCTTTGTGAAGTCAATCTTCCAGTATGTAAACTATAAATTCCTTCAAAAAAAGCAGAAACATAACCACGATTAACATATCTATATGCGTAATCCATTTCAAAATGAGATTTTGATTCATCGAAATCGCCTAATTCATTGAAAATCTTTGTTTTAATTAAAGAAGGTCGAAAAGAAAAATGGGGCCAATAATTCGATGATTTTCCATTTCCGTGTTTTTCAATCCATCTTTGGATTTGTTCTTGGGTATGCACAAATTCATGTATGTAATAACGAAAATTGTTTTTCGTAAATTGTAAAATTCCACCTTTAACATCAATGTCACTTTCAATTTCCGCATAATTTTTGTTAAATAAACACTGTCCAATGTTATTATTACATGATAAAACATCAAGAGCATTTTGGATATACGGACGTTTTACAAAAAACTTCCAATCATCTTCTAAATGCAATTGATACGGTGTTTTAACATGTTTTTTAATAATATTCATCGAACGAGGATGACCTTTTTCTTCTTTTGTTTTAAAATAAAATGTAAAAAAAGGATAGAGTTGTTGCATTTTATTTCTATCTTCGATTGAACTATTGTCATCAACACAAAACCATTGATCAATAAATTCAGTGTCAAAACAATTAATAATTGAATTAATAGTTTTTTCAAATAAATCGAATCTTTTACAAGTTGTAATAGTTAATGTGATTAGAGGAGTTTTTGATTTTATTCTATTTTTAATTTCTGTAACTTTTTCGTGATTGTAAAAAGTGTATCTATCACTTACGTGATCAATTGAAAAATGTTGATTGAATATATATTTCCATACTGATTCGTGATTCACTTTTTGAATAATATCATCCAAAACATCAAATGCTAAATGATGATTTCCCATAAAATAAGCATTCAAAGCAAGTTCATCTTTAATATCAATAGAATAAGGATAACGTTTCATAAAAGAAGATCCAATAATAACGGACAATTCATGCATTCTTTCACTTCTAAGACATTTAATTAAATTCAGAGCATTTTCATCCGTTGGATTTTTTAAAAATTCAGTAGCCAATGCATTTGTTGTATTTGACATTTTTATCAAAACTCGTTATTTCTTAAAATTATAAATAATTCAAAAAAATGTTTTTATCTTTCATTTGAGTTTGAATTTTATCACATAATTTTGCTATAGAAAATTTATTCCAGTATAAAATGCAATGAATTCTATTTTTCTTTTCAGCATCTGATAAAGTTTTTTTATCATTAATTTCATCAATTTGTTTCAAAATAGATGGATTTTTTTCTGTAATTGTCTTTGAGTTTATTATTTCTTTCCAATCTTTATCATTTGGTGGAAACAACTCAATTGCATACATAATGTCAAATAAAACATTTTTGTTGTATGTTTTACACACATGCCCTCGTGGCAATATATTTTTCTTTTCTTCATCTCCAATTTTTTTCTTTTTGTGTTTGCTTGCTTCCAAAATTTCTTCAACATAAAAAGTATAAGATTTATCTGCTATATTTGACTTGTTATAACCAAAATAACCATATTTATTGTTTTTGATTCGATTATATTGTTGTTGTCGCTCATCATTGAATGTATTTTTAATATCATCTGGGCATTCTATCCAAATATTATCTTTTTTGAACATTAAACGCAAATCTTCAGTATTCAAACGTTTATCATCGTATAATAAGTAAGACAAATAATATTTAGGTGTTTCCAGATAGAATCCATTAAAATGATTGAGAAGAAGTTGTCTTTGAAATTGATGTTTTTTCAAATTCATATTCAATGATTTCAAACATCCTTCAAGTAATAATTCTTGAATTGGAGGTGATAAATAGGTTAAATTATCATAAATCTTCTTTGCAACATCATCAATATCATCTGTTAAAGAAAATAAACGTTCACAAATTAATTTAACAATCTTTGTATTGTATATTGCATCAATTTGTTGACTTTTATCATACACATAATTAACATTTTCAAGATAATAAGTACTCAAAAAATCATGATTGGTATTCGTATCATTTACAATATAAAAAATGCTATGATCGGTTTGTAAAAAACATTTCAAGAAATTTTTATTATACAAATATATTTTGTCATTACAAATTTTGTATAAACCTCTAATCAGATCTACAACTTTTATATCATGAGTTTTACTTAAATTATTTAATTCATCGAACGATAATTGATGATTAATTTTGAAATATGATTTTGTAATCTCTAATATTTTATCAAAAGGTAAATAAAGAAAATAAGAAGAAGAATCAGTTTGTGTCGTGTCTTTTAAATTATCACATTTATATTTACATTTTTGGTAATCGCATTCTCGTTGATTCAGTTTATTTTTTACATAATTACGTTCAAAATTAAATTGACAATCAACAGCTGATTCTTTGATATACCGTTCCATCATTTTAATGTTCCTATCTTTTACTTCTGTAACAGTATACATTTGTAAATCAATAGATTTTTCTGGATCTTTTTCAGGAAGAGAGCAATATAAGAATATTTCGACTTTTGGTGGAGGTAATCCTTTGTCTACATTTTCCTTTAAAAGTAAATTATGTGAACCGTAACGTATTCCACGTGCGATTATTTGATCAATTTCTGCATAATTCCAGTAGGGAGTTAAAATATGTTCTTGTTGAATATTTAAAAATGAATATCCTTCTGCAAGCACATGAGACCCAATAATAATACTGATATATTCTCCGTGAATATTATCAGGTGCATTAAAACGATTTAATAACTTTTGTAAATCAACACTGGTTGCTAAAGGTAACAGATATCTTTTACCCTTTATTTTTTCATTTCCATTTGAAGCAGTAAAATTAAATAGATTCAATAACAATGAAAATAAAATTGTGCCACCGCCACTTGTCACATATTCACTGAAAACAAATACTTTTTTTCCTTCTTTGACTGCTTTCAAGACATTTCTTAAACAAGTGCTAATTTTACATGAAAATCGATAAATTTTTTGTAGCATTAATTCCTCATTTGAATCATAGATTAAATTTTTGAATTCATTGGATAAAAAATAGTTTGTTCCTGATTTTCTTACATATTTTTCAAATCCGATGGTTCCAATACTTTCATCTGGAAAAACAAATAATGATGATTGTCTCGAATGATGATAAAAACTTTTTTGTTTTGCTCCATCGTCATTTAGTTTTTGTGCGATATTGTAATGATCATCCGTTTTGTAAACATAAATTGTTTCATCAAACTCTCCGTGATATTGAATACTATTATCAATTTCAGAGATAATTCCAATTCGTATTTTATAAATTTTACTCAAAGTAATAATTTCAATATCTCCACCCCAATAAATATTTAATTGTGTAATATCGCGATCTTTTGGTTTTGTTAACATTTTGTATATATAAAATTGTAAAAGTTTTTCTGGATTTTCAATAATAGTCCCTTCAGGATCTTCGAAATGTTCATTAAACCATTCTTTAATACTGTAAAAAATATTATCTCGTAAATCAGTTTGAAAATCAAGTTGTAATTGTTTATAAACTTTTTTCCTCATTTTATCAACACTATCTGTAATGTCTAATTGTTGTTGAATAGAAGAAAATAAACAATCGCCATCAGGATCAACCCATATATTTCTAAATCTACCCTCCCTTGTTTGAATTATATTTTCTTCCTTCATTTCAACATCTTCATCTTCAATTTCTTTTTCTTCATCTTCAATTTCTTCTTCCATTTCAACATCTTCCTTTTCAATCTCTTTTTCAACTTCTTCTTCAATCTCTTTTTCAACTTCTTTTTCAACTTCTTCTTCAACTTCTTTTTCAACTTCCTTTTCAATCTCTTTTTCAACCTCTTTTTCAACTTCTTCTTCATTTTCTTCTTCAACTTCTTTTTCATCTTGATCTTCTTTTTCAACTTGTTCGTCATCTTCTTCACCTTCTTCTTTTTCTTCGTCATTGTATTGATATATATTTACGTCCAAATGTTGTTTCCTATCATCTTCATACATTTTAGAAAATATGTTGCTTTGAAATTCACTCATTTGAGTTTGATATAAATTTAATGACAGAGTATTTTTAATAATTTCGTTTTTTATGTATTCTTTTTTTACCTGTGATTGTTGTGCCTTCAAGAATGAAATTCTACCCTGTAGTTTTGATTTTAATTCATTCAATTTTTGTTGATTTTTAATTTTATACAAATTATTATGTAAAGTAAAAAACTCAGTAGTGAATGTTTTTGTATTGAATTGTAATGTTTTTGGTAAAATTAAATTCATTAAATTAGCAATTTCATCAATTCTATCCTTCATAGGGGTTCCAGTTAATAACAATATTTTTGAGTTATGTATGATACTAAAAAACTTTTTTAATTCTCTGTAAATATATGAATTTTTAGAAACATGGGGTTGTATATTATGAATTTCATCAACAACAATAATAAAATTAGAAAAATCAGCACGAATTTTCTCAACATTTACATTTTTAATTGATTTAATGAAATTATGAAAAGTATCGAAAGAGTAGAATGATCTTGTTTTTTTTATCAATTGTTTTTTTTTCAATTCTGATTCCGCAATTGAATCATAATTATCTGGAATGTATTGTCCTTCTGTGCATGTAAATATTAATTCCTTTTGATAATTTTCCAACATGGATTTATTTTTCGCAAGAATTAAAGCACGTTTGAATCCATTTTTTTCTTTTTTTATTTGTTCGATAGCAGAAACAGTAACACAACCTTTTCCTGTTCCCATTTCATGAAATAATAATAATTGATCGTATGGAGTAAAAGAAGAAAAGAAACGAGCAATAAATTTTTGATTTTGTAAAAATTGTCCGCTTTTAGTCGGAGCAGGTTCTGTTTTTTGCAACATAAATTCTTGAAATTCTTGTTTATCAAAAACTTTTTGATGAAAGTCAGGATCATCAATCATTGGATATTCAGGTAAAAAATCAGTAATATCTTCCATTTATTATATTGCTTCTTTTTTTATTTTGTAAATTGAATGTAAAAAAATGATTTTAAAATTAACAAAAAAATGTAAAGACAAAATGAGTAAAACATTTATTGATTTATTTGCAGGTACTGGAGCATTTTCACATGTATTAGAATCTAACAATTTTGACTGTGTTTTTGCAAATGATATGATGGAATCATCAAAAAAAATATATGAATTAAATAATAAAAGTGGTATTTTTCAATTGAATGATTTGCACGAAATAGATGTAAAAGATATTCCAAAGCATAATATCTTGTGTTCTGGATTTCCCTGTCAACCATTCAGTATTGCAGGAAAGCAAAAAGGTTTTTGTGATTCTCGTTCGAATGTATTTTGGAAACTATTAGAGATTTTAAAAGAACATAAACCAAAGATTATTTTACTTGAAAACGTTAAAAATTTAATATCTCATGAAAAAGGAAAAACATTTCAAATAATCATAGAAAATTTGGAATTGATAGGATATAAAATTAAATCGGAAATTTTAGATACATGTAAATTAACTATTCTTCCGCAACACCGAGAACGGATATATATTATAGGATTTTTGGATGAAAAAACATACAATGATTTTAATTTTGATTTTCCAAAAGTTGAAAATTTCAATATAACTAATTTTTTAGAAAAAAATGTTGATCAAAAATATTATTATAGTGAAAAGTTAAAGGTATATGACCTTGTTAAATCAGAAGTTACAAAACATGTAGAGACAAATACTTTATATCAATATAGAAGAGTTTATGTTCGAGAGAATAAAAGCAATTGTTGTCCTACTTTAACAGCAAACATGGGGGAAGGTGGACATAATGTTCCTTTATTAAGAGATGATCGTGGTATAAGAAAATTAACACCAAGAGAATGTTTTAACTTACAAGGATTTCCAACTAATTACACTTTACCAAACATTTCTGATTCAAAGTTGTATAAATTAGCAGGTAATGCAGTTTCAATTCCTATAATTGAATTAATAGTGAAAAAATTGATTTTAATAGACAAAAGTTTAGAACCACTTTCAAAATGAATGAAGCATCATTAAAAATCCAAAAAATATGGAAAAACTATAGAAATAAGAAACAAATGATAAAATTACATGATGGAATGACGTTAGAATTATTAAGGAATTGTATTCAACATTATTTGAATACAATTGCACATGAAAAAAATATGAACTTGTTATTAAAATTAAAAAAAATCCGAATGTCAAATTTTCCGTCTTATATTTCTGAAAATATTGTTAAATTTACTATAGCAAAATTATACAAAATAATACCAACTTGGGATACCAAAAGTGGAGATCTTGCAATCATTAATGGTATAAGAATAGAAGTAAAAGGATCATTAAATTTGAATAAAGGTCCGATAACATTTGGTCCGACAGAAGAATGGGATCGTATTTATATTGTAGACGGGATTAACATGATTAAAAACCAATATAAAGTATATGAAATTCGCCTATCAAACAAAAGTGAAAAATGGAAAAATATTAAAATAAACAAAAAACAAACTTATTATGACCAGTGTATTCAAAAACGTAGACCAAGAATTATTTTTAAGGAATTAAAATGTCAATTAAGTGATGATTGTCGATTAATATTTGATGGTATTTTGGATGATTTAATATTGTAATTATTTTAATGTATTGTGTTGAATCGTAATGTTAAAATTATTTATTCCCTGTTGAAAATATTTATCAGACATAACATCTAATTGTTGAGTTTCCTCTGTTCCATACTGATCTAAAATTAATTGTGAAGTTTGATTCACTTGTTCAACATTTGAAACAGTACTAAGATTCATAGGTCCCATTGAATTAAAAACAGAAGAACTAATGTCAGTCCAATTGATACCATCTTTTGATGTAGCTAATGGATAACTTGAACCAAAAGAATCAGTTATGCGACCGGAAGCAATAAATTGACTTCCATTCCAACATACTGAATATGGAGTTAGTAAAGGGTAGTAATTATTTATATTTCTATTACAAGTAATTGTCCTAATATTTGGAGAAGAACCTCTTGAAACCCATCTAATTCCATCATATGAATATGCATAACCTGTTGCAGTTTGTTGATTGTACGCCAGAAAATAAGAACCGCACCAAAAGACAGAATAATAACCTCCAACTGAAGTTGAATTATATATTAATCCATCATATGAATAATTTATATAACTTGTAGTATCAGAAGATTGATATATAATGCGAACATATATATATCCATTATAAGCAACAGCGTTATCTCTTCCAAAATTTGACCATAAATTATTATTAGTCCAATTTATTCCATTATAAGAATAATAACTTTTGTCATTATGCGGAGAAACATCACCAGTCGCTATAAATAAAGTACCCGACCAAGAAATAGATGTAAAAGAAATAGTACTTTGTGCAGTATAAGTAAATGTTTTACCAGTCGTTGAAACATAAATACCAACGGAAGTAGCAGCAACAAACAATTGTAGTTCAGGACTCCAACATATAGAATTAAAGTTCACACCACTTGTAGATACAAGTGTAAAAACCATTGTAGAACCTCTACACCATAAAAACCCACTTGCACCTCCAACAACAAATAAATCGAGTTCGGGTGCATAAGTTACACAATTTGCTGTCGTCAATGTTGTTGCTGAAGATGAACCAGTCCAACTTGAACCATCATAAGAAATAGCTACACTGAATCCACCACTACCACATGCTATATACATAAACTTTTGAATACAATAATATAAGGAATATATTGCTGTTGTAATCGGAAAACTACCTAAAGTTGTCCAACTTATTGTATTTGATGATGTATAAACAGTAGCACCTGTAACACTTGCAGCAACAAATACAATGCTTAAACCATATTTATTTATTTCAACGGGTGTGACACCAGTCCAATTAATTCCATCTCGAGAATATATAAGTGGATAATTACCAAATCCACCAGCTACATATGTTCCTAATGGATTGGAAGGTCCTTGACCCCAACAAATACAATTTAATTGATTGGTAAATAATGTTGGTACCCACTCAGTAAATGTTGTTGCATGTAAAAATTGTGTAAAACCACCACCATTTATATAAAAACCATAATAATCTTGTATTTTATATCTCCCATTACTCGTTAATGTAAAGGTAAATAATTGATTATTATTTGCAGTTGGAGTAGTCATTGTTAACGAACCAACAACACCAGCAGTTGATGATGTTGTTAAATTTTTTCCTCTATTTTGAATGATAAAAACATTAGAACTTCCATCACCTGCATAAAAAAAATTACACCTCTGATCGATTCCACTATTATAAACTTGATATGTAAATGGAGTTGGTGTAGCAAAGACAAAAACTTGTCCAGTACCAAGTATAAATAAACTGTAGTTGTTTCTTAAATCGTTGAATTGAGCAATAGGACTTAATGGAGTTACAATTCCAGCAGATGATGACTCGCTATATGTAAAATTCATTGAAGTAATGTCTCGAATAGGAATATTGTTTGGAGTCAACAGTGCATTATCAGTCCAGTTAATACCATCTGTAGAATAAGCGAAATTTTTAGTTGAAGTTCCACCAATAATCCAATATTTATAATTACAAGTAATTGATAAAGGACTCATACTATTTATATTTATCAAAGTCCATACAGTAATACTTGAGTTGTAAGCGTAAGCAAGATTGTAAGTTCCTGTTCCACCAGCAGCAATGAACATATTGTTGTTTCCAAAAGTGACAGTAACGGCAGTAGTAAAATTTAAAATCGTAGTTGCTATTCCAGTCCAAGTAGCACCAGCATCACTACAATAGGCAATACTTGAATAAGATCCAGTAGGAGTACCAACAGCAACCCAATAAGTTAAACTCGAGGTTATACATTTAACTGTGCCAATAATAGCATTTAATGTTGAAAATGTAGTCCAAGTTCTACCATACGTTGAAAAAGCAGAGGTAGTTGTTCCACCAACAATATAGCCGTTGAAACCATAAGCAAGGCAATTTGCAGTAAAACCTAAAGCAACTTGTGCTGACCAGAATCCAGATGGATTAGTTGAAAATGATACTGAATTATTACTATAAATAACAATCCATAAGCCATTGCCATATATAATATCAACAACATTACTTGTATTTGAATTATAATTTACAGTAGTCCACGCTGAAGTAGGAGAAGTAATATCATTTGTATAAACTAAATTAGTACTATTTCCACCAGCAAGCCACTGACCATTACCATAAGCGACACATGTCGCACCATTAGTAGTGGTACTAAAAGTTGTAGTGTTGTTTTGATACCACGTAATTCCATCATAAGAAACATATAAATTAATACTATCTGATGTCGATCCTCCAACAGCAACATATACGTTTTGATTATTAATATAAGATGTTTTAGTGCCAACCATAACAGTATTTTTACCATTCGAAGCAGAACAAATTGAAGAAATATTTGTATTTTTCCAATTGATTCCATCTGACGACATTAATGATCCATTACTGTTTGAAGAAGCAATAAAATTACTACCATTCCAATACATGAATACAAAATTTTGTGAAAGAGATGTCAAATTAATAGAAGTCCAATTAATACCATTTGGAGAATATGCAATTACATGATTTGAAGAATTTATACCACAAGCAACAAAATAAGTTGAATTGCATGCCACACCATAACCAGTTGAGAAAATAGTTGTACCAAGACCAGTCCAAAAACATCCACAGTATGAATATGCGATAGAATTTGTCCCATAACCAACGGCAACCCACATTGATCCATTCCAACAACTTGTTTTTGCTTCTGAAGAAAAAATTGTAGCACCTAAACCTTGCCATGTTAATCCATCATTTGAGTATGCAAGAGTATGATTATAATTGTTGTAAACAGAACTTACGATAGGATGTTTGATATTAATATATCCATTATCTATTTTATTTGAAAATAATTCATTCACAGCAGTATTAAGACTAAAAATAGAAGTAGTTGCTGTATTACTTGTCCAAGTGATTCCATCAACTGATGAGTATAATGCTGAAGAACCAGAATTTCCACCAGCAAGAAATTTACTACCATACCATACAAGAGATTGGACAGAATTAAAAAAAGTATTGCTACTCGTGACTGTAGTCCAGTTAACTCCATTTAATGAATAAGCAAGTGTGATTGAAGTTCCTGCACTTGGACCTTGACCACCAGCAACAAATTTATTTGATTTAAAAACAATAGTATTACATTGAGTTCCAAAAACAGCTGCAGTTGAATACCAAGTTATTCCATTTGAAGAATACATCATGTAGGTAGATGAACCACCTAAAACGAATTTTGAAGCTCCCCATACTACAATTCTTCCACTAACAGTAATATTTTGTCCACTCCATGTCATTCCATTATATGAATAACCAAAATTGTAAATTCCTGTGCCACATGCTACATAAATTTTAGAATTATAAGAAATTGAATAGCAAGTAGTTAAAATTGAAGTTCCTAATCCTGTCCAAGTTAATCCGTTGTTAGAATAAGCAAGAGAATTGTAAAAACCATTTCCACCTGCAATAAATAATGTTCCATCCCAGATAGCTTGATATGCAGTTATAAATATTGTTTTGTTTACACCATACCAATTAATACCATCGAATGAATAACCGATACTATAAGTACCAGTTCCAAATCCTACATAAATATTACCATTATAAATACAACCATTAAAATTTCCACTACTGAAAATTTGATTGCTGTTGGTTATACCAGTCCACGTTGTAGTATCATCAGTTGAATAAGCTATCGAAAAATTTGCATTTGTTGCACTTGCTATTACTAAATTGGATGCAAATTTAACTGTATTTCTTCTTGTATTATTGAAAACTAAACTATTACAAGTTGTAGAAAATATACTTGAACCTAAACTTGTCCAGTTTAATCCATCAAATGAATAAGCCAAAACAGACCCACCACTTAAATATAATTGTCCGTTGAATGATGTATAAACAGATGGGATAGTTGTTGTGCTTTCTACCCAAACGATTCCATCATAAGAATATCCTATATAATTTGTTGTGCTTAATATTCCAAACGTAACAAATTTTGTTCCATCCCAAATTACATTAAAATGTTTTGTTGCAGTAATTCCACTTGTTGACGCTGTCCACGTTTTACCGTCAAAGGAATATAATAGAGTATTTGATGTCGCTAAAGAACTATGAAAACCAGCACAGACAAATATATTTCCACTCCAAGCAAAAGCAGTGCATGTACTCATGTTAGTAATTGCAATTCCTGTCCAAGATAATCCATCGGAAGAATAACATATTTTATTGGTAGCAGATGTTGCAAGATAAAATTGAGAACCATTCCAAATTATTTTATTGATAGTAGAACCGCTACCTACTGTTGCTATACTATTTACGATTGGATTCCACAAATATCCATCATACGAATAAGCTAAACTGTATAATGTTGTATTTCCTGCAGCAACAAATAATGTATAGTTATATGCAATTGAAACTCCAGCAGTAGCAAAAATAGTTGTTCCAAGTCCTGTCCAATCTATTCCATTATATGAATAGGCAATTGTATTTGTTCCTTGACCGACTCCAACAAATAAATTTCCCGACCAACATACATCATTTCCAGCTGTTGAGAAAATTGCAGTTCCTAATCCTGTCCAAGTTGTTCCATTTGTTGAGAATGCAATTGTATTTGTTCCTGAACCCAATGCGATCCACATTGGATTCTTAAATGCACCAAAAGTGTAAATTTGACCATTTGAAATGTAATTATTAATTTTTGATACAATTCCATTTGATTTTATAGTTACAGGATTTTGATAATTAATGCTACTCATTTTATTTATTTCTCCGTAAACTCCTTGATTTACTGTAATTATTCCTGGGTTTGAATATGTAATTTCTTTTGTGGAAGTATTATACAATAATGAATTAGTTGTATTATTATCAAATCGGATAGGATTTACAAATAAACCTGAACTTACACTATTTAATATTGAATTATTTGCATTTATTATTATTGAATTTGTTATTTGTTGAGTATAACCAGCATTATTTCCTATTGCAATTGCATTTGATCCTTGTGAATAAAATCCAGCGTTATATCCGATTGCTATTGCATTTGTTCCTTGAAATGTATTTCCCGCATTTGCTCCAATTGATATAGCATTTTGATTTTGATTATATTGTCCAGCTTGATTTCCAATCGCTACTGCATTTTGGTTTTGACCTGTTGCTCCTGCATTGCTTCCAATATGAACAATAGATGAAACTTCTGGTTGCCACGTATTTGAATACGTATTCCAAAAAGGGTAATTTGAATAATTTACACCTAATATTGACAACGCTCCAGTATATCCTGTATAACCTGTATATCCTGTTGTTCCAGTATATCCTGTATATCCCGTATATCCTGTTGCTCCAGTATAACCTGTATATCCTGTGTATCCTGTGTAACCTGTTGCTCCAGTATAACCTGTGTATCCTGTGTAACCTGTTGCTCCTGTATAACCTGTGTATCCTGTGTAACCTGTTGCTCCTGTATAACCCGTGTATCCAGTATATCCTGTTGCTCCTGTATAACCCGTGTATCCAGTATATCCTGTTGCTCCTGTATATCCTGTATATCCTGTGTAACCTGTTGCTCCTGTGTATCCAGTATATCCAGTGTATCCTGTTGCTCCTGTGTATCCAGTATACCCAGTGTATCCTGTTGCTCCTGTGTATCCAGTATACCCAGTGTATCCTGTTGCTCCAGTGTATCCTGTGTATCCAGTGTATCCTGTTGCTCCTGTATAACCTGTATATCCAGTGTATCCTGTTGCTCCTGTATATCCAGTGTATCCTGTGTAACCTGTAGTTCCAGTATATCCTGTATAACCTGTTGCTCCAGTATAACCAGTATATCCTGTATAACCTGTTGCTCCTGTATATCCTGTGTATCCTGTGTAACCTGTAGTTCCAGTATATCCTGTCGTTCCAGTATATCCTGTATAACCTGTAAATCCTGTATAACCTGTATTACCAGTGTAACCTGTATATCCAGTATATCCTGTAGAACCAGTGTAACCAGTGTTACCAGTATAACCAGTATATCCTGTTAATCCAGTATATCCAGTGTATCCAGTGTATCCAGTGTATCCAGTATATCCAGTGTATCCAGTATATCCCGTTGTTCCAGTATAACCTGTATAACCTGTAAATCCAGAATAACCTGTGTAACCAGTGTAACCAGTATATCCAGTATAACCTGTATTACCAGTATATCCAGTATATCCCGTATATCCAGTATATCCTGTATATCCTGTATAACCAGTATATCCAGTATATCCAGTGTATCCTGTAGTTCCAGTATATCCAGTGTAACCTGTGTATCCAGTATACCCTGTGTATCCTGTATAACCTGTAAAACCAGTATAACCTGTGTAACCAGAAAATCCCGTGTAACCTGTATATCCAGTTGTTCCAGTGTAACCAGTATATCCAGTATAACCTGTATAACCAGAATAACCAGTGTATCCAGTATATCCACTATATCCAGTGAAACCAGTATAACCAGTATATCCACTATAACCAGTATAACCTGTATAACCTGTAGATCCTGTATATCCAGAACTACCAGTGTAACCTGTATATCCAGTATATCCTGTATAACCAGTGTAACCAGTATAACCAGTGTATCCGGTATTTCCTGTATTACCAGTGTAACCAGTGTATCCAGTATATCCTGTATATCCTGTATATCCAGTATAACCAGTATAACCAGTATAACCAGTATATCCAGTATATCCTGTAAAACCAGTGTATCCAGTGTATCCAGTATAACCTGTATATCCTGTATAACCTGTATAACCTGTATATCCTGTGTAACCTGTATATCCTGTATATCCTGTATAACCTGTGTAACCTGAATAACCAGTATAACCTGAATATCCAGTATAACCAGTATAACCAGAATAACCAGTGTATCCAGTATATCCTGTTGTTCCAGTGTATCCAGTATATCCAGTATATCCTGAATATCCAGTATTACCAGTATAACCAGTATAACCTGAATATCCAGTATAACCAGTATAACCAGTGTATCCAGTATATCCAGTATAACCACTATATCCTGTAAAACCTGTGTATCCTGTGTATCCTGTAAAACCAGTGTATCCAGTATAACCAGTGTATCCAGTATATCCAGTGTATCCAGTGTATCCAGTATAACCAGTGTATCCAGTGTATCCAGTATAACCAGTATATCCAGTGTAACCAGAATAACCAGTGTATCCAGTATAACCACTAAATCCAGTATAACCGGTATATCCAGTATATCCAGTATATCCAGTATATCCAGTATATCCAGTGTAACCAGTTGAACCAGTATATCCAGTATATCCAGTATAACCAGTGTAACCAGTATATCCAGTATAACCTGTATAACCAGTATAACCTGTGTAACCAGTATAACCGGTGTAACCAGTATAACCGGTGTAACCAGTGTAGCCTGTAAAACCAGTGTATCCTGTGTAACCAGTGCTTCCAGTTATATCTAAACCTCTTGGACCAGTGTATCCAGTATAACCAGTAAAACCAGTATATCCAGTGTATCCAGTGTATCCAGTGAATCCAGTATAACCAGTGTAACCAGTATATCCTGAACTACCAGTATAACCTGTGTAACCAGTAAAACCAGTATAACCAGTGTATCCAGTGTATCCTGTATAACCTGTGTATCCTGTAGAACCTGTATATCCAGTATATCCAGTATAACCTGTATGACCTGTATAACCTGTGTATCCTGTATACCCAGTATATCCTGTATAACCCGTATAACCTGTATAACCTGTGTATCCAGTATAACCTGTGTAACCAGTGTAACCAGTATAACCAGTATAACCTGTATGACCTGTATGACCTGTATATCCAGTATAACCAGAATAACCAGTATATCCACTATATCCAGTATAACCAGTATATCCAGAATAGCCTGTGTAACCAGTGTATCCAGTATACCCAGTGTATCCTGTAGTTCCAGTATATCCAGTATAACCAGTAAATCCAGTGTATCCTGTATATCCCGTGTAACCAGTATAACCAGTGTAACCAGTATAACCAGTATAACCAGTATAACCAGTATAACCTGTATAACCTGTATAACCTGTATAACCAGTGTATCCAGTATAACCGGAATAACCTGAATAACCAGTATATCCTGTATAACCAGTGTAACCACTATATCCAGTGTAACCTGTATAACCCGTATAACCTGTATTACCAGTATAACCAGTGTAACCTGTATATCCTGTATAACCTGTATAACCTGTATAACCTGTATAACCTGTATAACCTGTATAACCTGTATATCCAGTATATCCAGTGTAACCTGTAACTCCGAATCCAGTAGGACCAGTCACTCCAGTATAACCAGTATAACCAGTATAACCAGTGATCGATGTCCCAGTTGAACCAGTCGGACCAGTTGGACCAACGAATTGTCCAATATTAACCCAATTATTTGGAGTAGAAGATAAAATCCATAATTCAGTATCAATGACATATGCATCTCCGACAGCACGATTGGAAGGTAATAAATTAGAAGTTGCTAATGTTCCAATAATTCGAATAGTCCCCGGAATCACTCCACCTATTGTTGAACCATAAGGTAATTGAACAGAATTATTTTGAAAAGTTATTGTAGCAGTTCCAACATTTAAAGATGTTGTGGTATAAATTGATCGGAATCTTAAAGTTGTACTTCCAAGTGTAATTAATCCACCTGTAGCAGGAGTAATGTTCGCAAATATTGTTCCACTAAAACTACCTGTAGGACCTGTAGGACCCGTTCCTCCTCCCATTGGACCAGTAGGTCCCATCGGACCTGTTCTACCAGTTGCACCTGTAGGACCTGTAGGACCAGTCGCACCTCCTGTTGGTCCTGTATACCCTGTATAACCAGTATATCCTGTATATCCTGTATACCCTGTTGCACCAGTATAACCAGTATAACCTGTATAACCTGATGAACCAGTATAACCTGTATACCCTGTGTAACCTGTATAACCTGTATAACCAGTGTATCCACTATAACCAGTATAACCCGTGTATCCTGTGTAACCAGTGTATCCAGAATATCCACTATAACCTGTATAACCAGTATATCCAGAATAACCAGTGTATCCAGTATACCCAGTATAACCTGAATAACCAGTATAACCACTGTAACCAGTATAACCAGTATAGCCAGTATAACCAGTATAACCTGAATAACCTGTATAACCTGTATAACCTGTATAACCAGTATAACCAGTATAACCAGTGTATCCAGTATAACCAGTATAGCCAGTGTATCCAGTATAACCTGTATATCCTGAGTATCCAGTATATCCAGTGTAACCTGTATAACCTGTATAACCTGTGTATCCAGTATAACCAGTGTATCCACTATAACCTGTATAACCAGTATATCCAGTGTAACCTGTATATCCAGTATATCCAGTGTAACCAGAATATCCAGTATAACCAGAATATCCAGTATAACCAGTATAACCAGTGTAACCAGAATAACCAGTATAACCAGTGTAACCAGAATAACCAGTATATCCAGTATAACCAGTGTATCCAGTATAACCTGTATATCCTGAGTAACCAGTATAACCCGTATAACCTGTATAACCTGTATAACCTGTATAACCTGTATATCCTGTATATCCTGTATATCCAGTATAACCAGTGTATCCAGTATAACCAGTATAACCAGTGTATCCAGTATAACCAGTATAACCAGTATAACCAGTGGGTCCAACAACATTAGTATAACACAATTCATGCGAAACTGTATCCCACGCAACAACTCTTAAATCGTTTGAATAAAATTCTTTGAAAAGTAATGTATTAATATACATTGAATTTATCAAATTAAAATTCAATCTTTGTTGAACATTGGAAATAATAATTGCTCTTGAACCATTAAAATATGGATTATTATAAGCAATTAATTCTTGTAATCCCCATTTCCAGCACATTTCTGCTTCAATTTGCTGTCTTTCCAATTTTGTTACAGAACGATTCACAATAATTAATTCAGCAATACAAGAAGCAATAGCAAAATCTGAATTACCATTGTAAGAATTGATGAATAAATTGGAAATATAAGGATCACCATAATCTGTTGTGTATCCCATTGTATCAACTCCATACGTATTTATTCCGTTGATATAACTTGTTATCAAATCAGCATTATCAGGATCGATAGATATAAATTCAAATAAAGTCCAAATATTTTCAGTAGTAGATTGAAATCCTTGTCTATATCGTGAAACTAAAGTATCAAATTTATTTATTTGGTTCACACTGTAATTATTTAATAAACTTGGATAATAACTTGATAGACAATAAAAATTATCACTTGAATTTATACTTTGAGCCTGAATCATTGGACTCGAAACATTCTGTTTTATTGGATAAAATAATAAAAATACAGAAAAACCTTGTTTATTAACTGGAAATGATGGCACTATACTCTTTTGCCCTTTGATATATGATAATACACCTTTATTATTTATTGCATCTTTTACAAATAAAGGACTCGCACCCAATGAAGGAGATGTAGCAATATGTCCATTTACTTTACTTTGCCAACTTAAAACTGATTCTCCTGTTTCATAGGATGAAGATAAATCATTTGCATCTAACCATAATTCTAAATCTGGTATTTGAGAAATAAAATCAAATTCACCTTCGATTGTAAAATCACCTAAATTGATTGTTCCTGTGTTGGAAAAAGAAGGTCCTGTAACTCCGAGAGGTCCAGTATGTCCACGTGGTCCAGTATTACCGCGTGGTCCAGTGTAACCAGTATATCCTGTATAACCTGTATAACCTGTATAACCTGTATAACCTGTATAACCAACATCTCCTTGAGGTCCTTGTATTTGCCCAACATTTACCCATGTATTTAATGTATTAAATACCCATAAATTTTGATTAATGATATAGCCATCTCCTATGGTTGCACTTGGTGGTAATTCACTTTGATTATTCTTTTTACCAATTATTCGTATCGTATTCATTGAAATTCCTCCTATCATTGTTCCTGCTGGTAAATCAATGACGTTATTACTATTACATTGAATAGGTTTATTATTAATGTAAATCGTATTCGTATATATATCACTAAATAATGCATCTGCATTTCCAAGATTATAAACATTATTTTGTGACGGAATAATATTTTGTAATAAAATTCCATCACTTGTTAAAACACCAATATTAGCAACTGGACCAGTTGGACCAGTTAAAGATGGAATATTACTAATCACATCATAAACTAATTTTTCAACAACTGATGAAGTTACCGTATTATTAATTTTAAAACTCATTTTACTATAACGTAATTTTTTCAAAAATTCATAAATTTTTAGACTGTATTTTATATTTTTGACATAAATATAAAATACAACATTATCCTACTATTTCTTCATAGGCATTCATCCACGAAAATGATTTATTTTGTTTATTTTTAAACATTAACATTTCCATTTTATTTTTATATTCAAGATGATGCTGTTTATAATATTCTTTTCCAAATGAATACAAGAAATTTGTAACTTTAATTATTACTACAAGTTGTTCAATATTCATTTTTATTTTTCCAATAATAAAATTTTTACATAATTTTGATTTTGGTCTCGGTTTTATTTCATATTTTTTCAAAGTGTTTTCTAAAAATGTTTTCTTTTCCTTTTTTGTCATACGTTTATACGAAAATTTCTTATTATAATTGTTTTTCCACTTGATGAATTGATTAATTTGTTGTTTGTAAATAAAAAAATTCGTTATTCCTTGATGTTTTATTGACAACAAAGAGAAAATTTGGGTTATTGAATAGATTTTATACATTCCATCCAATGTGTTCGGTAAATGTTTTATTTCTCTTTTCGTTAACATGAAAAAATTATAAATATCCTGTAAATATAATGAATGTGAACACCAATTAAATTGTTGGTAATAATAACAATTATAACATATTTTTCCATGTTCCAACATGTATGCAATTCTATGATGACAATTTAAATCAATATTTGGGAAAGATATATTTAATTGTTCAAACATAGGAAAATCTCGATTTAGTATTTTTAACCACAATGATTCATTATATAACTTATTTGTATATTTTTCCATAAATTCTTTTGATGTATACAAAAATTGATATATTTCATAAGTAGTCATGAAAGATAATATGATAGGTATCACATCTTCAATATACAAAAAAGAATGATGAAGCATTTTATTTGATTGTGGTTGATATTAAACCAGTTTGTCAACTTTGTCAACTTTTTATATGTTTGATATAAAATAATATGGAATCACCACCTCCTTTAACAATTGGACGATATAATCATGATGGCGAATGTACACCTTGTTATTCTACCTGCCAAGATTGTTTTCGATATCATTGTGGTAATTGTGGATATGGATTAAGCAGTTATTTAGCCACTTGTAAAAACAAGAATTGTCGATATTTAGGTATGTTACATCATTCTATTTTATATAATAGAAACTAAGACTTTATTTAGTTAACATAGAGGGTATTCCTAAACTTATTCTTGTTCATGAATTATGGAAGAATCAAAAACCAGCTTCATTTTATACTCGTAGTAATATCGAATCACCACCTTTTCGACAAGAAGAAGTCCATTATGACAAATATATGGATTATGTTTGTGGGAGAGCAATAAAAACAAATATTAGCGGTCGTGTTTGTGATCCTCGAGCATATGATAGAGATGCAGGATACGGGACATTTTCAAAAATAGTTCTTGCTCTGAAAAAGAAATATTTATAAATTTTTATTGTTCATAACATTTAGTGTAATCATTTCAACTTTTTTTCTTGATTCATCGATATAAATTTTATCTTGTTTGCTCCACCATTCAACTAAATTAATACCAACATACCATTCACATCCATGTAAATAGGCGGAACTAAATTTTTTATATAATTCTTCATAAAATGGTTGTAATTTCGTTAAAAAAGTAGTAATTTCTTCATTCATTTTGTTTTTTCACAAAAGATTTTTTAAATTGTAAAAAAAAAATATTGTAATATATAAAATGTCAGAATTGATAAAAAATATTATGAACGATCCAAAAAAATGGGTTCTTGAAAATAAGGCTATGGTTGCTATTGTAGTTGGATGCGTCATTGCATTTATTGTTCTTTTAGTTGTACTTTTCACACCATCTGTACCAAAGTTTAAAACTGTTAAATTATCTTTCCCAAGTGATTATGGTCAATGCTTACACATTGCTGAAATCGAAATAAAGGACAAAGATAACAATAAAATTGTTCTTGCTGATAGTATGATTAAAATGTCATCTGTGTATACAGGAGATGGTATTGATATGTCTTCAAAGAAAATGATTGATAACGATAACAATACAATCGCTCATACACAATGTGGTAAAGGCGAAAGTATTACTATTACTTTCCCAACAAGTCAATCTATTTCTGAAATCAAAATCGTAAATAGACAAAACGCAAACTCAGTCAGAATTGTCAATTCAACTTTATCTTTACAAGAAGAAGGAAAAACTCCTATCGAATTTAAAATTGTAAGAGATCAACCAGTTTATATATTCAAGCACAAAGATAATGTCTTGAGTTTACAAGCCTAATTACATTTTATATTTTTCACTAAATATAAAATTACAAAACATCTTTCAAATCATCAATTTGAATAATATCATAATCAAATATGATTTCATCGAATTTATTTTGATTTGTTAATAGCGGAATATTGCAAACATACAAAATGTAATCTTTTGCATTAGTAGTGTAAATGGTTTCTAAATCCATATTAATAACACAATCTTTTCCGATCAAGTATATGATATTGAATCTTTCTAACGTCAACAGATACTTTTTGTATTGGTCTTCATTAAAATCTTTTATACCCAATTTGCATTCAAATATAGTATTTGAGGAAATATGAATAAAATCAAAAATACAATTGTCATATTTAAATTGAGTTCCTAATTTGTCTTTGTATTTTTCTTTCAAAATCGATTCCCAGAATTCTTCTTGTTCAATCGAACGTTCTTTCGCAATAGTGAATGACTTACAACCTTTATATACAATTCCACCAAATGTTTTGATTTCTTCGACAATCTGAGTAATATTTGGTAAATCATAAGCATTTATGAAAAATTTGAAATCTTCTCTCTTTAATTCTGTTTCCTTTTCAAATTTTTGCAACCATTTCGAAGGGGCTGTTATATCATAAACATTTTCATCTGAACCTGCGATTCTTCGTTTTATTCGAATTTTGATATCTTCGATTACATTCAAATAAAAAGTATAACATTTTTGTTCTTCAGATGTTAATTCAATTTTTAATTCATCCAAAGGAACTAAATTGAAATACTTGAATTCTGTGATAAAATCTGTTATTTCATCGTTGTTTTTGAATTCTTTATAGAAATAAATTGTTGGATCGTAATTTTTAATTTTATTAAACAAATATTCATAACTTTCTTTGAACCAATCTTGTGTTAATAACCATGCACAATATTTTCGATCTTTCAAAATGTCTTTTAATTCTTTATTCCTATATTTACCAATTGTAATTGAATTTTCATTTAAAAATTTATTATTCATTTTATCATTCTGTATGATAACTTTAATTTGATTAAAATGATTTCTTTTAAATTTGTTGATATTGTTTTCAATATTTTTCAAAAATAAAGGATTCCATTTACCCAATTATATTTTTTAAATTTTCATAAATTTAGAAAATCAGATTGAACGAATCAAGAAATATTCACAGTTTCATAAGTTTCTTTTAACATATTATCGATACATTCGAATGGATCTACTACCTCAAACAACATTGAAAATGCATTCTGAACGTTTTGCTGATAAACCATTTGCTCTTGCATTAAAATAATAGAATCTTTTGTGTTACTTAAAATAGTTTCAAAAACAATGTTAAATGCAGGACCGATGATCGAACCTATCCCAGGTATTAAAGAAAAAGATGATGTAATTATTGATGAAAATAATGAAGCTTTATTATCCCATATAGAGTTAAACATAGAAACAACATTCTTTCCAATTACTTCATTTATAAATGGTTTCGAAACATTTTTGACTAAATTCATCAAATCTTGAATAGAAGAATTAGGATTTATTGTTGATTCAGGAGAAAATCTTTTAATAATTGACATTAAATGATTTTTCGTTCCAATCCATGATCCAAAAATACCAAGAGATTTTCCACAAGATCTACATAATTGAGTTTTTAATGATTTTAACATAATTAATGAAAAATAAGCAGATTTTGGATTACTCGAAATCCAAGTCCATAATTTAAAACCCTTATCTGCCAAATATGAAAACACACTATAAATACCTTGAATAGTATATTGTCCTGCTGTATATAAAGTTTGTCCAACTTTTTTTGTTAAATCCCATGCTTTTCCTAAATATTTTGTTTTCATAGATTTTTGATCGATTAAATTTCTCAGATATTTACAATCTTCATCTGTTTCTTCCACATCGGGAGAACCCATATAAAATTCATATATTTTTTTGGTTTCACCTCCTAACATTTTTAAAATAGTGGATCCAGCATTACTCATAAAAGTCAAATCTTTCAAATTGTAATGTTGTTTTGTAATATAATTTCTCAATGCTTTATTATCGACCATATTTTGTTTGATAAAAATAATTTTTTCCTCGTCTAACATATCAGTAGTTTCAAGATATCGCCGAATATCAGCACAACTCATAATACCCAATCTTTTCATTAAATCCAAACGTCTTTTTTGAGTTCTTGGGGATAATTTTACTATTGATGTAGGTGATAGTTTTACAAGATCCTCATCAGGTCTTTCAAAAGCACTTGGTTGATCTTCCTCAGCAGGTTGTTCAGATTTTCGAGGACTTTTTCTTAATGACTTTGATGGTTCTGTATCCGAAACACTTTTTATAGGTGTAAGACTTTTGATTCTATTTTTTACTAAACGAGAACTCCTTTTTTTGAGTGGCTTTTTTGAAGTTTGTTTTGTAAATGTGATGGAAGGAAAATTTAAATTACTTAATGGAGATGCTCCATCCAGATATGTTTTTTTACTTCTTTTTTTTGTTCTACGTCGACTTTTTCTCACTTTATAATTCATTTATTAAAATAAAAAAAAAAATTCATAAAATAAATGTTCTATGAAACGAGTAAAAATGAAAAAATCATAAAAGAACAAATATATCGAAAACAAATGGGTGAACCAATATTTGTTAATAACACTGTTTACAGTATAAACAATGATTATGATGTTTTTCCATATACGAGATGGTATAAAGGTGTAGCGAGTTCAGATACTCCAAAAGTTGCAGAGAGAGAAGCAGGGTGGATACCAAAGAAAATTAAACAAAAAACAAAACCGACAAAACCAGAAGAGAGTAAATTGTGTTTTCAAGCACCTTGTAGTGTTGTTTATCCATGTTATGCACAGGATAATTTATATATATCTATCAATAAAGGATGTGTTCAAGATTATCAATAATTTTTTTTATTAAAGTTATATAATAAAAATGTTGTCATATTCAGCAATAACAAATAGAGGAAAAATAACATTACCATCTGTTGATTCATGGGGTACTAATATGTCAATTATGAAGGATCCACCTAAATCGATAACACTTCGAAGAAAAGATAAAGTTGGAGACAATAATGATATAATTCAAATGATTGATGACTCTGATCGATCCAATGATTCAATTATGAGATTTGCACGAGGAGTAAATCCATCTGTTAGTGTATCCTATTCAAATAATGGAGGAAGTTTACAAAATTATGGAAATCAACAAGCGTTTTTACCATATAGTATAAATAAAGATGGTGATTTTCATCCATTCGTGCATGCACCTCAAGATTTATTACCATTATCAAGATTACCTCGTAATACAGTAAAAGTAATATCAAATCCTGCTTTACCTCATTTTACAAAAGAATTAGATAATTCTCGAAATCAAACAGTTACGAGTACGGTGAAACAAAATATAATTAGTTCTCAAGTGAAAACAGCGAAAGTTTATTCTTTACAAAAACCATTTCAAGAACCTTTCGAGGTTAAATATAATATACAAGATGTTTTGCAAAAATCAGGAAATACTGCAAAAGTCAGTTTTTCAGATCGAACAAATCAAAATGTCATTAAACCAACAAATTCAATCAATGATGATTTGATGCAGAAATCTGCAATATCAAATAAACAAAATATTCAGCAAAAAAATACGAGTGATTTTGATCCATCACGTTTTTTACAAGAAAGCATCACGAATGAAGTTCATAGTAATAAAATGAGTAAAGGAAATAATGAACATTTGATTGATAAATACAACATTAAATTACAAGATACAACGAATATAGATTATCAAAGTGCGAAAAAAGGAAATGAACAAATCAAATATATTCACGAAAACTTTGAGTTGGAGAAAAATTTGCCTTATTATACATCTTCAACAAATAAAACTTCTTTGGGAAATATTCAATACATGAATGAAAATGAACTTGAATTATCTCGTACTTTACCTCAATACGAACAAAGAACAAATACTAAAAGTTTTGGATCAACAAAATATATAAATGAAGAAAAAAAATTGGAAAGAAATGTTCCAATTTATCATTCAAAAACGAATAATCAAGGAACAAAACATACAATTTATATACATAATGACGTAGAACTTGATCGAGTTTTACCAGAACATAGTGCATTTACAAATATTACTAAAAACATTCAAAAAACTTTGGGTCATGAGTATATGAAAGAATATGAAAGAAAAGCCGTGTTAGGAGAACTGCAAACAAATGATAGTAAAAAAGGAGAACATAACATTTCTTCGACAACAGTCAACTTGAATGAAAAAATGCAAATTGGAGAATACAATGGACGAGGAACTATTCCAGTGATTGAACGACTCCAAGGAATGAATTACAATATGAATTCAGATAAATCAAAGTTGATGAAAAATACACATAATACATATAAAGAAAGAGTGTAAAAATTTCTCCAAAAATTACTTTTTAAAAATAGAAATCCTAATTCTAATATAAAAATGATTATCGATGTTTTACAAATTGGTTCTCACATAGGAACTTGTAATGATTTAATTTACAATATCAACTTTCGAAATAATAATATAATTTTAATAGAACCTGTGCCTCATCTTTTTAAAAAATTACAGTCAAATTATGAACATAAAAGTAAAGAAAATAACATTATTTTTTTAAATATTGCAGTTTCAAATAAAGATGGTTTTATAAAGTTATATACACCTTCATTGAATAACAATTTTACTTTATTACCGATCTGGGCAGATCAAATATCTTCAGTAAATGAAAACCATATAAAATCGCATATAAAAAAAGAAATAATGGTCGATGAGATTAATGTTCCGTGTAAAAGATTAAATACAATAATTTCATTTTACAACATAGAACATATAGAATATTTAATTGTAGATACAGAAGGGCATGATTTCGAAATATTGATGGATTTAAATTTCGATGTAGTAAAACCAGTTAATATAATTTTCGAAAATGCACATATTGATGGATTTTTAAGTAAAAATCACAGGTATAATTTATTAATGACACATTTAATTTCTAAAGGATACAAGTTGGTAGAAGAAAATAATGAAGATACTCATCTTCAATTAATCAATTATATTTAGAGAATTTAGAAATACATTATGTAAAAAGTTTTATTTTTTATAAAAAATTATAAAAAATTAAAAAAAAATTTATTTCTTTTGTTTTATTAATGTTAAAATGGATTTGTAAAAACACCCCTCATAATTTCTTTCATCAAAACGTTGCACATGAATTATTTGTTGTTCATTTTCATTTTGTCTAAAAAAAGTTTTTATTCCATGTCCGTTAAACCAATCAATATGATATTTATATCGTTCGAGAACTTCTTTTGCTTTTTCTACTGTAAACGTTTTATTTACTTCATCATCATATGAATAAAATCCCATATTGCAAGGATATCCCATTAAATACATTGTATAAAATAATTCAGGTGAAGATATGTTAAAAAGATTCATAACTCCCGTAATATCAACTTCATTAGGACTTTCCCATTTGAAATTACTGATTAAATTAATCATTAATTCAATGTAATTAGCTTCATCAATTATTTGTGCTTCTTTTTTAATTATTCTTAGATGGGAATCATAACTCATAATTGTTTATTCTTCTTGTCTTGTATTTAGATTTCTTTTTTGTTAAATCTTTCTCTTTTCAACAATAATTAATGAAAAATTATTTTAAATATTAAAATAATTTTAATGCAAATAAGGAACTTTAAGAATTTCAGCAATTTCTTTTGCTATTTTATTAATAGTAAGTTCAGATAATCCAGTTTTTACAGCAAATTCTTTCAAAGTAATTTCCATTCCTTTTGAACAAATCCAAAACCAAATGAGTCCTGCACTTACGGATTGGGGTCGTGATCTATTAATTTTGGAAGATTTGTTTTTTATTTGATTGTAAAGAGCAATAACTTCTTGTTTTTGAGCAGTACTCGCACTAAACTTATCCATAAGATTTTCTACTAAATTAACAGGTGTAATATAAGTTGTATGAATACTTGAATCTTTACTTGTGTGAATATTAACATATTTCAATCCTTTCAATCCTACTTTTTTATTTAAATCGAATAAAGAAATTAAATCCTCATAGGATTGAACTTTTCCCATGATTTTGAAAGTGTGAAAAATACAAGCGAATATTATGGCTTTTCTTGAACTACCACGAAATATTTTACCATTTGATACATGTAAATAGAGTTGATTTGCTGAAGATACAATTTTATCACTAAAACCCATATTTTCAACATCTTTGTATATATTCTTATCTTCTACTTTACGTAATGTAACGCGATTCGGATCTGAACTTTTTTTATTGTCTGATTGACCATAATATCTCCATTCTTTGTCGTGGTAAATACTTTTTTCAAGTTCACTTCCACAATCTAAACATGATACTATTCCTCCTTCATCTGTCAAATTTTGATGTAAACAATCTGGTTTTTCTGGAGTAATTTCCATTTGTGCCACACTATTTAGCATATCTTCGAATAAAGTGAAATCAGACATTTTTAAACTTTAAATTCTTTTTTTTAAAACAAAATCATTTTTTACATTTCATGTATACTTATGTGACAAGTTGAGTTAATTGTGACATTTCCTTTTAAATTTCTTGATATAATTTTGAAACTAAAATTGTCTTGATCTGCTACTATTATTCCGTGGATTATAGTTGATTTTTTTGTGCTTATTACTGGTCCACATAAATCTGCCGTTGAAAGTGTTACTATCTTTTCATTTACTTTATTTACACATTCAAAGGATATATAATTTGTCATTAGATTTGATATGCTTACAGTTGCAATGAAAAAATATGTTCCTTTTTGATTTATTGTGATATGAACACTATCTGTTGAAAAATACTCATCTGTATCCAAATTTTTTGTCCATCCATCAATATAAATCAAATCATCTGTTATATTTTCGATTAATTGATTTGATTTTTTCGTAAATACAGCACTATGTTTTTGTGCTTGAGGTCCAATTGGACCTGTTGGTCCTTGGCATCCTGTATATCCTGTATACCCTGTATATCCCATCATACCCATTGATCCAGTACATCCTGTTGGACCTATTGGTCCTCCTGATGGTCCAGTAGGACCAGTTATACTCAATCCATCTTTGCCAGATTCTCCATTTAATCCATCTTTTCCATTCGCTCCTGTTGGTCCTGTTGCTCCAAAACCACCATTATTCACATTTCCAATATCAGTCTTATATTTTAAACGTCGCTGTATGTTTTGAAAATTAATATCCATTTTATATTATAAAAGGATAATTTTAAATTATTTACTTTCCTTCACATCTGGTAAAATAATTGTTTCCACTTCTCCCATCATTACATCATTTTTACAACATATTCTATAATGTAAATGTCTTGGTAATTGATAATCATTTATTTTATATAATGATGGTAACTCATATTTCAATATTGCTTTTCCATTTTTTACAGTTGTAACTCCTGCGTTTTCATAAGTATATGCTGTCATTGGATCTTTATATATTACTTTTGGATCATTTTTCTGAGCTCCCCAATAAATTACTTTCTTTCCTTCATTTTCTTTTCCTACAAGCAATTCATATTCAAGATTTGCATTCTCTGGAACTTTACTTTCAACAATTACACTTAATGGTAGAACTGTCTCACCTAAAAATGGTAAAAACAAATATCTCTGATTGAGTAATACTAAAACTCCAATCATTGCCAGTGTGTTTAGAATCAACAATGGTTTATTTGTGAATGTAAAAAAGTTGTAAATTATTTGCACGATCAATAACATTGTTATGGATGAAAAAACAGATGCAAAAAGTAAGTGTTTCATTTTTATTTAATACAAAATAATTATAATTTCATTAAATTTAATATAATATTTTGAGGATAAAAATTTGGATCGTCTATATCAATGACATTGTTGTAAAAAAAGTGATGTTGATATTTGAAAGTATTAAAATTTTCTAACTTTTCATAAGGGGTAAACAGTTTTTTCAAATAATAATATAATTGTAATGAAATATTTGATGTTCTTGAAAAGTAAATGCTTGCAAGAAATAAACGTGGATCATGACTTTTGTTTGTACATATTTTTGATTTATAAAAATCACCTGAAACTATGTCAGGTAAATCAATGACACATTTTTTAAATGATAAACACGAAAAACCAAAGTCAATTAGATAAACTCGGTAATTTAAATATAACTCAGTAACTTTTTTACCGTCAATATATATTTGAGTTGTTTCCAAATGATCCAAGTTTTTTAACATGACATTATCATAATGTAAATCTCGATGTGTGAAATTTGTTGTTTGTTGCAAAAAGTATAAAATGTACATTAATGCTAATAAAAAGTCTTTTTCAGCTTTGAAATTTTGATTCAGAAAAATAAATTTCGTTGTTGTATCTAAATATTCCATCATTGTCATTTTTTGTGGTTTTTTCACGAATTTATAAATCTTTGGAATACAATTTGGTATTGGATGTGAGAAACATTTTTTCAATCTTGTTTGTAAACAATAAAGTAAAATATGAATCATATTTTCTTGAATAATGTAATCAATCTTTCGTTTTTCGTATGTTTTTACAATAGCGTGTTGATCTTTTACTTTATAAATTTTTCCATACATACCGCATGTTAATTGATCTTTACATATTTGAATTGGTGTGTTCAGTTTACTTTTGTGAAATAATTTGGTATAATCTGTAAATAATTTGTCGAAAATTTTAACATCAACATTTAAAATACTTAAAATACAATTGTGTATTTCATCGTATATTGTTGGTTTTTTTTGTGTAAATGTTTGTTTTTTAAGTGTTTTCTTTGGTGAATTCGTCTGTTTCTTTGGTGAATTAGTTTTTGGTGTTTGTTTCTTTCGTATTTTTTTATTTGGACTTATTTTCCTCAAAAAACTATCAGAAAATTTAAGAGGACTTGTAAATCTCATTTTATTATTACATTTAAAAAAAAAATTGCTTATATTAAAATGACGATGAGATTTGACGAACCCCTACTTACTGACGATAATACGAAATATGTTCAATTACCTTATAAATTTCCATCTTTACAAAAAGCATACGAGATTCATGAATCTATGTTTTGGTCTTCAAAAGAGATTGATTATAGTGCTGATTTAAATGATTGGGAAACTTTATCGGTTGAGGAAAAATATTTTATTGAACATATTTTAGCTTTTTTTGCAGGTAGTGATGGAATTGTTTTGGAAAACTTGATTTCTAATTTTTGTTGTGAAATTAAAGCTACTGAAGCTCGTAACTTTTATGCTTTTCAAGGAATGATTGAAAATGTGCATGGTATGACTTATTCTTTATTGTTGGATACTTTTGTAAAAGATAAAAAGAGAAAAGATATGCTTTTTAATGCAATTGATACTATTCCTTGTATAACAAAAAAAGCGAATTGGGCTAAAAAGTGGATGGATAGATCCAGATTTTTTGAAGAACGAGTTATCGCATTTGTCATTGTGGAAGGTTTATTTTTCAGTGCTTCTTTTGCATCCATCTTTTGGTTGAAATCGAGAAATAAAATGACTAAAGCATTAGGTAAAAGTAATGAATTAATTAGTAGAGATGAAGGTTTACATACTGATTTTAATATAATGATTTATCATCATTTATTGAATAAAGTTTCACAAGAAAGAGTTGAAGAAATTATAAAAGAAGCTGTTGAAATTGAAATTGAATTTATAACCGAATCGATTAGTTGTAAAATGATTGGAATGAATACAGAATTAATGGTATTATACATCAAATATGTTGCAGATAGATTACTTGTTCAACTTGGTTTTGAGAAAATATACAATACAGAAAATCCTTTTGATTTCATGAAAACTTTTGCATTAGAAGGTAAATCAAACTTTTTTGAAAATAGAGTTACTGAATATCAACATGCCTCATCAGCAAGTGTCTCCGTCGATTCTTGGGATTTTGCTGACAATTTGGTTTTTTAAGAATTTTACCACAAAAAAGAAAAGTAATACAAAATTGCAATATATAGTTTTTACTATTGTGTTTTGTATTCTTGTTGCTATTACTCCTCTTATCGGATGTAATATTTTCGTTGTCCAATCTTTGATGGACATACTGTTCATTATTAATATATTCTCTTTGAAATTTTCCAAATTTAGTTGATTTCTATTCGTTATTTCATTACAGTATAGATTATGAGGATTAAATAATAAAACATTAATTTGTTGTAAAAATAAATCCACTGTTTCGTTTTCAGTTTCATAAATTTTGTATTCAAATTTCTGTTTTTTCATATCTGTATACAAAACTCGTAATTTATTCAAATCGGGATGATATCCACGCAAACTATATTTTTCGTCCAAATCAATCGCTTCCATTACAGCCTCATTTTCCATATAATCTAATATTTCATTCAATTCACCATTGATTCCGATATACTCTTTGAAAGAGGAAATATACTGTGTTATAAAATTATAAATGGTTGCATTTTTCAAAATTTTATTCGATTCTTCTTGAATAAAATTTGATATCAATTGAGGTTCTTTTGTATACTTTAATGCTTCGATGATTGTGCATTGATCATTGTTGATATCCATTACATTTTTAATCAATATTGTCATTTCATTATTGAATCGGAGATAACTATTGGAAATAAATCCTTGATTTACAATTTCAATGTCTTTTATCAATAAATTTGATTCGTGTTTTATAATTGAATAATAGAGTGTCAAAATACTAAACTTTACAAAAAAGAATTTGAAAAAAGTGCAATAATTAATTATTTTAATGTTTGGATTGTCAATTAAACTATTTTTTTTTATAAAATCTTCTTCTGTAATTATCATTTCTTCATTATCTTTTTTGACTGCAGAACAGTCGGTTGTTTGAATAGAATTGTCATTTAACATAATTGAATTTAAATTTAAAGTATATACAAAAATTCATTTTTACAGTATTAATTCACAATAATGTTGTAAGTTCAATTGGAATGGATTATATGTAACGATAAATCTTGCTCGAAAATCCATTCCTATACGCATTAAACGTCCTGCAATTTGTTCAATTATTATCGATTCATCATTAAACGAAATGATGGCATCCACATTTTTGAAATCTACACCAAATGATGCTTGATTAATTGGCATTACCAACAAAAAATAATCTTCGATTGAACAATTTTGTAATTGAACTAAAACATTTTCTTTTCTTCTCCCGTCAAAAACATGATATTCTTTGAAGGGTGTGTATTTCACATATTTCAAAACTTCATCAATATTTTCTGAAAGTAAAACAATATGACGATAATTTCCTAAAGCAAATATTTGCAAATTCAAAAATAATACTACTTCCAATGGAAAACCATTGATCATTGATATTTTTTCTTTTATGAATTTGATATTTTTTTCAATTATCAAATTCCGATTTTCTCTTTCATTTAAAGCAAAAAAGGATGATGATTCGACATTTCGTAAATCACGACTAAATTCATAATAGAATTTCAAATCTTCATCTGTTAATTCTTCATCTTCAGCAATTATTCTTTCATTTGGAACAATCATGTCCTTTATTCCCAAAATTTCTTCGAATACTTTTAGATAATTTTCTGTTGGAGAATCACAACATATACAATGATGTAAATTAACATCTTCTTTACAACAATGATGACAATATCCAATAGAATAACATCTTTTACAAATAAAAAATTTATCCAAAGTTGAATTATCCATTTTTTGCATCTTTTTGCATTTTCCACAGTAAAAACTAAAATCAAAATTATAATTATTAGAACATTTTAGTTCCAAAAATTTCGAATCATTTTGTAATGTTTCATTAATCAATTCATGTAATCGTTGTCTATTTGCATATTGAATAATCTCTTGTTTATCATATAATTGTTTTGGCATTCTCGGTTCATTGTTTACATATTTAATTTGTCTAATTTTCTTGTTTTTGTAAATAATTATGCTTTTTGGCATATGTCCTTTCGTTGATGCTTCATAACAAGCTAATTGTTGTAATTGTCGTGACAAAACTGAACAATTCATTATTTGAGCCAATGTATCCCTTTGTTGAAAATAATTATTTGATTTATCAAATGGAACATTATTTCTTATAATCTTTGCAAAGGAAGTATCTTTTTTTACTACTTTTTGTATCGTTGAACACAAATGTATCATTATTGGAGCTTTTATTTTCGTATACTTTTCACGACTTTTACTTTCGTGACTTTCATCATTTATAAAAACTGTTGGACATTTTATTTTTTCATTTATAGTTGGCACTTCAACAAGGATTTTTCTTTTTTTATTTCTATTTTCGATTGTTTCTGTTTTATATTTATATTCATGATTCGTTTCAGATTCAAGAAAATTTAAAACATTTGTATCTTTTGTTAAAACAAAAGTCAAAGTTAAATTTTCCTTGTCATAAGTAGGAACTTTTGATAGAGATAATGTCAATGATGATTCAACACTTTTGGGATAAATTTCAATATTTATCGAACGATTCGAAATCTTTTTTGCATATTCTTTCATATTTTCAATTTCACTGATTAAAACATCATACCATTGAAGAAACAAACTATCATTTGGGACATTGATAATTGTTACTGGTAATAATTCTTTTCTTGTTTGAAAAGATGATTCAAATATAACTCCTTTTGTTGCATTGCTATGATCATTATACCATTGTGATACATTTTCAGGTAATAATGATTCTTTTATAAATAATTCATCACACATTGCCTGAATAGCTGTATAAAGGCTGGTCAAAGTTTTACCAACTCCTGTCGTCATGTTTAAAACAATATGACGAAATCGAAGTTTTTGTTTTTCAGGATACATTACAAAATCTGCCAATGATGGCAATAAATTCATATATTGAGATGAATGATTATCAACATTTTGTAGAATTCTATCTTTCATATTGCAATGCAATCCTATATTTGGACATATTGTTCCATATACTATTTGATAAATACATATCATTTGGTAGAACATTAATTTTCTTTTTCCTATTTTTCTGGGTATCGTCGTGATTATTTTTTTCAAATCGATATCACCCATATAATACTTGAATAAATCATCATTTTTTTCAAATTTGCTTGCTGGTTTGATTGTAAAAGTATTACTATCGTAATTTGAATTTACAACTGCTTTTATAAAATCCATTGAACAAAATTCTGAACACTGATTGACATTGTTGCAAACAGATGCAATTGTTTTAACATCAAATTCATTGTTATTAATTAAATCACTACATTCACAAAATTCTTGTAGCAATTGTGATATATAATGGAACGTTTCAATTTGTTCTTCATCCATTTTTTTAGTTTTTTACTATGCTTGATAATAAGTTGACAATTGTCAACTAACAAAATATAGTATACAAAAAAATTACCAAATGGAATTAGATGAATTTATTTTCCAAGTTAAACAAAATACTGATTGGAAAAGTGAAAGTAGAATCATTGGTGAAGCATGCGAGGATTTTGTAAAAAACAAAATAAAATGTATAAGATGTGATGATTATGCAAATTTTGAAAAATGTAAAACAAATGAAAAATCAATCGATTTAATTTGTATAAATTGTAATCAAAAATATCAAATCAAAGCAAAAAATGTCACACAGAGACAAGTAGATAATATTCTATTCAAAAAACAATTCAAGACTATTGGTGGTGAATATTCAACAACATTGAATAATATCACTGAAAAAATAGATTATCTAATTGTTTTGTATGAAAAACATTGTTATAATATATTGAGTATTTTATACATCAAAAACGAAAATGTAAATTCTGATTGTATTATTCCGCGTAAACCATTATCTGCAACCGCTAAAAGAGCAGGATGGCAAGGATGTAGTATCGTATTTGATCATGTACAAAATATAAAAATTGGATAAGTAAAAAAAAATTATTTTATATAATAAAATGAGTTTTGTATTCATCGGAACAGATAATACAATATATACAAAAACACAACTTAGTGATGAACCCAAAAAAATTGAAGATGGAGGAAAATATATTCAAATTTTACAATTACAAGATTTTACTTTTCTCACGGTAGGCACGAATAATTTACTATACTTAAAAACAGATATTAATTCACCTCCTTCTCCTGTAGCAAATAGTGGAGCATTTTTAACAATCTCGCAATTGAAAGATGGTAGTTTTGTCGGTGTAGGAACTAATAAAACTATTTATACAAAAGCAAAACTTGATTCAGTACCCATTGCTGTACCTGCTGATAAAGGTGCTTGTTGCTTTTTGAATATTATAGAACTACAAAATGGTAGTTTTGTTGCTCTTGGAACAGGTAATAGTATGTATAAAAAAGATAAAATTGATTCAAAAGAAGTTCAGGCAGGACAAGGGAATTTCATCGATTATATTGAATTAGATGATAAAACGTTTGCATTAATTGGCACAGGTTCTCAACTTTATACAAAAGCAAAATTAGAAGATATGTATACTGAAGTTAGCGATGGCGGAGGAAGATATAAAAGAATTATTCAGTTACAAGATAAAACTTTTGTCTGTATTGGAACAGATAACCAAATTTATACAAAGAAAACTATCAGTGCCGTTCCTGTAAAAGTTGGTGCGGGTATGTTTATGAACTTAATCCAATTGAAATCTAAATCATCTGGTGCTTCAATGGTTTTATATATTTTGATTGTAATTTTTGTAATCATTGCACTATTATTGTTATTTAGACGCCAGATTTTCAATCCAAATATGAATGAGTTTATAGAGTCAATTTTGAAATTAGTTCAACTTGCTTAAAAATATTAAATTATTTGAACGGATTTAAGAGAATACTTTGCACAATTCCTCCCGCAATACTTGCGAACAATATTAAACTTACATAAAATACTGTATTTTCTTTAACAAAAAAACAGACTAAAATTGCCATAATACTTAAAAAGATTTCATATTCATTACTCCACCATTGACATTTACTTTTTTTCGATGATAAATGTATTATCGTTATCAAATACATGATAATCAATAATATTCTTAAAATGATTTGGAAATTTGTATTTTGTATTTGGGAAAGACTTAATAAGACGATTAATAAAAGCAATCTTATCGGAATACATATATAATTGAATAATTGTTGTCTGTCTTTACCAAGTTGTTTTGAATTTTTATCCAATAAATTTGTCTTAAATAAAATATTTTCATATTCATTATTGATATTAATTGTACACATTTTTTATTATTCAATATAATAAAAAATTCTTTGAAGTGTGATATTATTATTTTTTATTTTAATTTTTCTTTTGTATATAAAAAGCATGGAAGAAGGAAAATCGACAGAAAACGCAAATAAACAACTTGAAGAATACATAAACATGATGAAAGATGATATAAAGAAAATCGAAGAACAATTCAAGAAATCATACGAAGAGAAGAATTATTATACTTTAACATCTTTACATCAAATATTATTTAATAAAGAAGTAAAAACAGACCCAGAACGTGAAAACAATCAAGATGAATTTCAAAAGTCATATGAATTGTTGCAAAAATTTGTGTATAATACATACCATACAAACTTGCCACCAATTGAATTTGGTAAAGAAATTGTATACCAAACGAGAGAAGAAATAAATGAACAACTAAAATCACTACAAGTTGAAGAAATTGAAAATTATTTTGAAGAAGTAAAGAAGGATCCAAGAGTAAAAGTGATTGATGAAGAAGGAGTATTAATTGACAAGATTGATGCAGAAGGAGATACACAAATGTTGGACGGAAAAATTAAAAAAGGATTAAAAAAGAAGAGTGTGAAAAAAAGTAAAAAGAAGAGTGTAAAAAGAAGTAAAAAAAAGAGTGTAAAAAAAAGTAAGAAGAAGAGTAAAAGAGGTGGGAAATCACGAGGCAAAAATTTGAAATAACTCATTAATTTTTTTGACAGTCACAAAGTCTCTGAATTGTTTATTAACATCATTTTTTAATGCATCAATGTCATCTTGATGAAAAGTAGAAGAAAGATGAATACCAGAAACAACAATTTTATAATTATTTTTCAAAACGTGACCAGAGAGCCAAACATCATCACAAAAATATACTTCTTCACAAGGGAAATCGAAAACATCAGGGGTAAAGAATTTTTTTTTCAAACAAACGCCACCGAAACCTTCAAAAATATCGATATATCCTTCGTTGAAGCCTCTAAATCCAACGGGAGAAAGATTTTGACTATTTTGGTAAATTTCCCAATTTTTATTGACACAATAAGAGAAATGAGTGATGCCAAACATACAGGAAGCGACATCACCACCGAATCGAGTTTGTAAGTCTAATAAAGTTTCAGCTAATTTTGGATTTTGAATACAATCATCGTCAACAATAATAATAGGAGCATCATTGTCAATGTGATTTAAATTTAACATTGGAATAAATTTGGTATTTGAGCCGAAATCTTCACATCGATTAATAAAAACATTATCAAATTGAGGGAAAGAAGGAGGAGTAAATGAAGAACCGAATCTCCTATATGTGAAAGGAATATGAATAAAGATTCCTTCTGGAGGAATAGATTGATTAAGTAAACTGATAATAACATCATTTAACTTTTCAAAACGAGACGGTATACTGGTGAAACTAAAATAATATTTCATTTAAGTTGAAATATTATTTGTTTAAATAATTTCATAAATCATTTATTTCTTCTGTTTCAATATTTTTAATGGCTTTTGCTATCCATGGGTATTTAATTTTTTGGTTTTTGAACTCCTTGATATATGTTTGTATATATGATTTTTCATAGGCTTCTTTTTCTTTATCATAAGGAACATCAATAATTTCTGGAACAGATAGGTTTATTAATTGTATTGTCGCAAAATCAAAAAATAAATGTTTTAATACATTAATAATATCTTTATTCTCCAATTCAATATTTGGGATAGATATTGTTAGTTTTTTATCTTTGAAATATTCTTTTAATAAATCTTGATCAATTTTTTTTGCTAAATCTAAATTTCCTTCTGAAAGTAAAATTAGAAAATCTTTATAAGTATGTTTATAATTATTTTTTTTAAATTCTTCTAATAATTCTTTTTTATCATTTGATAGATTTGAATTAACTCTATGTAAAATATTATTTCTTATACTGTTCCAATCTTCTGGTTTTATTGTTGGTGGAGGAGTTTTTATCACTGTTGGAGATGTTTCTCTATTTAATTCTTTTTCTGGTATTCTATTATCCGATTTTTTTAGGTTTATTGTTTGCATTCTTTTTTTTCTATCATCTCTACTTATGTTTAATATTGGGGATCTTTCGTTACTTCGTTTTTTTTGTTTTGCTAATTTTTTGTCTAATTTCTCTTTTGATCTTATTTTTATTAATTGAGTTTTAATTTTATCTTTTTCTTCAATAGGTTTGAAAGATTGAATTTGAACAGGTAATTTGTTTGTTGAAATAGATGGTTTGAGAGTTTGAATTTGAACACGTAACTTGTTTGACGGAACAGATGGTTTGAGAGTTTGAATTTGAACAGGTAAGTTGTTTGACGGAACAGATGGTTTGAGAGTTTGAATTTGAACAGGTAATTTGTTTGACGGAACTGATGGTTTGAGAGTTTGAATTTGAACAGGTAATTTGTTTGACGGAACTGATGGTTTTAGCTGTTGAATTTGAATAGATAAGTTATTTGACGAAACAGATGGTTTGAGAGTTTGAATTTGAACAGGTAAGTTATTTGACGGAACAGATGGTTTGAGAGTTTGAATTTGAACAGGTAAGTTATTTGACGGAACAGATGGTTTGAGAGTTTGAATTTGAACAAGTAAGTTGTTTGACGGAACAGATGGTTTGAGAGGTTGAATTTGAACAGGTAAGTTGTTTGACGGAACTGATGGTTTCAGCGTTTGAATTTGAATCGTTAACTTATTTGATGGAAATGTTGATTGAATTTGAACTGGTAATAAGTTGTTTGATGTTTGAAGTGATTGAATTTGAACAGGTAATTTGTTAGACGGTATAGATGGTTTGAGAGGTTGAATTTCAACAGATAATTTCTTAGATGGAATAGATGGTTTGAGAGGTTGAATTTCAACAGATAATTTCTTAGATGGAATAGATGGTTTGAGAGGTTGAATTTGAACAGGTAAGTTGTTTGACGGAACAGATGGTTTGAGAGGTTGAATTTGAATTGGTAAGTTGTTTGAAGGAAATGTTTGAAATGTTTGAAGTGATTGAATTTGAACAGGTAAGTTGTTTGATGGAACAGATAGTTTGAGAGTTTGAATTTGAACAGGTAAGTTATTTGACGGAACAGATGGTTTGAGAGTTTGAATTTGAACAGGTAAGTTGTTTGACGGAACAGATGGTTTGAGAGTTTGAATTTGAACAGGTAATTTGTTTGACGGAACTGATGGTTTGAGAAGTTGAATTTGAACAGGTAATTTACTTGACTGAATAGATGGTTTGATAGGTTGAATTGATAATTTGCTTGACGAAATAGATGGTTGAATTTCAACAGGTTTTGATAGAAAAGATGGTTTGGACTTCATTTTAACAGGTAATGTTTGTTGAATCAAATTTTCATCGTCAGAATCAGAATCATCATCAAATATTTCTTTTTTTTTCTTTTTCATTTATTTTACATAATTTTTTTTTTCTAATTCGAAATGTTCAACAATAATGAGAAACGATGTTTCATTCTTTTAATTAAAATAAGTAAAACTAATTTGTCGTTTGCGATATCACAAGATCTAAATTTATGAAACCATAAATTTTTATGATTTTTAACTTTGTGCATAATTTTATTCAATAAGGAATCTAATTCAGACAATGTTTCTTGTAAATTATTAATGGCAATTTTCATAGCACTTCCTTGAATTTTTTTTTCATCAATAAATGATTTAATAATACCGATATCTGCTAATACATCACTATCTTCAAGTATTTCATAAAGTTCTGAATCAACTTTAGCAATGAGTTTTAAATACTGAACGGAAGAAATAATGTTATTAGAAATACTAAAAATGCTTCTCAAAATAATTTCAGGATAACAAATCTGGGATGCAATGATAGATAACATTTTTATTTTAACAAAAAATAAAAATAACAACTTAAGTTTAGTCTTATTTCTTTTTTAACGATAAATAAGGTGGATAACCGACTAATATGTTCTCCTCTTTACTTGGTTCAACTTCAAATAATTCACGTTGTCCATATACATTCCAGAAAAATTTAGATGTTTCTTTACCGTAAACAATAAATTGTCCGTTGTGATCTAATTCACTACAAGATAAAGAATTACAATTATTTCCAATTGCAGTTAATTGAACAGACCAATTCGTGCCAATCTTGACAGCGTATTGAGGAATTTGAATACAAACTTGATTATAACCTTGTTGAATTTCTGCTTTTCCTCTATACAACAATCCTGTATCTGGTCCTTCAACACAAGAATGCACTAAATATTTACTTTCATCTGTTGGATGATTAATAACAAATGTTTTTGTGGTATTGTATGCAATTTCAGCAGTTGTTGTATTATAAACCAAAACATTGGATGTATTTGTACTTACACTAATAGGTTTTACATAAAATTTATTTGTAGCATCAGAATTCAATACAGTCGAACTTGCATTTAAAATAATTGAATTTGAATGTTGATTTGTTTGCCCAGCATTTTGTCCAATAGCAATACTATATTGTCCTTGTCCAGTTAAACCAGCTTGATATCCAATAGCAATAGCACTTGTTCCTTGTCCAGTGAAACCAGCTTGATATCCAATAGCAATAGCACCTGTTCCTTGTATCCCATTCCCAGCTTGATATCCAATAGCAATACCATTTTGTCCTTGTAAAGCAAAACCAGCTTGATATCCAATCGCAATCGATTGTGTTGCTTGACCAGAATAACCAGCAAAATATCCGATTGCAGTTGACCCAAATTTTTGATAGAACCCTCCAGCATTAAATCCAATAGCAATTGATTGACTTCCTTGATTTGATTGTCCGGACGCATATCCAAGTGCAATTGCACTATCACCTTGATTATTTCGTCCAGCATAACTCCCCAAAGCAATAGCATTGACTTGTTGTCCATATTGACCAGCAGATACTCCTATAGCCATATTACCTTGTTGAGTGTTTTGTCCAGCATTTTGTCCAATAGCAATCGAACTAAGTGCTTGAGCCGTGTAACCAGCTGTATTTCCTATAGCAATCGCATTATCTTGTTGATAATACGCTCCAGCATTTGTTCCAATACCAATTGCACTTAATCCTTGTCCAGTATATCCTGCACTAAATCCAAGAGCAACAGCCATTGTTCCTTGTAGTTTTGTTCCTGCATAGGCTCCAATAGCTATAGCATTTTGCCATTGTCCACTATAACCAGCTTGATATCCAATAGCAATACATTGTGTCATTTGACTAATCACACCAGCTTGACATCCAATAGCAATTGATTGGAGACGCTGACTCTGTAATCCAGCTTGAAAACCAAGAGCAATTGATTGTAATGCTTGATTATAATTTCCTGCACTACACCCTATAGCGATTGATTGAGTTGCGTTATAACCAAGACTTTGAGCTTGATAACCAATTGCAATGGATTGAAAAGATTGTCCTGTTTTTCCTGCTTCAAACCCAATAGCGATAGATTGTGCAAGTTGATTTGTGTATCCAGCCAAGTATCCAAGGGCGATAGATTGTAATCCTTGATTTGCCTGTCCACTTTGATATCCAATAGCAACAGCTCCAGTGCCTTGACTGGCGTAACCTGCTTGAAAACCTACGGCAACAGCTTGTATTAATTGATTGGTGTAACCTGCTTGATTCCCAATTGCGATTGATTGTGTTCCTTGTAAAAAAACTCCAGATTGATAACCTATTGCTACAGTGTATTGTTGTTGCCCAGTATTTCCAGCCATATATCCTACAGCTATGTTTCCAATTGAATTAATATTTGACCCAGCCTGTGCCATGGAACCAATAGCTACACTACGAGAGGTTTGTAATGTATATCCAGCTTGAAAACCTATTGCAACACATTCATCGCTTTGTGCATTAAATCCAGCTTGGTTTCCAATTGCAACTGAATTACGTAATTGATTATTATTTCCTGCTTGACGTCCAATAGCAACTGAACCTGTTCGTTGAGTATTTGCACCTGCATTAGTTCCAATCGCTATTGCGTCATTACCTTGATCCTGACTTCCTGCATAATATCCAATTGCGATTCCAGAATAATTTTGATTAGTATATCCTGCAGCTCCACCTATAGCTATTGCTTGATAAGCTTGTTGTGTCAACCCTGCCAGACTACCAATGGCAACACTATAACCTAAACCGAAAGTTCCACCTCCTTGACCTGAATATCCAGCTCGATATCCAACAGCAACAGAATATTGTGCTTGAGGAGAAACACCACCAGGAAAACTACCAGCCTCTTTACCGATGGCAATGCTATACAAAAATTGATTAATACCTGCCAAAGCCCCAATTGCAATAGCACCTGTTTTACTTGCCATTCCTGCTTGGAAACCAATACTTATTGTTTCATCACCTACCCCATTATAAGTACCAGAACCAGCTTGGTTTCCAATAGCTATTGAGTTAAGAGCTTGATTGTTTCTACCTGCTTGAGAACCAATAGCAATTGCATAATCTTTTTGGTTTGAAGCTCCTGCATAAGCTCCAAGAGAAACACATTGTGTTCCTTGATTTGTTTGTCCAGCTAAATATCCAATGGCAATAGCAGTACTTTGTTGACCACTCATTCCAGCTTGATATCCAATAGCAATTGAGTTTTGTCTTTGTCCTGTATGTCCAGCTTGATATCCAATAGCGATTGATTGTGTACCTTGAGAATTATTACCAGCTTGATATCCAATAGCAATTGAACCTGATTTTTGAGAGAATTGTCCAGCATTACTTCCAATATGAAGTATATCCCCATTTTCAGCTGTCCATGCTAATGTAGAATCGTTCCAATATAAATAATTACTATAGTTTGTTCCAGTTGAAGAAATACCACTACCACCTCCTCCAGCTGCAGGTCCAGTAGGTCCTGTAAATGAAAAATTATTGTTATAAGTAACCTCTTTAGTTGAAAGATTATATGTCAAAATATTCGAATTGGTATTATCATTTTTTACAGGTTGAACATAAAATCCTTGTGTGTTAGAACCAATTAATGACCCACCAGAAGCATTTAAAATAATTTGAGATTCAGTTCCACTTACAGCATTTTGACCAAGTACAATTGAATTTGTTGAATTTGCAACTGTTGAAGTACCGATACAAATTGAACCAGTAGCTTGACCAGTCATTCCTGCTTGATAACCTATAGCAATTGAATAAGCTGATTGTCCAGTAAAACCAGCTTGATTTCCAATAGCAATAGAAGAAAACTTTTGAAAATTATTACCTGCTTGTGGACCAATGGCAATTGAAAATCCTTGATTGAAATAACCAGCGTTGTATCCAAGAGCTATTGATTGTTGACCTTGTTGAGTATAACCAGCACCAGAGCCAATGGCAATAGCCCGCAAACCTTGTGATTGCTTTCCAGCTTGATATCCAAAAGCACATGCTTCATCTCTTTGTAAACTATTACCTGCTTGATACCCAATAGCAACTGAGTTTAAAGCTTGTGTAAATGCACCAGCATAATTACCAATTGCAATTGAAGATCCTTGACTATAATAACCAGCATTTAATCCAATAGCAATAGCTCCACTTTGTTGCCATGCACCTCCTGCATTAAGACCAAGTGCAACTGTGTTATAACCTTGACTATTACTACCAGCACCGTAGCCAATAGCAATAGCTAAATTTCCTTGTGTAGAGTAACCAGCATTATCTCCTATAGCAATAGATTGTTGACCTTGTCCAATTTTCGCAGCATAATTTCCAAAAGCAATTGATTGTAATTGTTGTCCTGTAAATCCTGCATATAATCCAATAGCAATTGAAGAGTAACCTTGTCTATCATATCCAGCTTGATATCCCATAGCAATTGAACTATCAGATTGTCGGGTATAACCAGCTTGATATCCCATAGCAATAGATTGTGTTCCTTGTATATAATATCCTGATTGAAAACCTAACGCAATAGATTGTAACAATTGTCCAGTATATCCAGCTTGATACCCAATAGCAACACAACCTGATTTTTGAGAATATCGCCCTGCATCACTTCCGATATGGATTATATCACCATTTTCTGAATTCCAAGAGGATGAAGTAGGATTCCAATATAAATAATTACTATAATTTGCACCAGTTGCAGAAATGCCAAATGGTCCAGTAGATCCTATAGGTCCAGTGGCTCCAGTATTTGTTGCGAAACCAGGAATACCTTGTGGACCAGTATATCCAGTAAAACCAGTAAATCCAGTATATCCAGTATATCCAGTATATCCAGTATACCCAGTATATCCGCTGAACCCAGTTGATCCAGTATTGGTAGCAAGACCCGGAATACCTTGTGGACCAGTGAATCCAGTATACCCAGTGTATCCAGTAAATCCAGTAAATCCAGTATACCCAGTGTAACCAGTATAACCAGTAATTCCAGTATAACCAGTATAACCAGTGTAACCAGTATAACCTGTATAACCAGTATAACCAGTAATTCCAGTATAACCAGTATAACCAGTATAACCAGTATAACCAGTATAACCAGTGTATCCAGTTCTACCAGTGTGACCAGTATGTCCAGTATAACCAGTGTATCCAGTATAACCAGTGATTCCAGTGTAACCAGTAGATCCTGTATAACCAGTATATCCAGTGTATCCAGTATAACCAGTATATCCTGAATATCCAGTGTATCCTGTATATCCAGTGTATCCCGTATAACCTGTGTATCCAGTCCTACCAGTGTAACCAGTATTACCAGTATAACCAGTATATCCAGTATATCCAGTGTAACCTGTGTAACCAGTATAACCACTTGCTCCCGTATTTGTAGCAAATCCAGGAATACCCTGAGAACCAGTGTATCCAGTATATCCTGTTGTTCCAGTATAACCAGTGTAACCAGTGTAACCAGTATAACCAGTGTAACCTGAATAACCAGTGTAACCAGTGTAACCAGTATAACCAGTATAACCAGTATAACCAGTGTAACCAGTTCTACCAGTGTAACCAGTGGATCCAGTATAACCAGTATAACCAGTATAACCTGTATTACCAGTATTACCAGTATAACCTGTATATCCAGTATATCCAGTGTAACCAGTATAACCTGTATTACCAGTATTACCAGTATAACCTGTATATCCAGTGTAACCTGTATATCCTGAATAACCAGTGTAACCTGAAGAACCAGTATATCCAGTGTAACCAGTATAACCAGTATAACCAGTATAACCAGTATAACCTGTATATCCAGAATAACCAGTATAACCAGTGTAACCAGTATATCCAGAATATCCAGTAAAACCAGTGTATCCTGTTACTCCAGTATAACCAGTATAACCAGTATATCCAGAATATCCAGTATAACCGGTGTATCCTGTTACTCCACTATATCCAGTGTAACCAGTATATCCAGAGTAACCAGTATAACCAGTGTAACCAGTAACTCCACTATATCCAGTGTAACCAGTATATCCAGTATAACCTGAATATCCTGTAAATCCAGTGTATCCAGTGAAACCAGTATATCCAGTGTAACCTGTATACCCAGAAGATCCAGTATATCCAGTATATCCAGTATAACCTGTATAACCGGTATAACCCGAATATCCAGTATAGCCAGTATAACCGGTAACTCCAGTGTAACCAGTATAACCAGTATAACCTGAATGTCCTGTATAACCAGTATATCCAGTAAAACCAGTGTAACCAGTATAACCAGTATAACCAGTAAAACCAGTGTAACCAGTATAACCAGTATAACCAGTATAACCAGTAAAACCGGTGTAACCAGTAAATCCAGTATATCCAGTAAATCCAGTAAAACCAGTGTAACCAGTGTAACCAGAATAACCAGTATATCCAGAAACTCCTGTAGATCCAGTATGGGTAGCAAAACCCGGAATACCTTGTGGTCCAGTTACTCCAGTGTAACCAGTGTAACCAGTGTATCCAGAATAACCAGTAAATCCAGTATAGCCAGTAAAACCAGTATAACCAGAATATCCTGTGTAACCTGTGAACCCAGTATATCCTGAATAACCAGTGTAACCAGTACAACCAGTAAAACCAGTATATCCAGTATATCCTGTATACCCTGTATACCCTGTATATCCTGTGAATCCAGTGTAACCACTATAACCGGTATAACCCGTATAACCTGTATAACCTGTATAACCAGTAAAACCAGTATATCCAGTAGAACCAGTATATCCAGTATATCCAGTATATCCAGTATATCCAGTATACCCAGTATATCCAGTATAACCAGTATAACCAGAATAACCAGTGTATCCAGAATAACCAGTAAATCCAGTAAATCCAGTATATCCAGTGTATCCAGTAAAACCAGTATATCCTGTAAAACCTGTATAACCAGTAACTCCGCTATATCCAGTGTATCCCGTGTATCCAGAATAACCAGTATATCCAGTGTATCCAGTAACTCCAGTGTAACCAGTATATCCAGAATATCCAGTATAACCTGTATATCCAGTAACTCCACTATATCCAGTATAACCAGTGTAACCACTATAACCAGTGTATCCAGTAAATCCAGTGTAACCAGTATATCCACTGTATCCAGTATAACCAGTGTAACCAGTATAACCAGTATAACCAGAAACTCCAGTGTAACCAGTATAACCGGTGTAACCAGTAAAACCAGTGTAACCAGTAAAACCAGTAAAACCAGTATATCCAGTAAATCCAGTATAACCAGTGTAACCAGTATAACCAGTATAACCAGTAACTCCACTATATCCAGTATAACCAGTATATCCAGAGTAACCAGTATAACCAGTATAACCAGTAACTCCACTATATCCAGTATAACCAGTATATCCAGAGTAACCAGTATAACCAGTGTAACCAGTAACTCCGCTATATCCAGTATAACCAGTATATCCAGAGTAACCAGTATAACCAGTGTAACCAGTAACTCCACTATATCCAGTATAACCAGTGTAACCAGTATACCCACTGTATCCAGTATACCCACTGTATCCAGTATATCCAGTAAACCCAGTATAACCACTATATCCAGTAAAACCAGTATATCCAGTAAAACCAGTATAACCAGTATAACCAGTGTAACCAGTATATCCACTGTATCCCGTAAATCCAGTATAACCAGAATAACCTGTATAACCAGTAAAACCAGTGTAACCGGTATAACCGGTGTAACCAGTATATCCAGAATAACCGGTATAACCAGTATAACCAGTATATCCAGAAACTCCAGTATAACCAGTGTAACCAGTATAACCAGTATATCCCGAATACCCAGTATATCCAGTGTATCCAGTATAACCAGTGTAACCAGTGTAACCAGTATATCCAGTATAACCAGTGTAACCAGAATAACCAGTATAACCAGAATAACCAGTATAACCAGAGTAACCAGTGTAACCAGTATTACCAGTATAACCAGTGTAACCAGTATAACCAGTATAACCAGTGTAACCAGAGTAACCAGTGTAACCAGTATATCCAGTATATCCACTATAACCAGTATAACCAGTATAACCAGTATATCCACTGTAACCAGTGTAACCAGTATATCCACTATAACCAGTATAACCAGTATAACCAGTATAACCAGTATATCCACTATAACCAGTGTATCCACTATAACCAGTGTAACCTGTATGACCTGTGTGACCAGTGTAACCTGTGTAACCGCTAAAACCAGTATAACCAGTATAACCACTATAACCAGTATAACCGCTATAACCAGTATAACCAGTGTAACCAGTATGACCAGTGTAACCAGTATACCCAGTATACCCTGAATATCCAGTATAACCAGAATATCCAGTATAACCAGTATATCCAGAATAACCAGTATAACCAGTGTTTCCAGTGTAACCAGTATAACCAGTATAACCACTATAACCAGTATAACCGGAAAATCCTGTTGATCCTGTAGTTGATGCAAAGCCCGGAGAACCTTGTGGACCAGTATAACCAGTGTATCCAGTAAAACCAGTTGACCCTGTGTTAGTGGCTAAACCTGGTATACCAGTATATCCTGTAAAACCAGTATAACCTGTGAAACCAGTATAACCAGTATAACCTGTAGAACCAGTATATCCAGTATATCCAGTATATCCAGAAAAACCAGTATAACCTGTGTAACCAGTATATCCAGTATAACCAGAGTAACCGGTATAACCAGTGTAACCTGTGAATCCTGTATAACCAGTAAATCCAGTATAACCAGTATAGCCAGTATAACCAGTAAATCCAGTATAACCAGTATAACCAGTATAACCAGTGTAACCTGAATATCCAGTGTAACCTGAATATCCAGTGTAACCTGTATATCCGGAATAACCAGTAAAACCAGTATATCCAGTATATCCAGTATGTCCAGTGTATCCAGTATATCCAGTAAAACCTGTGTATCCAGTATAACCTGTAAACCCGCTATATCCAGTATAACCAGTATAACCTGTAAAACCAGTATATCCAGTGTATCCCGTAAATCCAGTATAACCTGTGTATCCACTATATCCAGTATAGCCAGTATAGCCAGTATAACCAGTATATCCACTGTAACCAGTATATCCTGAATATCCGGTGTAACCACTATAACCTGTAAAACCAGTATATCCAGTATATCCTGAATAACCTGTGAAACCAGTATATCCAGTATATCCACTATAACCTGTATATCCTGAATAACCTGTGAAACCAGTATATCCAGTATATCCACTATAACCCGTATATCCTGTCATACCTGTGTAACCAGTATAACCAGTATATCCAGTATAACCAGTATATCCAGTATAACCTGAATATCCAGTATGTCCAGTATATCCAGTGTATCCAGAATAACCAGTATAACCTGAATATCCAGTAAAACCAGTATAACCAGTATTACCAGTATAACCAGTATAACCTGTATATCCAGTGTAACCTGAATATCCAGTATAACCAGTAAATCCTGTATAACCTGTAAATCCAGTATAACCAGTATATCCTGTAGTTCCAGTGTAACCAGTGTATCCAGTATAACCAGTATAACCAGAATAACCTGTATATCCAGTATAACCTGAATAACCTGTATAACCCGTATAACCAGAATAACCAGAATAACCAGTATAACCAGTATAACCTGTATAACCTGTGTAGCCAGTATAACCTGAATAACCTGTGATTCCAGTGTAACCTGTGTAACCTGAATATCCAGTAAAACCAGTGTATCCTGTATATCCTGTTACTCCAGTATAACCAGTATAACCTGAATAACCAGTATAACCTGAATAACCAGTATAACCTGTATAACCAGTGTAACCAGAATATCCTGTTGTTCCAGTATAACCTGAATAACCAGTATAACCAGTATAACCACTATAACCAGTATATCCAGTATAACCTGTATACCCAGTAACACCTGAATATCCAGTATAACCAGTATAACCTGTATAACCAGTGTAACCTGTATACCCAGTAACACCTGAATATCCAGTATAACCAGTATAACCTGTATAACCAGTATTACCAGTGTAACCAGTATAACCAGTAAATCCAGTATAACCGGTATAACCAGAATAACCAGTATAACCTGTTACTCCTGAATATCCAGTATAACCAGTATAACCTGAATAACCAGTATATCCTGTGTATCCAGTAAATCCTGTGTATCCTGTTACTCCTGAATATCCAGTATAACCAGTATAACCAGTATAGCCTGAGTAGCCTGTGTATCCTGTAACTCCCGAATATCCAGTATAACCAGTATATCCTGAATAACCTGTGTATCCTGAATAACCTGTGTATCCTGTTGTTCCAGTATAACCTGAATATCCAGTAAAACCAGTATAACCAGTATATCCTGAATATCCAGTATATCCAGAATAACCAGTGTAACCAGTATAACCTGTTGTTCCCGTATAGCCTGTATATCCAGTGTAACCGCTAAACCCAGTATATCCGGTATAACCAGTATAACCAGTATATCCTGTATAACCAGAATATCCGGTATAGCCACTGTAACCTGTATATCCTGTGACTCCAGTATATCCTGTATAACCAGAATATCCAGTATAGCCACTGTAACCTGTGTATCCTGTAACTCCAGTATATCCTGTATAACCAGAATATCCAGTATAACCACTATAACCAGTGTATCCTGTAACTCCAGTATATCCTGTATAACCAGAATATCCAGTGTAACCACTATAACCAGTAAAACCAGTAAAGCCTGTGTAACCAGTATATCCAGTATATCCAGTATATCCACTGTAACCAGTATATCCTGTTACACCACTATATCCAGTGTAACCAGTATAACCAGTATAACCAGTATAGCCAGAATAACCTGTAACTCCAGTATAGCCAGTATAACCAGAATATCCAGTAAAACCAGTAAAACCTGTATAACCGGTATAACCAGTATAACCAGAATAACCAGTATAACCGGAATAACCTGTATAACCTGTTACTCCACTATATCCAGTATATCCAGTAAATCCAGTATAACCAGTATACCCAGTAAATCCAGTTACACCAGTGTACCCTGTATATCCAGTATATCCTGTAAATCCAGTATAACCGGTAAAACCAGTAAAACCAGTGAATCCAGTATAACCAGTATAACCAGTGTAACCAGTGCATCCAGTTGATCCTGTCGTCGATGCATACCCAGGAGGACCCACTGGACCAGTATAACCAGTGTATCCAGTAAAACCAGTTGCACCAGTATTACTTGCATTACCAGGAATACCTTGAGGACCAGTAAATCCAGTATATCCAGTAAATCCAGTATATCCAGTAAATCCAGTATATCCAGTATATCCAGTAAAACCTGTGTATCCTGTATATCCTGAATATCCTGTATAACCACTATACCCAGTAAAACCAGTTACACCAGTATAGCCAGTATATCCAGTAAATCCAGTAAAACCAGTGTATCCTGTGAAACCAGTTACACCAGTATAACCAGTGAATCCTGTAAAACCGGTATATCCAGTGAATCCTGTAAAACCTGTGTATCCTGTGTATCCTGTGAATCCAGTATATCCAGTGAATCCAGTAAATCCAGTATATCCTGTGAATCCAGTAAATCCTGTATATCCAGTAAAACCTGTGTATCCAGTGAATCCAGTAAATCCAGTATATCCAGTGAATCCTGTAAATCCTGTATATCCTGTGAATCCTGTAAATCCTGTAAATCCAGTATATCCGGTAAAACCTGTGTACCCTGTGAATCCAGTAAATCCAGTATATCCAGTGAATCCTGTAAAACCAGTATATCCAGTGAATCCTGTAAAACCTGTGTATCCAGTAAATCCAGTAAATCCAGTATATCCTGTAAATCCAGTATAACCTGTAAAACCAGTATATCCAGTAAATCCAGTATATCCAGTGAATCCTGTAAATCCAGTATAACCTGTAAAACCAGTAAAACCTGTGTATCCTGTGAATCCTGTAAATCCAGTATATCCAGTAAAACCTGTGTATCCTGTGAATCCAGTAAATCCAGTATATCCAGTAAATCCAGTAAATCCAGTATATCCAGTGAATCCTGTAAATCCAGTATAACCAGTAAAACCAGTATAACCTGTGAATCCTGTAAATCCAGTATAACCTGTGAATCCTGTAAATCCAGTATAACCTGTAAAACCAGTATAACCTGTGAATCCTGTAAATCCGGTATAACCTGTAAAACCAGTATACCCTGTGAACCCAGTAAACCCAGTATATCCAGTAAATCCAGTAAATCCTGTATATCCTGTGAATCCTGTATATCCTGTGAATCCAGTAAATCCAGTGTATCCAGTAAAGCCAGTGTATCCAGTAAAGCCAGTGTATCCAGTAAAGCCAGTGAATCCTGTGTATCCAGTAAAACCAGTATATCCAGTAAAACCAGTATATCCAGTAAAACCAGTTGAAGAAGAAGAACTGTCGTTTCTACGATATTTTAATAAAATACCGTCTCCAGCATTATTAATTTGAATGTATACTGGATAATTATGTTGATCTGGAACAGTTGTTATAGAACCTGAAGAATCTAAATAATAAATAGAACCAATACCTTCAGTTAAAGTATTAGCCAATTGTGTAGATGTTAAATATTGCCCAAAAGGTCTAACTGTAAAATATCCATTTGTCGGAATATTTATAGAAGTTATAACACCAATAATATTAACATTCATCAAAGTATCAGACGTAACTTTGTAAAATAAATTTTCTTCCAAGTAAATAAAATTTCCTATAGAAAAATTACTATTTTCTTGATAAAATCGAACATAAGTAGTATTATAATTCCTACTATTGAATCTACCAATTAAATCGGTGATATAATTCGTTGAAATAACTGTAGTATCTAAAAAAACAGGAACCAAATTTGGTAATCCGTTGTCAGCCAATGACCATAAATATCCTTTTCCATTATCTTGAGGTCCGTGTTCTCCAGTAGCAGGATCTAACGAAAAATTATAATACTCAACATCTTCCATAATGCAAGTTAGAGAATTGCTATTAATATTGACACTTGTGATAGAGATAATTTTCCAAGCTTGACCACCAGAATAATTACTAATCCAATGTCCTTCTTCAACGTCAGATACAGTAAATTCAGAACCAGCACCTAAAATTTGCTGAGATTTAACGTTAATTGTAGCTGTATATTGATTATTAATATTGAGTACAGGTAAAGGATTAATTATTCGCACTTCTAAACAAATAGGGGGCAATGCAGCATTAATCATATTTTTATTTTCATTAGGAAAAATAAAAAAAGAACTAAATTTTACGAATTTAATAAAATTTTATATGTAAAACTGAAAAAGAATTCTCAATATAATTTGAAGGTAAGAACATTTTTATTTTTGCAAAAATAAAAATAGTTTATGCGGATTGTGCATATTTATTTTGAATATAAGTTTTACAATAGTTAATTATCTGTTGTTTATCATATTGCCACGATGTATATGTTTCTACAGGTATTTCTATTGTTTCGTATAATGGAGTTTGTGCAGGATTTGTTTGTATTAACATTACATCAACTTTAGCAGGTTCATCGAATTTAATATCTATATTTCTTACGACGAATTTAGAATATGATATAACGGTTGTTATTACTACATTAGAATCAAAGGATATTTCAGACATTTTATTATATATAATATTATTTATTCTTCAATCAATTTTTTTTAGTACCAACTGAACCAACTGGACCATGTAGTTCCGGAGGTTTCATATCGTTTTTTAACTGATCCATCAACAGTTGCATAAACATGTTGCCAACAAACGCCGCCGCTTGTATCTGTCCAAGGAATATATGTTTCAAGTATAACATAAGAAGATGATGTAAATGGACTTCCAATATCTCCATTGGTTTTGAATTCTCTTATAACATTTAGACCTCCAGGATTACTTCTATATCCATTTGGTGTTGTTGATGAACTTCTTGTATCAAATATTTGTGAAACATTTGCATTTTCATCATAACTTAATTCTTTTGATGATGTATTCCAATATATACTTCTCATAGTAGAAGACTTTGCACTTACATTTCTGATTGGATTAATTACACAACTATCTGAAGTTGTATTATTTAATACTGTACTATTAGCGTTAATAACAATAGACCTTGCAGCTTGACTCGTCGCTCCAGCAAGACATCCTAAAGCAACGCAGTTTGCACCTTGATTATAACAACCAGCTTGAGTTCCGATTGCAATACTGTCATTACTCGATAATTGATATTGTGTTTGATAACCTATAGCAACAGAATATTGACCTTGAACTGTATAACCAGCTTGGGTTCCAATAGCAACAGCATAAGGACTTTCAGAAGTAGAACCAGCCTGATATCCTATAGCAATAGAATAAGATGATTGATTAGTATTTCCTGCTCGATGTCCAAGTGCTACAGATAATTGACCTTGGTTTACTTCTCCAGCATACGACCCTACAGCAACACCATAGGAACCTTGATTTGTGTTAGAAGCAAATGTTCCAATGGCAACTGTATCTTGACCTTGATTTGTATACCCTGCTTGCCATCCAATAGCAACTGCTTGAGTCCCTTGATTACCATATCCAGCGTAATTTCCTATACCGATTGCTTTAACTTTCTGACTTTCTCTACCAGCCTCTGATCCAATAGCAATGCCATAAGATGCTTGTGAATTATAACCTGAGACATTTCCAATTGAAACAGCATTATTTGCTTGACTATTAGTTCCAGAATTATTACCTATGGCAACTGAAGTATTTCCCTGATTATTTTGTCCTGCTTGATATCCTATTGCAGTTGCAGAATTTCCTTGATTTGTATATCCTGCTTGAATTCCAATTGCTTGTGACCATGTTTGTTGGTTATTAAATCCTGCTTGGGATCCAATTGCAATAGTATAAGGTTTTTGATTACCCCTTCCTGCTTCTTTTCCAATCGCTATTGCTTCAAAAGCTGTATTAGTAGATTGTGTTTTCCAACCTATAGCAATCGAATATTGACCTTGATTTGTGTTTGCTGAATCCCATCCTATTGCTATGGCACCTGTTCCTTGTCCAAAATTACCAGCAAAAGAACCAACTGCCAAAGCTCGCTCTCCTTGACTAAATTTTCCAGATGAATCACCAATCGAGGTAGACGCGAGTTGTTGTCCAGTATATCCTGCTTGATAACCAATAGCAATACTATAGGATGATTGATTTGTAAAACCTGCTTGGTAGCCAATTGCTATTGCATATTCTTTTTGTCCAGAAGTACCTGATTGAAAACCAATTGCTACGGAGTATTGTCCTTGTCCAGTAGATCCTGCTTGTGTTCCAATAGCAATACTATTCGATGCTTGATTGGTAAAACCCGCAAGGTATCCAATTGCTACTGATTGAGTTGCTTGATTCAAACTACCTGCAAATGTTCCTATTGCTACCGAATTATCATCTTGATTTGTTACTCCTGCTTGATTACCAATAGCAATAGCAGAATAATTTTGATTTGTAAAACCTGCTTGAAATCCAATAGCTACTGCATATGTAGCCTGGTTGCTTCTACCAGCTTGTTGTCCTATTGCTATAGCAGCTTCTTGTTGATTAAAAAAACCAGCACCTGATCCAATTGCTACTGCTCTCGTTCGTTGCCCTGTAAAACCAGAACTGTCTCCAATAGATATAGAAGCTATACCTTGATTAAATTTACCTGAACTTTCTCCAATTGCAACTGAATATCCTCCTTGTCCACTAAGTCCTGCTTGAGATCCTATTGCAATAGAATTTGAACCTTGGTTTAAAGAACCTCCTTGGTATCCTATTGCTACTGATTGGGATGCTTGTCCAGTATATCCTGCTTGATAACCTATCGCAATACTATTGGATGCTTGATTTGTAAAACCTGCTTGATAACCAATTGCTACTGCATATTCTTTTTGTCCAGAAGCACCTGATTGAAAACCAATTGCTACGGAGTATTGACCTTGTCCAGTAGCACCTGCATCTGTTCCAATAGCAATACTATTTGATGCTTGATTATAAAAACCTGTGTTGTATCCTATTGCTATCGATTGGGTTGCTTGTGAATTATAACCTGCTGCATATCCTAATGCAACTGAATACTGACCTTCATTAATATATCCTGCATAATTTCCTAATGCAACTGAATACTGACCTTGATTACCACCACCTGCTAATCGTCCTATAGCGATAGAACCAGTACCTTGATTACCTCGTCCTGCTTGATAACCTAATGCGATACTTAAAACTCCTGCGCCAGTTAATTGCGCTGAGTTACCTATCGCAATTGCGTTATCTCCTTGGTTACTACTTCCTGCAAGGTAACCAATAGCTACACAAGAAAATCCTTGTCCAGTGAATCCTGCTGATGTTCCAATAGCAATAGATTGTGAGCTTTGAATTATAGCACCTGCTAGATATCCTATTGCTACTGAATTTTGACGTTGTCCAGTAGATCCTGCGTTTGTTCCAATTGCAATACTATTTGACGCTTGATTTGTAAAACCTGCATAGTATCCTATTGCTATTGATTGAACTGCTTGGTTAAAACTACCAGCTGATGTTCCTAATGCTACTGAAGATGCTGATATGAATGGACCAAATTGGAGTTGTTCAATAAAGGCAGTTGTTCCTCCATCACTAAATGATGCGGCTACATATAAAGAGCCTGAAAACGCAGTTGTTCTGATTAAATTATTATTATAGTAATATTGAATATTAGAACCATCATGAGTGATTAAATAAGTTTGGCTTATATCATGATTAAAAATAGTACCAGCAATATATGAACCTAATTCATATATCCGAACATAACCTCCTGACTCAAAGAAAAAACCATAATTTATTGTTGTATAAGTAGATGAATTGTTCACTGTAGAAAGTCCACACATGAAAACAGGTGCTGATGTTGATGATTGAAACGAAACATAACTACTCCTATATGATTCAACTGAACTTAGAGCTCCTGCTGTTCCATATCCATTACCACCTGTTCCTGAAAATCTATAAGCTATATTCGGATCTTGATATAAATTTAGTACATTGATTGGAGTCCAATTAACTCCTTGATATGAAAAACCTGCTTGGTAGCCAATTGCTACTGACGAACTTGCTTGATTGAGAGAACCAGCCTGTGACCCTATTGCGATTGAATAGTTTTCTTGATTTGTTTCTCCCGCTTCAGAGCCAATAGCAACTGCATTTAAATTTTGATATGTATAACCTGCAAGGTAACCAATTGCTACAGAATGAGTTCCTTGAATATTATATCCAGCATATTGTCCAATTGCAATTCCTCTAAACTTCTGACTTTCTCTACCAGCCTCTGATCCAATAGCAATGCCATAAGATGCTTGTGAATTATAACCTGAGACATGTCCAATTGAAACAGCATTATTTGCTTGACTATTAGTTCCAGAATTATTACCTATGGCAACTGAAGTATTTCCCTGATTATTTTGTCCTGCTTGATATCCTATTGCAGTTGAACTATTTCCTTGATTTGTATATCCTGCTTGGATTCCAATTGCTTGAGACCATGTTCCTTGATTATTAGTTCCTGCTTGGGATCCAATGGCAATAGTATAAGGTTTTTGATTACCCCTTCCTGCTTCTTTTCCAATCGCTATTGCTTCAAAAGCAGTATTAGTAGATTGTGTTTTCCAACCTATAGCAATTGAATAATAACCTTGATTTGTGTTTGCTGAATCCCATCCTATTGCTATGGCACCTGTTCCTTGCCCAAAATTACCTGCAAAAGAACCAAGAGCTACACATCGATCTCTTTGTGAAAATTGACCTGATGAGTCTCCTATTGCGAGAGAAGCAAGTCCTTGTGTTTGTTCACCTGCTGATATTCCAACTGCGATTGAATAACTTGCTTGATTTGTGAAACCTGCTTGATTACCAATAGCAATACTATACGTTCCTTGATTAGTACGACCTGCTTGATTACCAATAGCAATAGCAGAAAAATTTTGTTTTGTAAATCCTGCTTGGTAACCAATTGCTACCGATTGGGATGCTTGTCCAGTATATCCTGCTTGATAACCTATCGCAATACTATTCGAAGCTTGATTTGTAAAACCTGCTTGGTAACCAATTGCTACTGCATATTCTTTTTGTCCAGAAGCACCTGCTTGAGAGCCAATTGCTATTGAATATTGACCTTGTCCAGTAGATCCTGCTTGTGTTCCAATCGCAATACTATTTGATGCTTGATTTGTGAAACCTGCTTGGAAACCAATTGCTATTGCGTATTCCTTTTGTCCAGTTGAACCTGCTTGAGTTCCAATGGCAATACTATGTGTTCCTTGACTTGTTCGACCTGCTTGATTACCAATAGCAATACCAGAATAATTTTGTCCAGAATATCCTGCTTGAAAACCTATTGCTACTGACTGAGATGCTTGATTTGTAAAACCTGCTTGAAAGCCACATGCTACTGAATAGTCACGTTGGTTAATAGCACCTGCTTGGAAACCTATTGCTACTGAATATTGATTTTGTCCAGTAGCACCTGCTTCTGCTCCTATAGCAATACTATTAATTGCTTGATTTGTGAAACCTGCGAGATAGCCAATTGCTATTGACTGAGTTGCTTGATTATAATTTCCTGATAATCGACCGATAGCTACAGTTGATTGAGCCTGATTTTGGACTCCTGCTTGAGTTCCTATAGCTACAGCATCTGGTTGTCCTCCACTCGATTGTGTCTGATAACCTATAGCAACAGCATATTGTCCTTGATTTGATAAACCTGCTTCCTCTCCAATAGCAACAGCATTTCTGGATTGATTTGTTCTTCCTGCTTTAAAACCTACAGCAATAGCATTTGATGCTTGATTTGTAAAACCTGCTTGGTATCCTATTGCTATTGATTGAGATGCTTGTCCAGTATATCCTGCTTGGTAACCTATTGCAATACTATTGGATGCTTGATTTGTAAAACCTGCTTGATAACCAATTGCCACTGCGTATTCTTTTTGTCCAGAAGCACCTGATTGAAAACCAATTGCTACTGAATATTGACCTTGTCCAGTAGATCCTGCTTGTGTTCCAATAGCAATACTATTTGATGCTTGATTTGTAAAACCTGCAAGGTAACCAATTGCTACTGCATATTCTTTTTGCCCAGTTGAACCTGCTTGAGTTCCAATGGCAATACTATGCGTTCCTTGACTTGTACGACCTGCTTGATTACCAATAGCAATAGCAGAATAATTTTGATTTGTATTTCCTGCTTGGTAGCCGATTGCTACTGATTGGGATGCTTGTCCTGTATATCCTGCTTGATAACCAATGGCAATACTATTGGATGCTTGATTTGTAAAACCTGCTTGATAACCAATTGATACTGCATATTCTTTTTGTCCAGAAGCACCTGATTGATAACCAATTGCTACTGAGTATTGACCTTGTCCAGTAGCACCTGCTTCTGTTCCAATAGCAATACTATTCGATGCTTGATTTGTAAAACCTGCAAGGTAACCAATTGCTATAGATTGGGTTGCTTGATTCAAACTACCTGCAAATGTTCCTATTGCTACTGAATTATCATCTTGATTTGTTTCTCCTGCTTGATTACCAATAGCAATGGCAGAAAAATTTTGATTTGTAAAACCCGCTTGATAGCCAATTGCTACTGATTGGGATGCTTGTCCTGTATATCCTGCTTGATAACCTATTGCAATACTATTGGATGCTTGATTTGTAAAACCTGCTTGATAACCAATTGCAACTGCATATTCTTTTTGTCCAGAAGCACCTGATTGAAAACCAATTGCTACGGAGTATTGACCTTGTCCAGTAGCACCTGCTTCTGTTCCAATAGCAACACTATTCGATGCTTGATTTGTAAAACCTGCAAGGTAACCAATTGCTATCGATTGGGTTGCTTGATTCAAACTACCTGCAAATGTTCCTATTGCTACTGAATTATCATCTTGATTTGTTTCTCCTGCTTGATTACCAATAGCAATGGCAGAAAAATTTTGATTTGTAAAACCCGCTTGATAGCCAATTGCTACTGATTGGGATGCTTGTCCAGTATATCCTGCTTGAAAACCAATCGCAATACTGTTTGATGCTTGATTTGTAAAACCTGCTTGGTAACCAATTGCAACTGCATATTCTTTTTGTCCAGAAGCACCTGCTTGAAAACCAATCGCTACTGAGTATTCACGTTGTCCAGTAGATCCTGCTTGTGTTCCAATAGCAATACTATTCGATGCTTGATTTGTAAAACCTGCTTGGTAGCCAATTGCTACTGAGTATTGACGTTGGTTGGTAGACCCTGCTTGTGTTCCAATAGCAACACTATTCGATGCTTGATTTGTAAAACCAGCGAGGTAGCCAATTGCTACTGATTGAGATGCTTGATTGACACCACCTGCTAATGTTCCTATTGCTACTGAATACGATGTTCCCAATGCTGATTGTGAACCAAATACAAGATTTGTAATAATTGTGGCTGAGTTTTTAAAACTATTACCTAAATATAATGTACCAGAATAAGATACTGTTCGTAATAAAGTTCCATTTCTAAAGTAACGCACATTAAGCCCATCATGACTTATTGTAAATAAATCAGTAGATAAAGGTGTAGATCCAACTGTTCCAACAGATACACCTGATTCATAAATTTCAATAGAAGTGTTAGGACCATATATATATATAGCAAAATTTATTGTCGCCAAATCTGTTCCTGTATTAATACTTGATAACCCAAGCATGAATTCTTTATTTGGTGTTGATGTCTTGAAAGAAACATAAGAACTCGTATATCCTTGAACTGACGACATTGAACCAGGAGTACCCCATATTGATGCACCTGCACCTGATGTGAATGTTCCTGCTGTGTAAGGATCTTGTGTTACATTAGAAAGTATTGGTGTCCATGAATTTTGACCATAATAACCTGTGTATCCAGTATATCCAGTTGTTCCAGTATAACCTGTTGTTCCAGTATAACCAGTTGTTCCAGTATATCCAGTTGTTCCAGTATATCCAGTTGTTCCAGTATAACCTGTATATCCAGTATAACCAGAATAGCCTGTATAACCTGTTGTTCCAGTATAGCCAGTATAACCAGAATAGCCTGTATAACCTGTTGTTCCAGTATAACCCGTATATCCTGTATAACCAGTTGTTCCAGTATAGCCTGTATATCCTGTATAACCAGTTGTTCCAGTATAGCCTGTATATCCAGTGTATCCAGAATAACCAGTGTATCCTGTTGTTCCAGTATAACCTGTATATCCTGTATAACCAGAATAGCCTGTATAACCTGTTATCCAGTATATCCTGTATATCCAGTGTATCCAGTTGTTCCAGTATAGCCTGTATATCCCGTGTATCCGGAATAACCTGTGTATCCAGTTGTTCCAGTATAGCCTGTATATCCTGTGTATCCAGAATAACCTGTGTATCCTGTTGTTCCAGTATAGCCTGTATATCCAGTGTATCCAGAATAACCAGTATATCCTGTTGTTCCAGTATAGCCTGTATATCCTGTGTATCCTGTTGCTCCAGTATAACCTGTATAACCTGTATAACCAGAATAGCCTGTATAACCTGTTGTTCCAGTATAGCCTGTATATCCTGTGTATCCGGAGTAACCAGTGTATCCTGTTGTTCCAGTATAACCGGTATAACCAGTATAACCTGTATAACCTGTTGTTCCAGTATAACCTGAATATCCAGTGTATCCTGTGTATCCTGAATAGCCAGTATAGCCTGTATATCCTGTTGTTCCAGTATAACCTGTATATCCTGTTGTTCCAGTATAACCTGTATATCCTGTATAACCAGTATAACCAGAATAGCCTGTATAACCTGTTGTTCCAGTATAACCTGAATATCCAGTGTATCCTGTGTATCCTGTATATCCTGTATAACCAGTATAACCAGAATAGCCTGTATAACCTGTTGTTCCAGTATAACCAGAATAGCCTGTATAACCTGAATATCCAGTATATCCTGTTGTTCCTGTATAACCAGTGTATCCTGTATAACCTGTGTATCCTGAATAACCAGTGTATCCTGTTGTTCCTGTATAACCTGAATAACCAGTATAACCTGTGTAACCTGTATATCCTGAATAACCAGTAGAGCCTGTATATCCTGAATAACCAGTGTATCCTGTTGTTCCTGAATAACCAGTATAACCTGTGTAACCTGTATATCCTGAATAACCAGTGTACCCTGTTGTTCCAGTATAACCTGTGTAACCTGTATAGCCTGAATAACCAGTGTATCCTGTATAACCAGTGTATCCCGTATAACCAGAATAACCAGTATAGCCTGTGTAACCAGTATAGCCTGTGTATCCTGAATAACCAGTGTATCCTGTTGTTCCTGTATGACCTGTATAACCAGTATAACCAGTATAGCCTGAATAGCCTGTATAACCAGAATAGCCTGTATAACCTGAATATCCAGTATATCCTGTTGTTCCTGTATAACCAGTGTATCCTGTATAACCTGTGTATCCTGTATAACCTGTGTAACCAGTATAACCTGAATAACCAGTATAACCTGTATATCCTGAATAACCAGTGTATCCTGTTGTTCCTGTATAACCTGAATAACCAGTATAACCTGTGTAACCTGTATATCCTGAATAACCAGTGTACCCTGTTGTTCCGGTATAACCTGTATAACCTGTATAACCTGTGTAACCTGTATAGCCTGAATAACCAGTGTATCCTGAATAACCAGTGTATCCTGTATAACCAGAATAACCAGTATAGCCTGTGTAACCAGTATAGCCTGTGTAACCAGTATAACCTGTGTATCCTGAATAACCAGTGTATCCTGTTGTTCCTGTATGACCTGTATAACCAGTATAACCAGTATAGCCTGAATAGCCTGTATAACCAGAATAGCCTGTATAACCTGAATAACCAGTATAACCTGTGTAACCTGTATATCCTGAATAACCAGTATAACCTGTATATCCTGAATAACCAGTGTATCCTGTTGTTCCTGTATAACCTGAATAACCAGTATAACCTGTGTAACCTGTATATCCTGAATAACCAGTATAACCTGTATATCCTGAATAACCAGTGTATCCTGTTGTTCCTGTATAACCTGAATAACCAGTATAACCTGTGTAACCTGTATATCCTGAATAACCAGTATATCCTGTATAACCTGAATAACCTGTATAACCTGTATAACCTGTATAACCTGTATAACCTGTATAACCTGTATAACCTGTATAACCTGAATAACCAGTATAACCTGTATATCCTGAATAACCAGTGTATCCTGTTGTTCCAGTATAACCTGAATAACCAGTGTATCCTGTTGTTCCTGTATAACCTGAATAACCAGTATAACCTGTGTAACCTGTGTAACCTGTATATCCTGAATAACCAGTATATCCTGTGTAACCTGTATATCCTGAATAACCAGTATAACCTGTATATCCTGAATAACCAGTGTATCCTGTTGTTCCTGAATAACCAGTATATCCTGTATAACCTGAATAACCTGTATAACCTGTATAACCAGTATATCCTGTATAACCTGAATAACCTGTATAACCTGTATAACCTGTATAACCTGTATAACCTGTATAACCTGTATAACCTGTGCTTCCAGTATAACCCGTGAATCCAGTGTAACCAGTGGCAGTACATTCGTTTCTTCGGTATTTTAATAAAATACCATCTCCAGAATCGGTAATTTGAATATATACTGGATAATTATTTTTATCTGGAACAGTTGTTATAGAACCTGAAGAATTTAAATAGTAAATGGAGCCTATTCCCGCAGTTAAAGTATAAGCCAATTGCGTAGATGTTAAATATTGCCCAAAAGGTCTAACTGTAAAATATCCATTTGTCGGAATATTTATGGAGGTTACAACACCAATAATATTAACATTCATTAAAGTATTCGACGTAACTTTGTAAAATAAATTTTCTTCAAGATAAATAAAATTTCCTATAGAAAAATTATTATTTTCTTGATAAAATCGAACATAAGTAGTATTATAATTCCTACTATTGAATCTACCGATTAAATCAGTAATATAGTTGGTTGAAATAACTGCAGTATCTAAAAAAATAGGAACTAAATTAGGTAATCCGTTATCAGCCAATGAATATAAATATCCTTTTCCATTATCTTGAGGTCCATGTTCTCCAGTCGCAGGATCTAATGAAAAATTATAATATTCAACATCTTCAATTATACAAGTAAAAGAATTATTATCGACATCAACACTTGTAATAGAAATAATTTTCCAAGCTTGTCCACCTGTATAATTACTAATCCAATGCCCGACTTCAACATCAGACACAGTATATTCAGAACCAGCACCTAAAATTTGCTGAGATTTAACATTAATTGTAGCTGTATATTGATTATTAATATTAAATACAGGTAATGGATTAATTATTCGCACTTCTAAACAAATAGGGGGTAATGCAGTATTAATCATATTTTTATTTTATGAAAAAATAAAAAAAAGAACTAATTTAATTAAATTTTATATGTCAAAAATATAGTAGCGACTTTCGTTTCACTATTCGTAGGTAAGAAATCATAACCCGGAACACCTAAATTAGATAATGTTGCATTTGTAAATGTAAGCGCACCAGTAGAATAATTGTAATCAATTCTACAAGCCGTTTGATTGAACAGACCAACAGCACGAGCTGAAGTTGGCGTACTACTATACGTAAAGTCATTACCCCACGAAATCATTGAAATCGGAAAAGTAAATGCATTGGAAAGATTTGTAATACTTATAGTTGTATTCGTAGGACCAGTATAACTAAATGTACTGGTTGATGAAATATAAGAATTTACCTCAACTTTCGACAAATAAGTTACACCATTATAATATACATCAATTTGTCCAACTGTTCCTAAAGGTCCTGTAGGTCCAATCGGTCCAGTATAACCAGTAAATCCAGTGTATCCAGTGAATCCAGTATATCCTGTATAACCAGAGTATCCTGTGTATCCAGTATATCCTGTGTATCCAGTATATCCTGTATAACCAGTATATCCTGTGTAACCAGTATATCCTGTGTAACCAGTTGCTCCCATATTCAAATATGAAAACATTACAGGTTCAAGATTAAATGCTGTAGGATTACCAGAAGCAAGAGTTCCGAAAATAACATTTGGATTACCTAAATTAACTTGAGTAACTTGAATGATTTGGACATTAGAATTTTGAGTAAGAGCAATGAAACTTCCAACAGATTGATTCAATGTTGATAAAATATTCAACCAACGTTGTCCCATTCCTTGAATAGCAACTGCGTTCAAAGCTATTGTTACATTTCCACTTGAAATGTTCTCAATAAAAGTTCCCGCACTTGGATTACCACCAGCATAATTATCATCGTAAATCCAAACTGCGTAACTCTGATCTGCACCGGTATAACCAGTATATCCAGTATATCCAGTGTATCCAGTGTATCCAGTGTATCCAGTAAATCCAGTGTATCCTGTATAACCAGTGTATCCAGTAAATCCAGTATATCCTGTGAATCCTGTGAATCCTGTATATCCAGTATATCCTGTAAAACCTGTGTGACCGGTATATCCAGTGTATCCAGTAAAACCAGTAAAACCGGTATAACCAGTATATCCAGTGTATCCTGTAAATCCAGTGTATCCAGTGTATCCAGTAAAACCAGTGAAACCAGTATAACCGGTATATCCAGTGTATCCAGTAAAACCAGTAAAACCGGTATATCCAGTGTATCCAGTGTATCCAGTGTATCCAGTGTATCCAGTGTAACCAGTAGCACCAGTTGTTCCCATACCATCATAGGCAATTAATAAGGATTTTGTAGAAAATTCATCAATGTATGCTTCAATTTTCACTCCTGTTCCAGAAATAAAATTAACAGTATCTAATCCTTGAGCAGTTAATCCTGTAGCACCATCAATATTCCAATATTTAAAAGTACTATTCATACCAATTTTAACTGTTCCCGTTGGTCCTTCGGTAACATCAAAACCTGCATCTGAATCAAATAATAGCGTGCTAATCAAAGCATAACCAGTGATATTTGTTCCAGTAGTACCAACAAATAAAGTATTACCGGGACCAGTGGGACCAGTGTATCCAGTAAAACCAGTGTATCCAGTAAAACCAGTGTATCCAGTATAACCAGTAGCACCAGTAGATCCTGTATTTGACGCCAAACCAGGAGGACCCTGAGGACCAGTAAATCCAGTATAACCAGTGTAACCAGTTGAACCAGTATTAGTTGCTAAACCAGGGATACCTTGTGGACCAGTGTAACCAGTATAACCGGTATAACCGGTATAACCTGTAAATCCAGTATAACCTGTAGAACCAGTATATCCTGTGTATCCTGTATATCCTGTGTAACCAGTATGACCAGTATGACCAGTATGACCAGTGTAACCAGTGTAACCACTATATCCAGTATAACCAGTATAACCAGTGTAACCAGTAACTCCACTGTAACCAGTGTATCCAGTATATCCAGTATAACCTGTAAAACCAGTGTATCCGGTATAACCTGTATAACCACTATATCCAGTATAACCAGTATATCCAGTGTATCCAGTGTATCCAGTGTAACCAGTGTATCCAGTGTAACCAGTATATCCAGTGTAACCAGTATATCCAGTGTAACCAGTATATCCAGTATAACCAGTATATCCAGTTGCACCAGTAGCAGGAGAATTAGGATTATAAGTTAATTCTTTAGTATTTTCATCCCAACCAATATAATTTATTGCACTGTAATTCAATCGAATAGGATTCATGTATAATCCAGAGTTCGTAACAGTAGGTCCGGTACTACCAGCACTAATAACAATTGAATTTGGAGCTTGATTAACACCACCAGCACTATTACCAATAGCAATCGCATATTGACCTTGTCCAGTATATCCAGCTTGATATCCAATAGCAACAGATCCAGTTCCCTGATTAGTATATCCTGATTGATATCCAATAGAAATAGCACGTGATTTTTGAAAGATTGAACCTGCTGAATAACCGATTGCAACTGTTTGTGAAGCCGATTGGTAATTTCCAGCAGCAACTCCAATCGCAACTGAATATCCACCTTGACTTTGATATCCAGCTTGGTATCCAATAGCTGTTGCATATATACCTTGATTAGTATATCCTGCCTCACTTCCAATAGCAACTGAATAAAAGCCTTGTCTATCATATCCTGCTGATGTTCCAATAGCAACTGCTTGATAAGATTGTGAATTATTACCTGCTTGATATCCAATCGCAACGGATTGAGAAAGTTGATAGTAGTTTCCAGCTTGATATCCAATAGCAATAGCACGGGCTCCTTGATTATTATAACCAGCTGAATAACCAATACAAACTGAAGATCCACCTTGTGATTGCAGACCAGCCCAAACTCCAAGAGCAACAGAAGAACCATTTTGTGAACCATATCCTGCTTGATAACCTATTGCTACACTTGACACTCCTTGTGTAGCGAACCCTGCTTGATAACCAATAGCGATAGAACTCTGTCCTTGATATGAATTACCTGCTTGAAAACCAAGTGCGACTGCTTGTAATCTTTGGTAATAACGTCCTGCTTCATTTCCAATAGCCAATGCTTGTGAGCCTTGATTATAACTACCAGCAGAAGTACCAATAGCAACTGCACCTGTGCCTTGAAAAGCTAAACCTGCAGAAGTACCAAGTGAAAGAGATGTATCACTTTGTTGTTGATAACCAGCTTGGTATCCAATAGCAAAAGCACTTCTTCCTTGTGATAATTGACCAGATTGATAACCAATTGCAACTGCATTTACACCCTGATTGCTATTACCAGCTTGATATCCAACAGCAACAGATTGAGAACCTTGGTTGTAATTTCCAGCATTGTATCCAATAGCAACAGATAGTTGACCTTGATTAACATTACCAGATTGAATACCAATAGCAACGGCTCCTGAACATTGATTAGAATATCCAGCAGAAACACCGAAAGCAACAGCAGAACCACCCTGTTGATAATAACCTGCTGCAGTTCCAATAGCAACAGCATCAGGACCTTGGACATATTTTGCTGCATTTGTTCCAATAGCAACAGTACCCATCAATTGTCCAGTATTTCCTGCATTGCTACCAATAGCCAGAGCATAAGCATTACTTAAATTCAATGTATTTGCAATATTTGATATAACGATAGATTGTGGCGCACCATAATATTGAGGATTAATAGGTGGAATACTTGATTGCAAACCCCATTTCCATAGAATTTCAGCTTCAACTCTTTCTCTATCTACTTGAGAAAGTGATCTATCAAAAACAACAACTTCTGCAACATAATTTTGATTATTATTTATTTTATTTGTTGAAGCATATTGAACTTTAATGTTTGATTGACGATTTCGCCAAGTAACACCATCATCTATTGAAAAAAAAGGATAATATGAACCACTATATGATGTTATCATCCATTCTCTATCACTGACCCACATAAGTTGTCCAATATTTGTGTAAGGAACACTGCTACATACAGTCCAAATTGTTCCATTATCAGAGTATGCAACATTATCATATCCAACTGCTAAATATCTACCTGTGGTTTTACTATAATCAAGATCGTATGTTACTACAGTAAAAACTGTTGTTCCTAATCCAGTCCAGTTAACTCCATCTGGAGAATAAACTAACTGATCTGAACCACCTGAAAAACAAACCATCCAATTATTTTGAATATGATTATATATAACGGCTCTTGCCTCTATACTTGCAAGTGTTGTACCAGTCCATACTGTATTAAAAGTTGTTCCGGTGTAAGTTATACTAATTGTATTGAAAGAACTATTCAAATAATTTGTTGAGGCAACAACAGCTAAGGATCCGTTTTTGTCAATTCTTTGAGGTGAAAAAAGAGGTGGTGTACCTGATTGATATGTCCAAGTCATACCGTCATATGAATAATAGAGAAATTTATACCCAAAAGAATAGTCTATACAACAAGCCAACCATCTATCATTATACCAACAACAATCCCATATATGAACTAATTGGTTATATGGATTATTACCTGTACCTCCAACTTTAAAAGGAAACCAGTTAAGTCCATCAGGTGATCTATAATTATTAAAGTAGATATTATGCTGAGATCCAGCAATCCATGTAGAACCATTAAATTTAAAATTCCAATGAAGTTGATATTGAGGATATGTAGTATCGTAAGTCGCATGAATCCAAGATTGACCTTTATCATTTGAAATTACAATTCCATATGTATTACCACCTACTATAAAATCGTCAAATAAATAGTCATCGATAGATATTTTTTTAATTGGAGCAGTTGATGGTTCAGCATACAAAATATTGTAAATCAAACCTGCATATGGTAAAGTAACAGCAGTCCATGAACTTCCATTATCATATGAAACGTATAAATAGTTGCTACTTAATACAGGATTTGTTGTAAGCAACCATTTGCTTCCATCATACAAAATTCTATTAGTATAACTACCTTGACCAACAGCAGAACCACTTGTATTAACAGGTGAACCAGCATTAGTCCATGTTGCTCCGTTATCGTCTGAATACACCATATTATTTGTTCCTGAAGAAGGTGTATATAAAACAAACCATCTACCATTTCCATAACCTATGCATACAACAATATTACAATTTGTTATACTTCTACCAGTCCATGTAACACCATCTGGAGATGTAATAATATTTGTATTTAAACCACCACTTCCAGCCCATTTACTTCCACCAATCATCCAGATACCATTGTAATATTGTATACATTCATTACTATATACTTGAACATAATTAGGATAACTTGTCCAGTTCAAACCATCATAAGAATAATATAAATAAGATGCTGTATTTTCACTTGTAGCAATCCATCGTGTTCCATTAGATTTAAAATAGGAAGCAGTAGTGGTAAAAGAAGCTCTTTGCCATTTTAATCCATCGAAAGAATATCTATAAAATCCTACATGACCCATCATAAATCTATCTCCAGACCAACTTAAACTAACAACAGGATGACCGATTGGTAGAGGTAACCAATAAATTCCATCATTTGAATACATTGCATAAAATTGTCCTACTCCTAAAAGATATCCTGCAATAACCCATCTATTACCATTGTATGCAACATATCTAAATTGTCCTCCTATTTGTGAATTACCATAAACACCTGGTGCTGTTGATCCAGAAAACCATGTTATACCATCAAAAGAATATCTTGCTGGAACTAAATTTCCTGTTCCATCTAAAGAAACGTATTTTACAGTTTTACTTGTAGGTAATTTACTTGCTTTTACTATTCCATTGATGTAAACATTTTCATTACCTATATCATTTTTAATATATTCCGTTAATTGCCAATCATTGTAAGTAGTATTGTTAGTATAACTTGTAAATGATCCAGTTGCTCCTGTAGTTCCATCTGTGACTCCAGCAGAATAAAGAAGAAAATTTGCATTACTTAGAGAACTATTAACAGAAGCACTATTTGTTGCCTTACTTAAAATAAACATTGAATAATTTGCTGAGTCCACATTTAAATCTGAAATTAATGTATTTGAATTGACAGCTGAATCATATTTTACAATACTTTTATTATTCAAACCAGCACTCACCAAAAGAGGTCCTGTGTAAGCTGGTCCAGTAGTATTTGATTTGATAGTAAAAGATTGTCCTCCATATCCTGTTGGACCAGTTCTACTATACCATGTCGTAATTCTATCATTATTATTATAATATGTTGATAAAGTGCTTGCATCTAACCAAGAAACCACACCTGTCATACTGGAAATATAAGTGTATGCACCTGTATTATTTGAACTATTATAGTCACCCAAATAAATTGTTCCAGTATTTTCATAAGTTGCACCAGTTGCACCAGTATTTGTTGCAGACCCCGGAAGACCAGTATAACCTGTAAATCCAGTATAACCTGTAAATCCGGTTGCTCCTGTGTTTGTAGCAAATCCAGGTAGTCCTGTTGGTCCAGTAGCACCACTATAACCCGTATAACCAGTATAACCTGTTGTACCTGTGTATCCAGTATAACCTGTGTATCCGGTGTATCCTGTATAACCTGTATATCCTGTATATCCAGAGTATCCAGTATAACCTGTGTATCCAGAATATCCTGTATAACCTGTAACTCCAGAATATCCAGTGTATCCTGTATATCCAGAATATCCTGTGTAACCTGTGTAACCTGTATAACCTGTGTAACCAGTGTAACCAGTATATCCAGAATAACCTGTATATCCAGTGTATCCTGTGTAACCAGTGTATCCTGTAGTTCCAGTGTATCCAGAATACCCAGTGTATCCAGTATATCCAGTGTATCCAGTATAACCACTGTATCCAGTATAACCAGTGTATCCTGAATAACCAGTAAATCCAGTGTATCCAGTATATCCACTATATCCAGTGTAACCAGTGTATCCAGTATATCCAGAATATCCAGTGTATCCAGTATATCCTGTATATCCAGTGTATCCAGTGTATCCTGAATAACCAGTATAACCGGTGTATCCAGTGTATCCAGTATATCCTGAATAACCAGTATATCCTGAATAACCAGTATAACCTGTATATCCGGAATATCCTGTAAAACCTGTATGTCCAGTATAACCAGTGTATCCTGTATATCCAGTGTATCCAGAATATCCAGTGTATCCAGTGTAACCTGAATATCCAGTGTAACCTGTATATCCAGTAAAACCAGTGTATCCAGTGTATCCTGTATAACCTGAATAACCAGTGTATCCTGTGTAACCTGTGTAACCTGAATATCCAGTGTAACCAGTATATCCAGTGTAACCTGAATAACCAGTATATCCAGTGTATCCTGTGTAACCAGAATAACCAGTATAACCAGTATAACCAGTGTATCCTGTAAAACCTGTATAACCTGTATATCCAGTGTAACCAGTATATCCACTATATCCAGTAAAACCAGTATAACCTGTGTATCCAGAATATCCAGTATATCCGGTGTATCCTGAATAACCGGTATAACCAGTGTAACCAGTGTAACCAGTATATCCAGTATATCCAGTGTATCCTGTGTATCCTGTGTATCCTGTATAACCTGTCTCACCAGTATATCCAGTATAACCTGTGTAACCAGTATATCCAGTATATCCAGTAAAACCAGTGTAACCAGTATAACCAGTGTATCCAGTATAACCAGTGTATCCAGTAAAACCAGTATAACCTGTATATCCAGAATATCCAGTGTATCCAGTATATCCAGAATAACCAGTATAACCAGTGTAACCTGAATATCCAGTGTAACCTGTATATCCAGTAAAACCAGTGTATCCAGTGTATCCTGTAAATCCAGTGTATCCAGTGTATCCGCTATAACCTGTATAACCTGTATATCCACTATATCCAGTGTATCCAGTAAATCCTGTATAACCAGTATAACCGCTGTAACCAGTATAACCTGTGTATCCTGTTTCACCAGTATAACCAGTGTAACCAGTAAATCCAGTATAACCAGTATAACCTGAATAACCTGTGTAACCAGTATAACCAGAATAACCTGTATAACCAGAGTATCCAGTGTATCCAGTAAATCCAGTGTATCCAGTATATCCTGTATAACCACTATAACCTGTATATCCTGTATAACCTGTAAAACCCGTATAACCAGTATATCCAGTATATCCAGTATATCCAGTATAACCTGTAAAACCCGTATAACCAGTATATCCAGTATATCCAGTATATCCAGTGTATCCAGTATATCCACTATAACCTGTGTAACCAGTATATCCAGAATATCCAGTGTATCCTGTGTATCCTGTAAAACCAGTATATCCTGTATATCCTGAATATCCTGTGTAACCAGTATAACCTGAATAACCTGTATATCCAGAATAACCTGTAAAACCAGTAAATCCAGTATAACCAGTATATCCTGTATATCCTGTGTAACCAGTAAAACCAGTATATCCAGTGTAACCAGTATATCCTGAATAACCGGTATAACCAGTGTAACCAGTGTAACCAGTCTCACCAGTGTATCCAGTGTAACCAGTAAAACCTGTATAACCAGTATAACCTGAATAACCGGTATAACCAGAATAACCTGTATAACCAGTATAACCACTATAACCTGTAAAACCTGTATAACCAGTAAAACCAGTATAACCTGTGTAACCAGTGTAACCAGAATAACCAGTATAACCTGTATAACCTGTGTATCCAGTATAACCACTATAACCAGTAAAACCAGTATAACCTGTAAAACCAGTGTAACCAGTATATCCAGTATATCCTGTATACCCTGTGTAACCAGTATATCCAGTATAACCAGTGTATCCAGTGTAACCGCTATAACCTGTAAAACCAGTATAACCAGTGTAACCTGTAAAACCAGTATATCCAGTATAACCAGTATAACCAGTGTAACCTGTAAAACCAGTGTATCCAGTGTATCCAGTATATCCAGTATATCCGGTATATCCAGTATAACCAGTGTAACCTGTAAAACCAGTGTAACCAGTGTAACCAGTGTAACCTGTAAAACCAGTGTAACCAGTGTAACCAGTGTAACCAGTGTAACCAGTGTAACCAGTGTAACCAGTGTAACCAGTGTAACCAGTAAAACCAGTGTAACCAGTGTATCCAGAGTAACCAGTGTAACCAGTGTATCCTGTGTAACCAGTGTATCCAGTGTATCCAGTATAACCAGTAAAACCTGTGTAACCAGTAGAAGCACTTGCATCTCTTCTATATTTTAATAAAATACCATCTCCATTTACAGTTGTTTGAATATAGACAGGATAATTATTTGAATCAGGAACAGACGTAATTCCACCTGAAGAATTAAGATAATATAAAGTTCCAATTCCACCAGTTAAAGCAGTTGGTATTTGATCAGCAGTTAAATATTGTCCAAAAGGTCTAAATGTAAAATAATCATTTGTAGGAATATCAACACTTGTAACCACACCAATTACATTACTATCTTTATCAGATGTAGACGTTAAAGTGTGATACGTTCCATTTTCAATATAAATAAAATCACCAACACTTAAAGTATGGCTTGATTGATAAACACGAATAAATGAAGTTATGTAATTTCTACTGTTAAATCTTGCAGTCAAATCACTAATATATGTTGGAGAAATTGTATCAATTTCAAAAAAAATTGGTAATAAATTAGGTAAACCATTATCTCCTAAAGCCCAACAGTAACCATTTCCATCAGCTTGAGGTCCATGTTCTCCAGAATCAGGATCAAGTGAAAAATTATAATATTCTACGTCCTCAATAACTACATTAACTGTTCCTGCATTTACATTTAAAGAAACAATTTGAACAATTTTCCATGCCTGTCCTCCGGCATAATTACTTACCCAATGACCAACTTCTACGTCAGAGCAAGTATAACTATCACTTGCACCCTTTATTTGTTGAGGATAAACAAGTAATTGACAAGTATATTGATTACTCCCCTCTGCTACTGGAAGAGGGTTTCTTATTTTTACTTCTAAACATATCGGTGGTGAAGGTGATACGTATGATGACATTTTATTTATAAGAAATTAATTTTTTTTTAACAATATGTAATCATTGCATCTAAAAATATATGATTTTATCGATAAAAATTTTATAATATTAATATATATTATAAAATAATAACAATGTAAGATATAATTATTAAATAAAAATATTTTATAATTATACCTTATAAGTAAGATAAATTGTTGCAATTTTTGTTTCTGTTTGAGGTAAAAAATCAAATCCTGGCACTCCTAAATTTGATAAAGTAGCATTTGTAAATGTCAATAATCCATCATTTTCTGTATCATAATCAATACGACATGCCGTTTGATTAAATAATCCAACTGCTCTTTTTGAAGTAGGATTTGAACTAAGAGTAAAATTACGTCCCCAAGAAATCATTGATATTGGATCTGAAAAATTAGGATTCAAATTAGTAATTTGAATTTTTGTATTTGGTTCTGTATATTCAAATACAGAAGTTGAAGAAATATATTCATTAACAACAACTTTTGACAAATAAGTTACCCCTGTATAGTAGACATCAATTTGTCCCACAGTTCCCAATGGTCCAACTGGACCAGTATAACCAGTATAACCAGTATACCCTGTATCTCCTTTTTCTCCTGTTGAACCAGTATATCCGGTATATCCTGTATGACCAGTTTCTCCAGCTTGTCCTGTTGGACCAGTATAACCAGTGAATCCTGTATAACCTGTAAATCCAGTGGAACCAGTATAACCTGTATACCCAGTAAATCCTGTATATCCAGTAAATCCTGTATAACCTGTGAATCCAGTATAACCTGTGAATCCAGTATAACCTGTATAACCGGTATAACCTGTGAATCCAGTGTAACCAGTAAATCCTGTATAACCTGTATAACCAGTAAATCCTGTATAACCTGTGAATCCAGTGTAACCAGTAAATCCTGTATAACCTGTGAATCCAGTATAACCTGTATAACCTGTATAACCAGTAAATCCTGTGTAACCTGTAAAACCTGTAAAACCAGTGTAACCTGTAAATCCTGTATAACCAGTGTAACCAGTGTAACCAGTGAATCCTGTATATCCTGTATTACCTCCTCCTCCATTATTACTTCTTCTGTATTTTAGCAATATGGCATCACCTTCATTTGAAATTTGTATAAATACAGGTTGTGAATTATTATTTATACTAGTTAAATTACCAGATGAATCAATATAAAACAAAGTACCAACTGTTTCACTGAGAATAACAGGCATTTGCTCTTTAGGTAAAAATTGACCAAACGGTCTAAATGTAAAATAATCAATTGAAGGAAAACCAACACTTGTCACTACTCCAATAATATCAATAGATAGATCAGTTTCTGATGTTATTAATTGATAACTATTATTATCAATATAAATAAATTGCCCATTTTGAAAATTATGATCAACTTGATAAACACTAATTGCAGAAGAAGTATAATTTCTCATTGAAAAACGAGAAAATAAATCAACTACAAATTCAATTGGAAAATCAAAATAATCAACACCGTATAGATTTGGCAATCCATTATCCGCTAAAGTAAAACAATATCCAATTACTCCATCCTGAGGACCATGTAAACCTTGAGATGGTTCAAGGCTATAATTAAAATACTCAACGTCTTCAATCAAAACATCAACTTTATTTTGTCCGATTTGATAATTTGTTGCTTCAATAATTTTCCATGCTTGACCACCTTGATAATTAGTAACCCATTGATTTGGTTTTATATCTATACAAGTATAACTTGCTGAACCACCGTTATATGTTTGATCTTGTATTATTGATAAAGTACAATTAAAGATATTTTGATTTATATCAGATTGATTATTGACAGTAATTGAAACCTTTATACATATTGTTGGTAATGGAGAATTATAACTCATTTTATTTATACTTTTTATTTTTATTTTCATTTTTTTAATCAAGTGTTTTGATTAAAAAGTTATTATTAACAAATTTTTGATTAAAAAGTTATTATTATTGTTGAAACATGTGTTTCTACTGTAGGTAAAGAAAGAGTCGATGGAACTCCTAAATTGAGTAAAGATGCATTTGTAAACATTAATACTTTTTCATTAACATCGTAATCTAATCTACAACTGCTATGATTAAATAATTGAATAAAACGATATTTACTACTACTTGGGGAACTGAAATCTTTTCCCCATACGACAATAGATGATGGAAAATTAAAATTTGCAACAATATCACGAATAACTAATGTATTATTTGGAGATGTGAATGTTTGTTCAATATTTTTTGATAAATTATCACTAACGACAATTTTATTCAAAAAATTAGTGCCTGTAAAATACACTTTAACGTATGCGACTTGACTCATTTATTATTAAAAAGTAAAAAATATTTTTGCAAGTAATGTTATTCCAGATGATGGTTTTGTTCCTTGAACCCCAAGTTGTGTAAATAATGAACTTGATACTATTGTAATTGTATTTGTGCTTGGAATATAATCAAGCCTTACCGAAGAACTATTGAATAATTGAGAAAAACGCCAATTTTGAGGTGAACTACCGATATTCAAACCCCACGAATTAATTGAACTTGGAAAAGTGAATGTAGAAACTAAATCTGTAATTGTTATTGAATTCGCTGTCATTCCTGTACTTTGAGTAGTTGTATTTGATATTACATTATTGACTATTACGTAAGGAATAGTGCTTCCATTCCAATACACATCGATTGTTCCTTTTGTGGTTCCACTGTCTCCTTTCGGACCAGTATCACCTTTTTGACCAGCAGAACCAGTTGGACCAGTATAACCAGTTGGACCGGTAAAACCTGTATATCCTGTATATCCTGTATACCCTATTCCTCCAGTTGGACCTGTATATCCTGTATATCCAGTGTATCCTGTATATCCTGTTTCTCCTTTATCACCTGTATTTCCAGTATGTCCTTTTTCACCTGTGTAACCTGTATATCCTGTGTAACCAGTATAACCTGTATGACCAGTATAACCTGTGAATCCAGTATAACCTGTGTATCCTGTTTCTCCTTTATCACCTGTATCTCCTTTATCACCTTTTTCACCAATATCTCCTTTATCACCTGTAGGACCAGTATATCCTGTAAATCCAGTGTATCCGGTAAATCCTGTATAACCTGTGAAACCAGTATAACCTGTAAAACCAGTATAACCTGTGTATCCTGTATCTCCTTTATCACCTGTATCTCCTTTATCACCTTTTTCACCAACATCTCCCTTTTCACCTGTTGGACCAGTATAACCTGTAAATCCAGTATAACCTGTGAATCCAGTATAACCTGTGTATCCTGTTTCTCCTTTATCACCTGTATCTCCTTTATCACCTTTTTCACCAATATCTCCCTTATCACCTGTTGGACCAGTATAACCTGTAAATCCTGTATATCCTGTAAATCCTGTATAACCTGTAAAACCAGTATAACCTGTAAAACCAGTATAACCTGTAAATCCTGTTTCACCTTTCTCACCCATATCTCCTTTATCACCTTTTTCACCAACATCTCCCTTTTCACCTGTTGGACCAGTATAACCTGTAAATCCAGTATATCCTGTAAATCCTGTATAACCTGTATATCCTGTTTCTCCTTTATCACCAGTATTTCCTTTTTCACCAGTATCTCCTTTTTCACCTGTATAACCAGTATATCCTGTAAATCCAGTATAACCTGTATATCCTGTTTCTCCTTTGTCACCAGTATCTCCTTTATCACCAACATCTCCTTTTTCTCCTGTCGATCCAGTGTATCCTGTATAACCAGTATATCCAGTTGCTCCAATATCTCCTTTTTCTCCAGTTGGACCAGTATAACCTGTAAAACCAGTATAACCCGTATATCCTGTTTCTCCCTTATCACCTGTATTTCCTTTTTGTCCAGTTTCTCCCTGATCACCTTTTGCACCTGTTGATCCAGTGTATCCAGTATAACCAGTATAACCAGTATAACCAGTTTCTCCTATCTGTCCTGTTGGACCAGTATAACCTGTATATCCAGTATACCCAGTAAAACCAGTATAACCTGTTTCTCCTTTCTGTCCTGTTGGACCAGTATAACCAGTATATCCAGTAAAACCAGTATATCCTGTTTCTCCTTTGTATCCTGTTGGACCAGTATAACCAGTAAATCCAGTATAACCTGTATATCCTGTTTCTCCTTTGTATCCTGTTGGACCAGTATACCCTGTTACACCAGTAAATCCTGTTGCTCCTTTCTCACCTGTCGGACCTGTATATCCAGTTTCTCCTTTTTGCCCAGAACTACCTGTTGGACCAGTATAACCAGTTTCACCTCTTTGTCCTGTTGGACCTGTTACTCCAGTTGCTCCAATTCCAGTTGGTCCTGTTACTCCAGTATATCCAGTATACCCAGTATATCCTGTATAACCTGTGTCACCTTTTGATCCTGTGCTACCCGTTGGACCTGTAGCACCTGTATAACCAGTAAAACCGGTAAAACCTGTACTTCCAGTGTTTCCTTTTATTCTTCCAACATCATAAAAAATTCCATTCCCTATTGCAAACGGATTTGATGAAGAATATGTTGGAATATTAGTTAAATAACCATGAGTTGAAAGAGAATATGTCTGTGAACTATCTGTCAAATATAATGATGGATTACTCGCTAATATTAACATTTCTGTTGAATCTGATAACGTATAAGGATGATCTAAAACTGGTATGACAGACTGTAAATAATCATATAAAAAAGTTTTAGTTACTCTAATATTTGTTATCAAACCTTTGAAAAATGTCAAAGATGTATTTCTACCTAATGTTCCAATAGTATCTACAACACCTCCAAAATTCTGCACTCCGCTAAATCCATCATACATTTTTGATAATAAAATTCCATTCATCCAAGCTACAGTATGTGTACTATTTCTTTGAACAACTAAATTATACCACGTATTTTGAACACAATTGAAATTCCAATTTATTGATTCACCTCCTGCTGCCTGTAATTGCACGCTATTGCTTATTACATATAAAGTAAATTGGTTATTTGTAGTAGTATAAATTGTTCCTAATAAAGGACAAGGATAATTAATTGTTGGTGTCAAATAAAACCATAATTCAATCGTAAAATTACTTGTTCCAATAGATATTCCAGGAGATAAAGATATATATTCACTTTGTGCAGAATCAAAAGTTATACTACCACCAGCTACTCCTTGAAAAACCTGTAGATTACCAATATCATCTTGAATTATACCATCTCCAAAAGTTAAAGATGATACGTCGTAATTTGATAATTCAGTTGCATTATTTACAGAATCAACAATTATTGTTCCATGAAGTCCTATACTTCCTGTATCTCCTTTTACTCCTGTATAACCAGTATAACCTGTATAACCTGTATATCCTGTTTGTCCTATACTTCCTGTATAACCTGTTGGTCCGATAGTTCCATCATTTCCTTTTTGTCCAGTAGCACCTGTAGCACCAGCAATACCTGTAGCACCAGTACACCCAGTTGCACCAGTAGAACCTGTAACACCAGTAGCACCAGAACCTGTAGCACCTGTAGGACCTATATCACCAGTTGAACCTGTTGGACCTGTAGAACCAGTTGCACCAAAACCAGTTGAACCTGTAGCACCAGCAGAACCTGTAGGACCTGTAGTACCAGCAGAACCTGTATATCCAGTATAACCTGTAAAACCTGTAGCACCAGCAGAACCTGTAGCACCAGTAGAACCTGTAGCACCAGTAGAACCTGTATATCCAGTATAACCTGTAAAACCTGTAGCACCAGCAGAACCTGTAGCACCAGTAGAACCTGTAGCACCAGCAGAACCTGTATATCCAGTATAACCTGTAAAACCTGTAGCACCAGCAGAACCTGTAGCACCTATAGCACCTGTACATCCAGTATAACCTGTATATCCGGTAGAACCTGTAGCACCAGTAGCACCAGTAGAACCTGTATATCCAGTATAACCTGTAGGACCTGTAGTACCTGCTGAACCTGTATAACCTGTTGGTCCTACACTTCCAGTTTCTCCCTTTGAACCAGTATAACCCGTATATCCAGTATAACCTGTGTTACCAGAAGGTCCAGTTTCTCCTTTTGAACCAGTATATCCAGTTGATCCTGTTATACTTGCACCAGTTGGACCTGTTCCTCCCATATTAGCAGTTGTAAATGTTAATTCACTTGTTTCTGTATTATAAACTACAACATTAAATAATTCAGACTGTCTTAAATTTTCGATAAATATTGAATTAATTAAACTAATATTCAAATTTTCTTGAATATTTGATATTGTAATCGGAATAGATCCATTGTAAAATATATTTGTTGTTGGAAGTAAAGACTGTAAATTCCATTTCCATAAAATTTCAGCTTCTATTCCTTGTCTTTCGATACTTGTTAAACTCCTATTAATTATTAATATTTCTGCTATCAAACATTGAACTCCAACCATACCATTACCATTTAATGAATTTATGAACATATTTGATTCATAAGTTCCAGAAAAAGATAGTTTATTCCCTAAACTATTTGATGCATCCAATAATTCACCATTTTTATAACACGATATTTTTTGATTTTCATCCATTGACATAAATTCAAATAACTGCCAACTATTACTTTCAGTAGCATTGAAATTTGATAATGATTTTGTTACTAAATTTGAACTATTATTCAATTGATTTATTACATAATTATTTACTCCTTCATAATTTCCAGAAATTGTATAAAAACTATCGACTGTTTCTATCGATTGTGCTTGAATCATTGGACTTGAAATAGATTGATTTACAGGTTTATATAATAAAAATATTGAAATTCCTTGTCGATTTATTGGAATATTCGGAATAAAACTCTGTTCTGTTGATAAATAAGATACAACTCCACTTCCATTTAATCCATTTTCTAAATAAGATGGACTGGTATTAAACAAAGGTGATGTTGCTACATAACTATTTACTTTACTAACCCATGATGAAATTTTATCACCCGTTTCATAACCAGTTAATGATGTTGAATTTAACCATAATAATAAATCGGATGTATTATTTATAAAATTAAAAGGACCTGTTCCATTATAATCTCCTAATCTTATCGTTCCTGTATTCTGATAAGATGAACCTGTCGGACCTAATGGTCCTGTACAACCTGTATTTGTTGCTGATCCCATCGGTCCAGTATATCCTGTATATCCAGTATATCCAGTATAACCTGTTACTCCACTATAACCAGTGTATCCAGTATAACCTGTATATCCAGTATAACCTGTATATCCTGTTACTCCACTATAACCAGTATATCCAGTGTAACCTGTATATCCTGTATAACCTGTGTATCCTGTTACTCCAGAATATCCTGTATATCCTGTATAACCTGTATATCCTGTATAACCAGTGTATCCTGTTACTCCAGAATATCCTGTATATCCAGTATAACCACTATATCCTGTATATCCTGTATGACCTTTTGGACCAGTATATCCTGTAGAACCTGTATGTCCATGACCTGTATATCCTGTATATCCAGTATATCCTGTCAAACTAAAAACAATATCTCCACTACCAGTTGAAGTTGGAACTCCAATATACAATATTTCTTCAATAGTTGTTTCAGACTCTACGTTAGATATTTTAAAAATGTTGTTTTTTGATTTCGCCATTTACTTATTTGAAATATAAAATAATAATTATTTTATTTTATATTCATATTTACCCAAATGATCTATTTGACATAAAAAATTGATTTTGTGTGAATCATAAATATATCCATCGATTCATATAATAAAACGTATCCTTTTTCTTCCAAATAATTTTTTACTTTTAATCCTTGATCTTTATAATTATTTTCAAAACCAATAACATCGATAAAAACTTTATCAAAATTGATTGATTTGATTACTTCAAATTCAGCACCTTCTACATCGATAGACAAATAATTCACATGTTTAACATTATTTTCTGCAAAAATTGTTTCTAATCGTTTTGTTTTTACGGATATTATTTCAGTCGAACCACCATAACAAGATAATTCTTGTGATAATCTATTTGAGTGACGAGGATCAAATTCACTTTTTAATCCTGATATCATCTCAGTATAACCTTTGTTTAAAATAAATTCTGAAAAACCATCTTCATTATTAACTGCACAATTTAAATTAATACAATTTGGTCTATTTATTATTAATTGAGAATATACACTTTCTATTGGTTCTACGTTTATCCCTGTCCATTTATAATTTTTCTCAAAAAATAAAGTGTTATTTATTGTTACTCCATCATGAGATCCTACATCTACAAAATAACCATCCCAGAGATTTTTAAAAACATTTTTATGTAAAAATTCATCTTGATGATCCTGACTATAATATTGCATTTTCATATTATTTTTTTTCATTTAAATCTTTTTTATAATAAATGAATGACCAATGTTCGGGAATAGACAACATTCCTCCTGCTAATATTTTTTCAAAAACAGCAGATTTAGCAGAAAAATTAGGTGCTAATCAAGAATGTAAAAAAGAAATTGAAACTTTGGCTGCCCATTATTCTGCATCATTAGAAGCAAAAGGATCTATTGGTATTGCTTCTGCAGAAACGGCTGCACAAGCATCTGGTGGAATGGATTATATGAAAGGAATGCAATCTGGATGTACACCTCTTGTTATCGCTGCACAAAAAATTGTTAGTAATTCAAAGAAATTACAATGTATTTTACAAAAAAATTCTACTGATTCAACCGTCAATATGTCTCAAGTCAATTCTATACAATTTAAACCTCTGCCATTTACCCCTCAAGAAATTGCAAACAATGAAAAAGAAATTGCACAATTTTTAACTGAAAATCCTCGAAATAAATATATTACCGATATGCAAGAACTTCAAAACAATTTAATCTCCAAATTAATTGAATCTGGTAAATCAATCGCATCTATTAAACAATTAACTGCCATGGAATTTGGAGAATCTTGGGATAAATCTCTACAAGTTTTAAAAAATGCCCAAAAAAGAAATATTATTTTGAATAATGTGAAAATTACTCAGAGTATAACTGGAAAATTAAAAATTTTACAGCAATTATCTACTCAAGCCCAAACAGAAATTTCAGATTTATTAAAACAAACAGCTGCTGCTACTACTGAAGCTGGTTTAGCGTTAAAAGTTGGTGCTGGTGCTTTAGAACCATCTGGTAAATCTGTTTCTGAATCTGCTATTGAACAAAATCAAAATTTATCTAATACATCAGTAAATGCAAAAATTACAAACGTTTCACAAACTCTATCGAATACTAATATTTTAGAAATGGCGGGACCAGGCGAGGTTTCCCTTCAAAATATAACAATTGATCAAAATATTTTTTTAAATGTAATTACAGAAATGCTTATTTCCGATGCTATTAGTGCTGGTGTTAAAGCTCAATCAGATTTAGGCGTTGATTCAAAAACAACATCTTCTTTACAAGCAGAGGTAAAAGGTGTTGATGATATGATTAAAGAACAGGGTGATGCTAATCAGAAAGCAATTCAAGCAAATAAATTGGGTTATTTTAATTCTTTGATAAGTTTGGCTTTTTTCTTTCTTTTCATGAAATATCAAGATAAATTAGATCCTGTCGTAAAATATACTTTTATTGGAATTGCTTTACTTTTTTTTGTAATCGCTGTAATTATTTTTTTCTTATTTTTTGAATCTTTTATTTCTTCAATTGCTTCTTTTTTTAACATTCCTAAACCTGCTTTTGAATCTACTTTAAATCGTCCTCTAATCATTTATCAAAATTTATTGAAAAGTATGAAATGTGATAAAGTTTTAACTATAAAAGATAAAGAAGTATTAATATGGGATGCGTTAGATGATATACAAGCAAGAATAGAAATTGAAAAATATGCTAAATCTTATTGTTCTCTAAAATAAAAAAACTACTTATAATAAATGAGTTATGATAATTTATTTACAAACAAACTATTTACAAGTGACCAAAATAAGAAATTTTGGCTAACCTTTAAAACTGCCAACAATCTTTCATTTCTTGATAGTCAAGAAGGTTCTTTTTTTATTGTTCATAAATTTACCGATAAAGAAAGTCAAATTTTAAACTCTAATAATTCTCTTCGATTTGATAATAATGGTAATATTGCTGTTAAAGAAAATGGTGTTACAATATTACAATATAAGAATCCTTTAACAAAATTAGATTTTGATATTGCAGAACCAAGTATTGTAGATTTTTCAACAACTCCGAGAAGAAATTTTATTCTTTCCAGTAATTTAAAATGGATTTTAGCTTCACAACCAAAAGTTGATCCAACAAATCCATCAATTTCTATTCCAGTTTATTACTTATTATATAATCCTATACATCGTAAATCTTTTTCAAATTATTATGGTTCACAAGATATAGGCTCATCCGATGGCTTGACACCAAAATTAAAAAATTTAATCAATAAATATTGTGAAATTACTGCTGAACCTAATACACAGCCCGGAAAACGTCGTTTTGCAGATGTCTCTTGTTCTTGTGCTATTTTAGATGAATGTATTGATAAAGCGATCGGTACTCATATTGATAATGAGAAAGTTCGTAATTCAGTTGGACAAAAATGTGTTTGTACTCCTTCTTGTGAAATTAATGGAATTGATACAGATTCGTGGATGTCTAAAAGTAATCAATCTTCTTTTCCAAAAAAAGTTATTAAATTACTCGGTGAATGTCCACCAATACAAAATATTATTTGTAATCAAGAAATTAAAGCATACAATGGTGATGTTAAAATTGACAATTCGCAATTATCAACTCTTTGCGGTTTTGATGATTCTTCTATTCCTCCAACTACTCCACCAATTATTCCTACTAAACCTGAAATTCCTCCTCCTGTTCAAGAATCAATATTCAACACGACAAATATTAGTTTGTGTGTAATTGTAATTTTTATTTTGTTTTTAATTTTCTCATAATTTTATAATCAAAACGATTATAAAAATTTCGAATTGTATTTAATGTTTTTCTAAAATAAATGAATACAGATGATACTATTGATGAAATTGTTTACAACGTTATAGCAAATATACCGTATGCTACAGGTCCAACTGGTCCATCATTTATAAAAAGTACAATTGATGAAAATGGATTTTTATATATTGATATTATACCTTTTGATAATAATTTTTTGAATATTGGACAACCAAATATTCTCAACATTTATACACATCAATTACATATTCGGAATCATGTTATTGATACCGTTCAAAATAATATTAATTTTCCATTTAGCACATTGATTCATAATCAAATTCCTGCTTCTATTATTATCAAAGGTGGTTTTTCTTCAACTTCTTTTTTACCTTCTAATCCTTCCAATGGTGATAGTTATTTTATAGGTAATGAATTATATATTTTTACTGTTGAAAATTGGATCAATATTGGTAACGTTGTAGGAATAAAAGGAATCGAAGGACCTGTTGGATATTTTGGATACAGAGGTTACACTGGTCCAAAAGGATATACTGGATTTACTGGCATTGTTGGTATTACTGGTCCTATTGGTTATGTTGGAAATACTGGAGCAACCGGTGCAAAGTTTACAAATACTGGAATCTGGAATATTACAGACGATATTACTATTGAGAATGTTCAAAGTAATTTATATTTTACTTCTACTGGATCGTTAAAAATTGAAAATATACAATTTTATCCGTATATTGATAACTTTGCAAGTTTTTGTTTTGATCCTTATATCGGTGAATTAGTTGCGTCTCAAGCTTATGGGTATACTGGTTATACTGGCTATACTGGATTTACTGGGTATACTGGATATACTGGATATACCGGATATACTGGTTATACTGGTTATACTGGTTATACTGGTTATACAGGCTATACAGGCTATACTGGATATACTGGATATACTGGTTATAGCGGTTATACTGGATATTCTGGTTATACTGGATATTCTGGATACTCTGGATATACTGGTTATACTGGTTACAGTGGTTACACTGGATATTCTGGTTATACTGGATACACTGGATACACTGGATATTCTGGTTATACTGGATATTCTGGTTATACTGGATATTCTGGTTATACAGGTTATAATGGAGTTACGGGTTACACTGGATATACTGGTTATACTGGTTATTCTGGTTATACTGGTTATGATGGTAATAGAGGAAACACAGGTTATACTGGATATTCAGGTTACACTGGGTACACTGGATATACTGGAAATAGAGGAAATACAGGTTATACTGGTTATTCTGGTTATTCTGGTTATTCTGGTTACACTGGTTACACTGGTTATTCTGGATATACTGGATACACTGGATACACTGGATATACTGGCACAACTGGATATTTCGGATATACTGGATATACTGGATATACTGGTTATAGCGGATACACTGGATATACTGGTTACACTGGCTATACTGGTTATACTGGTTACACTGGTTATACTGGAAATAGAGGAAATACTGGTTACACTGGATTTACTGGTTATACTGGTTATTCAGGTTATACTGGTTATACTGGTTATTCAGGTTATACTGGTTACACAGGATATTCTGGTTATACTGGTTATACTGGTTATACTGGTGCAACGGGTAGTTTAGGTTATACGGGTTACACTGGTCCGGGTGGTCCTTTTGGAGCAACTGGTATAGAAGGATTACCATCTACAATGACTGGAATTACTGGTCCGACAGGTAGTGAAGGATTTAATTTTGGTCCACAAGGTCCAACTTTCTATTTTTCAAGTTTTGTCAGAAATGTTATTCCGGGTTTTACAAATGTTTATGATATTGGAGCGTTTAATAATAGTTTTGATTCTATTTTTACAAATAGTGTTAATGATACTATTACACAAAATACAAGTAATGCAATTAACATACCAAATACATCAACAATCAATAATGTTTTAATTAATAATATAACAATTATTGGTTCTTTAAGTGTTCCAGAAGCTCTCCCTCCTACTGCTTCTGTCAATCAGGCTTACATTATTAAAAATAATCTATATGTTTTTACATCATCGGGTTGGATTTTATATGGAGTAATACAAGGTTCGTTAGGTTTTACTGGTAGTATTGTTGTATCTTTTACTGGTTTTACTGGTTCAACTGGAGTTTTAGGTTATACTGGAATGACTGGATATTCCGCCTATGGACATACTGGTCCATCTGGATATACTGGATACACTGGATACACCGGATACACTGGTTACACTGGTTTCACTGGTTTTACTGGTTATACTGGTTATACTGGTTACTCTGGATACACTGGTTATACTGGATTCACTGGATCTTCTGGATATACTGGATATACTGGATATACTGGTTACACTGGTTTCACTGGATATACTGGTTACACTGGATATACTGGATACACAGGATATACTGGATATACTGGATATACTGGTTCTACTGGTTATACTGGATTTACTGGTTACACTGGTTACTCTGGATACACTGGTTATACTGGATTTACTGGATATACTGGATATACTGGATACACTGGTTACACTGGCTATACTGGTTTTACTGGATTTAGTGGATATTCTGGTTATTCTGGTTACTCTGGATATACTGGTTACACTGGTTATTCTGGTTATACTGGATACACAGGATATACCGGTTACACTGGTAGAACTGGTTACACTGGTTTTACTGGATACAGTGGAACAACAGGATACACAGGTTATTCAGGTTATACTGGATACACTGGATATTCTGGATATACTGGTTATTCTGGATACTCAGGATATACTGGTTTCACAGGTTATTCAGGATATATTGGTTTCACAGGTTATTCAGGATATACTGGTTTTACTGGTTACAGTGGATATACTGGTTTTACTGGATACACTGGATATACTGGATACACTGGATACACTGGATATACTGGATACACTGGATATTCTGGATATTCTGGATATACTGGATACACTGGTTATATTGGATTTACAGGTTATACTGGATATATTGGTTATACTGGAACGGCTATCATTGGTGTTACTGGTTTTACAGGATATACAGGATATACTGGATATACTGGTTACACTGGTTATACTGGTTTTACAGGAATATTTGGTATTACAGGTGTTTCTGGTTACAGTGGATTTTCTGGTTATACTGGATATTCTGGATATACTGGTCTTTATGGTTATAGTGGTTATAGTGGTTATACTGGATATACTGGTTATACTGGTTATACAGGTATTGATGGATATACTGGATATACTGGATATACTGGATATACTGGATACACTGGATACACTGGTATTACTGGATATTCTGGATATACTGGTTATTCTGGATACACTGGTATTAATGGTGAAACAGGATATTTTGGAAACACAGGGTATACTGGTAATACTGGTTATACTGGTTACAGTGGATATACAGGATATACAGGATATACTGGATACACGGGAATAACAGGTTACTCAGGATTCACTGGATATACTGGTTACAGTGGTTACAGTGGTTACAGTGGATATACAGGATACACAGGTTATACAGGTTATTCTGGTTATACTGGTTTCACTGGTTACAGTGGTTACACCGGTTTTAGTGGTTATACAGGATATACTGGTTTTACTGGATACACTGGATATTCTGGTTACACTGGTTATACTGGATATACTGGTATAACTGGATCAATTGGATATTCTGGAACAACTGGATATTTCGGAAATACTGGTTATAATGGCTTGATGGGATATACAGGTTTTACTGGATATACTGGATACATTGGTTTTACTGGATTCACTGGTCTTACTGGTTATACAGGTATTATTGGTTTTACAGGATATACTGGTTATACAGGTATTGATGGTTATTCTGGATATACTGGATATACTGGATATACTGGATATACTGGTTACACTGGTTTTAGTGGTTTCACTGGTTTTACTGGTTATACAGGTTATACTGGAACGACAGGTTATACTGGATATACTGGGTATACTGGTTTTACTGGTTATACAGGATATACTGGATATACTGGAATAACTGGAATAACTGGATATACTGGCTTTACTGGTTATACAGGATATACTGGAACTACAGGTTATACTGGTTATACTGGATATACTGGTTTTACTGGATATACTGGATATATTGGTTACTCTGGATATACTGGATACACTGGTTATAGTGGGTATACTGGATTGATGGGAAGTTTAGGATATACTGGTAATACTGGAACAATAGGAATTTCAGGATACACAGGATATTCAGGATATACTGGTTTTACTGGTTATACTGGATCAACAGGATACACTGGATATACTGGATTTACTGGTTATGCTGGCTATACAGGATTTACAGGATACACTGGATATACTGGTATTCAAGGAGTAACTGGTTTTACAGGGAATACAGGATACTCTGGATTTACAGGTTTTACTGGATACACTGGTATTAGCGGTTATACAGGTTTTACAGGATACACTGGTTATACTGGTTTTACTGGCTATACTGGCTATACTGGCTACACTGGTTATACTGGATACACAGGATATACTGGTTTTAGCGGTTATACAGGATACACAGGGTATACTGGTTATACTGGATACAGTGGAGTAACAGGATACACAGGTTACACTGGAAATACTGGATACACAGGTTATTCTGGATACACTGGAACTACAGGATATACAGGATACACAGGATATACTGGAACAACTGGATACACTGGATACACTGGATATACTGGAACTACAGGATATACAGGATACACAGGATACACAGGAAGAACAGGATATACTGGTTATACAGGTTACACTGGAACTACAGGATATACAGGATATACAGGATATACTGGAACAACTGGATATACAGGTTACACTGGATATACTGGAACTACAGGATATACAGGATACACAGGATATACTGGAAGAACTGGATATACTGGTTATACAGGTTACACTGGAACTACAGGATATACAGGATACACAGGATACACAGGAACAACTGGATATACTGGTTTTACCGGTTATACCGGTCGAACTGGTTACACTGGTTTTACAGGATATACTGGAAGAACTGGTTACACTGGTTATACTGGATATACTGGAAGAACTGGTTATACTGGTTATACTGGTTATACAGGGTATACAGGAAGAACTGGTTATACTGGTTATACAGGTTACACTGGATATACTGGAAGAACTGGTTATACTGGATATTCTGGGTATATTTCTTCTACAGGAGTATATTATTCTGATTACGTTTTTTGGAATGGTTCTACTTGGAAAGCAAACACCGGAACAACTGTCCATATAGGATATAATAATGGAATTTCTCAAGCAACAAATTGTATTAGTATAGGATATTATAGTGGTTATTCATCTCAACAAATAAATTCAATAGCAATTGGTTATTATTCTGGAAGTTGTTATTTGGCAACTGGTTCTATTGCAATTGGATACAGAGCAATGGATGTTAGTTCGAATACTAATTCTATTGCAATAGGTTTCAATTTAAATAATAATCAAGTAAATAATTCAATTCTGTTAAATTCTGATATTAATAATTCATATACTGGATATAGTCAAAGTTTATATATTAACTCTATTCAATTTGGCATAAATCCAAATAATAATATTTCTTATGACACAACTTTTTCTGAATTAATTTATTCGACTCCGCAACAAAATAATTTGAATATTAAATCGAATCAAATTACAAAAACAAAAAATAATTTTAACTTTACACAAAAAGTTTCACTAAAACAACAAAACATAATTGGACAATGTTCAAATTTTATTTCAAATGCACAAGAAATTAGTTTTGGTAATCCTATATCAGAATTATATCTTGCTGGAGGAGCAGGAACAAATATAATTGCTTATTCATATGATGGAATTAAATGGATTGGAAGAGGAACTACTTTGTTCAAAAATTATGTATTTTCTATTGCTTGGAATGGAATTATATATGTTTTACATCAACAAAGTGGCAGTCTTTTTGATTTTTATTATAGTTACAATGGATTTGATTGGACTGTATCACCAACAACAAATATTATGAATTCTGGATGTGAAATTGCCTATGGATTATCAATATTTGTTGCAGTCGGTAGTTATAATGGTTCATTACCAGCAAGCACAATTGCTTATTCTGTCGATGGTATCACTTGGATAGGATTAGGCACTACAATATTTGGAACTTATGGAAATGGAATTATTTGTAATGGAACAATCTTTGTTGCTTGTGGAGGTTTAAGTCCTTACACATTAGCCTATTCTACAAATGGTAAAATTTGGATTGGAGTTATTGGAAGTCCAAGTTTATTCAATTATGCAAGAAAAGGTTGTTGGGACGGGGAAAAATTTGTTGTTTGTGGATATCAATACAATAATGTTGCTTATTCATTCGATGGTAAAACATGGATTGGAGTTGGGACTATTTTTGGTTCAACTGGAGAAGGCTATGATATTGCTTTTAATGGAAAAATATATGTTGTTTTCGGATATGGTACAACAAATTCTATCATGTATTCTTATAATGCCATTTCGTGGACTGGTTTGGGTACAACTATTTTTGGAACTCAAGCAAATTGTATATTATGGGATGGTAGAAAATTTATTGGGACTGGTAATTTAAATACAGCAACAAATACTTTGGCTTATTCTTATAATGGAATTAATTGGATTGGTTTAGGTAAAAGTATTTTTAGTACTCTTGGTTATAGAATAATAACAAATTCAAAAAGACAAAATAATATTTCGTTTCCAACACCTTTAATACTTACATCTCAATCTTCTACATTATATTATCCTTTGTATTCGGTTGATAATACTACAAATTGGTCATCAATTCAAACAAATTCTGGAAATATAGTTCTTTCCAATTGTGCATACAATGGTACAATTTATGTAACAATCAATTATTATCTTTCGTATTCTTACAATGGAATAAATTGGATCAATACGTCTTCATTCATTTTTTCAAATAGTTGTAAACAAATTATCTGGGATAATACAAAATTTTTAGCAGTTGGTTCTGATTCCGCTAAATATAATATTGCTTATTCATACGATGGTTTTCTTTGGACATCTGTCTTAACTCCATACACATCCATTAACACTATTTGTTTTAATGGTTCTGTTTATTCTATTTCTGGTGTTATTGGAACTAATAAAAGCACATTTGGATATGGGTATACTGGATATAATTCTTATATTGACATATTATCAAATGTTGTTCAAACTTCGTTGGGAACTTTTCAAGGAAAAGGAGCAAATGGATGGGGAACTGCTGGTTCTATATCATCTACTCGGGGTTTTTCTACTGGTTGTTTTGTTTCTTTTCAAACAAGTTTATTAAGTTCAAATTTTATGGTTGGTTTATCCAGTATTAATACAGGAACAAGTTACGATACTATTAACTTTGGATTTTATTTAAATGGACCATGGCCACGATATGAAATTTTAGAATCTGGTGTATATCTTTCAATTATTAACAATAGTCCATCGATTAATGATATATATCTAATTACACATGACGGTTCAACTGTAAGATATTATTGCAATAATATATTGTTAAGGTCAGTTTCATACACTGGAACATTATATTTGGGAAATGCATTTAATACGACATCAGTTATAACAAATTTAGTATTTGGTCCGACTATATCACCAATTGCATACACGAAATCACCTAATTCTATTACTTGGTTTGATTGTCCAAGTAATACAACTATGATTGCAAATAGTATTGCTTGGGGTAAAAACAATTTTGTTGCTGTTGGATCAACCACTCACACTATTATGTATTCTTTTGACGGTATCAATTGGACTGGATTAGGAACTACTATTTTTTCAACTGTTGGAAAAAGTGTTTGTTATCAAAATAAATTTGTTGCTGTTGGTGAAGGTACAAATAGTATTGCTTATTCTTATGATGGAAAAACTTGGGTTGGTGTAAGTAATAGTACATCTCTTTTAACACGTGGTAATTCAATTATTTGGAATAATTTTAAATTTTTCTGCACAGGTCTGACATCTACAAGTGATTTAATTTATTCTTCTCCAGATGGCATTAATTGGTCATCCATCTCCAATACTCCTTATAATTATAAAAAGAATGTTTCTATTACACCTCTAAGTGCAAATGCATCATTTGTACCTAAAATAATTTCAAATATTTATCAAGATCCTTATTATAAAGGAACATATAAATCAACATCTTCATCAAATGGATGGGGAACATCTGGATTATCTTCTTTTACAGGATATAGTTCAAATTTGTACGTTTCTTTTAAAAGTCCTACACCAACCGTTGGTTATTTTATGTGTGGTTTATCGACAATAAATACAGGAACAGATTACACGACAATAAATTATGCTTTATATAATGATGTTGGTACGTTACGAATTTATGAATCTGGTAGTTTAATTTCTTCACATGGTACTATATCTTCAAGTGATGTAATGTCAATAACTTTTGATGGAACAAATATAAAATACTATAAAAGTGGCTCATTATTGAGAACAATCGCAGCAACAGTACAAACATATTATCTTGCTTTATCGATTTGGAATGGTAATTTACAAATGGCTGTTAGTGATTTAGTATTTTTAGGTGGTACAGGTTCTAACTATGGTGGCGTTGGAGGAGCAGGTGTTTTAATAACTTCAAAATTTTGGTATTGTATTAGTGCTACTGGAAAATTTGGTTTTTCAAATAATGGAACGAATTGGTATGCTTTTACAGATACAAATTCAAATATAAATTCTATATTTTCTAATGGGAATGCTATTAAATCGAATAATTTAGGTTTATGGATTGCTGTTGGTTCTGGAACAAATACTGTTGCTTATACTTCAACTTATGTTTGGACTGGATTAGGAACTACTATTTTCGCAACTTCTGGAAATTGTATTGAATATGGTAATTCTCTGTGGGTGATTGGAGGAACAGATACTTCAAATCGACTTTATACTTCATCTAATGGAATGACATGGACTTCAAATTCAAGTTTAAATACTCTTTTCAACGTTAATTGCACTTGTATTAAATACGCCCAAAATTTTTGGGTTGCTGGTGGTTCTTCTACAAATACTTTAGCTTATTCTTCTGATGCTATTACTTGGACTGGTAATGGTGCTACGATTTTTTCAACTTCTGTAACCGCTATAGAATTTGGAAATTCTACTTGGGTTGCTGTTGGTAGCGGAACTAATAATATTGCTTATTCAACTAATGGTATTTCTTGGACTGGTTTAGGAACTACATTGCTTTCTGGTCAAACTGGTGCAACTGTTTCTTTTTTCAAAACTATTTTTCTTGTTACTGCAGGAACGACATTTGCCTATTCTATGGACGGAAAAAATTTTATTTCTTTTACATCTTCTATTTTAACTCCTATTCAAACTGCCTATAATAATGATTTTATTATCGCTGTCGGTACTTCGAGTAATACCTCAAATTATATTGCATATTCTACTGACGGTATAAATTGGAATTCTGCTGGAACAAATTTGAATATTAATAATATCAAATGTGTTGGTTTTGGATTAAAATCTCTTATTCCTCCTTTATTTATTAGTACTACCGGAGTAGACGCTGCTAATGGTTTAGGTGGTTTAGGAGGTTTTGGTATAGGTGCTGGTGGAGGTGGAGCTGGATATTTAACTGGTGGAATCCGTTTTATAAATGCTGGTATTGGAGCGTCTGGATTTGTTTATATTGTTGAAGAAGATGCTTTATTTATTACAAGCGGTACTTTTTCAACTAATTATAATACAACTTATACTTTTATTTTAATGAGCGGAGGTGGTTCTGGAAACAAAGGTGGTGATTACTCTGGATATAGTGCTGGTAATGGTGGTTGTGCCGGTAATATTTATAAATTTTCTGCTGTTTTGTCTACATCAACCACAATTACTATTACTATTGGAAACGGAGGGGGAACATCTGTTGCTAATGGAAGTAATACAACAGTCAATTTTAATTCTACTACTTATACAGCATATGGAGGAAAAAATGGTTCACTTGTAACTTCTTCTTCAACAGCACCTACAGATATTACACAATCTTCCACAAATGACTTTGGTTCTTCTATTGGACTTTTAAATGGTCAAATTACAAGCTCATTAGTAGACAAAAATACTATTTCATCATCTATCATTTCTTCTATTACTCCTACAAAAGAATTATTATCTTTATTTTCAAATCGCACTACTCAATTTTACGTTTCTATTCCTCCATTGTTATTTTTTTGTATAGGTACTGTATTTCCATCAGATCTAATAACTGGTTTATATTCATCAATTGACGGTAGACAATTAGTTCCTGTTGATTCTCCTTTATTTAGTTCGGTGCATGATATTATTTGGAATTCCAAAATGTATTTACTTGCTTCTACTTCTGATTTTTCAAATTCATTGTGTTACTCTTATGATGGTGCTACTTGGATTGGATTAGGGTCTGCTTTTTTTGATACTTGCTATACTCTTTGTTCAAATAATAATATAACTATTGCTTCAGGTATTAAAAATAATACTTATCAAACTTTATATTCATATGATTGTCTAAATTGGTTTTTTGTCAGTTATGATTTTTATATTGCCATGACTACTTTTTACAATGGTTCATTCATTGGTTCTGCTGTTACAGCAAATACGTTAGCAATTCGTAGAAGTACAGATGGAATTACTTGGACAGATATAGTCTCTTATTTTGGAGGTGTAGGTCAATTTTTTAATGGGTATTATACAACATTTCCTCAATTGTTACAAATTAGTGATAAAATTTATTATATGTCAGCAGACAGTTTTTGGTTAATAATAAATAAGGATTTTAGTTATAATGAGTTTTATGATGCTGCAGCAGTATATTGGGATATATTTATGTGTATTGCTTCCAATAATTATATTCATGTTATGAGTGGTCAACAACAATATAATCCGGCAATCAATACCATAATTTATACTTACGACTTTTCAACTTTCTATGAAGTTATGAATAGTGCTTCTTTGATAACAAATCCATCCAAATCATGCTGGACAGGTAAAATGTTCATTATTACATCACGAAGCTCATCAGATATTACAATTTCCTACGATGGAATTAACTGGAGTAATATTTCAACAGATATTCCTACTGGTGGTGTTTACTTAACAAAATTTACATGTAGAATGTATATGAATCAAAATCCAAATAATCAAATTGTCGATACAAATTTTGATTTCACTTCAGAATCTTTCCAAAAAAATAATAATATTAATATTTCTTTTAAAACTCAATCATTATCATAAATTTTTGTTACATAATGTACAAACGGATAGTATACTGAAACACATGATACATAAATGTTCATCGCAATTATATCCATTTTCTAAAGCACAATATTCACAATGCATATACATTTTTATTTTTTGCAACCATTGAAAAACATTATTTTTCAATGGAAAATCAAATACTGTTTCTCCTACTTTATTTTTCAAAGTAAGTAACTTTTTTGACTCAAAACTTAATGATGATTTTTGTTCTTTTCCATCTCTGTATAAAATAATCTTTGCCATTTGTATCCAGTTTTTTTTACAACAAATATGAAATATCGTTTCTCCATGTTCATTTATAATACATCGATCTATATTTTTATTCATCAAAATTTTCAACATTTCAACTCTTCTTTTATGTATTACTAAATGACAGATACTTTTTTTCATACTCTTTATATTTACATTATCAATTAAAACAAGAAATAGAGGAATATCGTTATTCAAAACACTTTGTTTTAATTGCTTATACATATTAAATGATTGAATGAGAGATTATTTGTCAACTAAATAAAGTTGACAGTTCGTCCTCCTTCAACAATAAAATGATAACTGAGGATGGTGAAGTTGTTATAAATATATTTCAAAGTAGAAATTTAATTTTCAAAAGTGATAAAGTTGAATTGTATGCTATTTATGCGCCTGATTTTATCAAAAATATAACTATTTGGAGTAGTCAAAGACAATTAGACGATGCACATGTTCTATCTTTAATTAACAGTTTTAAAAACAATAAATTTTTTATTGGAACATTCAAAGTAGTAAGAGATGTAAATACTTTACAGTCAAGACTTATTGATGGAATGCATCGTCATGCTGCATTATCACAAATTATTGGAATAAACCCCAGTTTTATGGAAAAAGTTGTTGTCGAAGTTTTTAATGTTGATGATATAAATTCTCGTGAAACTTTTGAGCTTTTTAAACAAGCTAATAATTGTTTAAATTTAACAGTAGAAAATTCACCAGATGAAAAAAGTCATACTATTGTAGAACTTTTATGTCGTAAATTTCCAAAAATGATAATTGAATCTCCAGATATTAAAAGAATCAATCGACCAAAAATTAGTAAAAGACAATTGTATATTAATGTTAAACAAATAGTTGATACTAATCCAGAAAAAAACGAAGTTGAAATTGAAAACTTAATTTTAACACTGAATAGCAAAATGGCAGAACAATGTTATGATGTTTCGATGACTATGTTTCGTAGTGCAAGAGAGAATAATTTTTTTCTTACTTTGGATAAAAAGTGGTATTTAAGTATTTTTAATTAAAAAATGTAAATGTTTCTATTTCTATTATTTTTTCTCATCTTTTTTTTATCGTGTCGATATATTCTGTATACATTCCATAATACATATATAATAAAAAAGTAATAAATACTACTGCAATCATCATTCATTTAAAATTGTAAAAAAAATATAAAATTATTACAATGGGTGGTGAACAATATGCTACTTTGATTTATGGTCCTAAAATTCATTTGTCCTATGACGAATGGGTTGATAAGTTTAATCTCGTTAATAAAAAAGAATGGGTTAAAAATTTTTTGGAAAAAAGAAAACATGAAGATTCTTTCGATACTTTTACTGAAGATGATATTGATATTGTATTTTCAGAAGAATTTTTTGAGTCACCAGATTTACTTTATGATTTTTTAAAAGAAAATTCATTAATTACATGTTTTAAAGATAACCTTGATTGGGAAGAACCATTCATTGGTATAAGTGTTCAAAATTATGATTTATTTCCAGATGAAGAAAAACAAAAAGTAAAAGAATTTTGTAATAAGTATGATTTACCAAAACCAACTTTTTTTGCAGGTATTGTTGGTGAATTTTCTTAAAAAATATATTTATAATAATAATTTCTATACTGCTTCATCGACATTGAATACAACTGGTTTAGCCAAATGAATTTTCTTCATATTAATTTTCAAATCCACAAAACCTGTTCCAATTGATGCTCGTTTTCCACAAATGATACTCGCTGATATTCCTTTTGTTTTTTCTACATCTCCAGCAAAAGCTGATTTTACCATGTGTTCAACACTTTCTTCAAAAGATGCTTTACTCAATGGTCCACTTTCATCTTTTCTCAAAGTATAACGTGATATTGACGAGATACTTCCTATAAATGTCATTTTCTCTACTAATAATTTCACATGACAGATATTGATTCCATCCATGATATTTTCAAATTCTTGTAATAAAAATTGACGTGCTGCCTCAATTCCCAATGCTTCATAAATATCCCATACATTATTGGATAGCACTTTTCTCATATTTACTATTGGATGACCCAATAATTTCTTAAAATTGCTACCGTCTGTTTCAAGGATCCATTCATCATCTTCTTTTATAAAATATATATTTTCAATTCCTTCTATACCAAATAAAATCATTGTTTCTAATTGTGGAACGACACATTCGTCCAAATAGATTTCATGCATATTTTCTTCAGTTATGAATAATAATTGTTTTTCAGTAAACTTTATTTTTGTCATATCGACAAATATGTCTAATTGTCCAATATTGATAGATGAAAATACACAATGTAAATCATTGTATTCTTCTTCGATTTTCTTTGCGATATCCATCATTTCAATTCGATATTTGTACATCAATGTAGTATTTACTTGAATTGAAACACAATGTTCAAATTTTGTATAATCAGAATTATATAAAATATTAAAAGAGTCATACCATATTTCTTTTTCTTTATTCATTTTTATTTCCATTTTCAACGCTAAATCTTTCAATTTCAAACAAACTATTTGATGATTTACTGTTTCGCGAAGTTCACTAATTGTTTTGTTTCCTTTTTCAAAATAAATTTTACAATTTACAACTCTTGGAGATTTTGTTGCATTTAATAATTCTTGAAATCGTGGAACTCCTTGAGTCACACTTTTTTCATTTTGTCCTGCCTTATGAAATGTATTTAGTGTATTATGAACGACTATTCCTGAAAATAATGCAAATGTTTCATTATCTTCAACACTAAAATCATAAACATAAGAGTATAAATAATTCATTTCTCTTATGAGTTGTATATCAACTACTCTTTCCCAAACCACATCAGAATAAAAGCATTGCTCCAAACATTCTAATGAATATTTATCTTCACAATCATTTATCAAGTCAATCAAATCATACATTGTCAAATTGATTCGTTTATCAATCTTCAAAACATTATTGATATCATTATGTACTTGTTCGAAATCGTCGACAAAAGTATAATAATCATTAATACTCCCTTGAATTTTATTTTTGTCTTTTTGCTGAATTTTAAGTTTATAGCTTGTTAATATTGTATCATTCTTTTCTTCAAGAATACTATATATTCCATATAATGTTAGCAATTGTTGTAAATCAATCATTATTTTCTTATTCAATCCAATAAATCGATTGTATTGAAAAGTAAATGCTTGTAAAAAAATAGTTACCAATTCAATTCTCAATCCATAAATATAACTTGGTATTCTTTTTTGGGACAAACCCATATTTGTTTGAACGATAAATTTGTTATTTACTTTTTCATATTCCATACTACTCACTTGTAAGATATTTTCAACGAAATCATGATCAGTTTCAATATTTAATTCAATTACTTTATGACGTTTTCTCTGTCCACAACACAAGAAAAGTCCAATAAATTGAACTCTCTCTTCTAACATGTAATCAATATTTTGTGGTGATTGTTTGATTACTGGTATTTTTTCATTTACTTTCAAATCACTCCCTTTTATCGGAACTACACTGTTGTTTTGTTTTATTAAAAGAGAATGAGATAATGTAACAACAACTGTTCTACCACTTTCGGTTGTTACTTTTATCAAATCTCCGCAAGGAAGGTGCTTACTCAATTCTGTTACTTTTTTCCACTGTATTTTTTCATTCGATGATACTGACATGATTTCTATATTTTCATTAATTGTTGATTTCAATAACGTAGTGTCATTAAATACTGTTTTTACATTTCCATTTTTCATTTCATTATCAATAAAACTACCAATAGATGTTTTCATAATTATATTATCTTTTCTTATCATTATTTCTTCATGATAAGAAACAGAACTTTGTGTATTCTTTTCTCCTATTGCTTGTGCTGCCAAAATACCAACACTTTCCCCTGGTGTTATTTGACTTGCATAATATTCTTTTTCTATCTGCTTTTTCAATTCGGGTATTATTTCTGGGTATACAAGTTGTTGTTCTAAATAATATTTCAATCGTTTTTTAGTGATTTTCACAATTGATTCAGCACATTCTAATGGAATAGATGGTTGAACTTTGATAAAATTCAAAATATTATCGATTTCTTTTTCAGTTAGATTGCGTTTCATACTTTTTGTAATTTATTTTTTTTGTTATCGGAAAAAATCATTTTGAAGTAGTTGACAATTATTAACTCAAAGACAGAAAATAATATGGAGGAAAGAGTTATTAAAGTTCAAAAACCAAAATATATTGAACTTCGAAAAGCATTTATAACATTTATAAAATGGTATAATCAAAATGCTGATAAATGTGTAGAATCCAGAAACAAAATAAAACAACTTTATAGTATCTATTCAAGTAGCAAAGAAATATTAGACATACCATCATTTTTCAAACTGAAACAAATAAAAATAGCAAAAATTCACCATTTTACATGGTCTGCTTATGAAGAGAAACAAAATTTGTTCATTGTCCAATATTTAATCCAAATCATTCTCGATTATGTTCCAAAAAATACAACTTTGATATTCAAACCATCGATAACTGGACTTTTATATATGGAATTTCCAGATAATTTTGGAGAGTTAACGATTATTGAAAACAATACATGGGATGAAATTAAAAGAAATATCAAGATAAAACTACAATTTAAACCAATGAAAACAACAGAAACGTGTCCTGTTTGTATGGAAGAAGTAGTAATTTATGTACCATGTAATAAATGCACTAATCATACATGTACTAAATGCTACACTGATATTATCAAAATCAATAAAGGACTATATGTATGTCCATTTTGTAGAAATGAAATTGGGCGATTGATGGATGATGAGCAATTAAAATGGTTTTGTGAACGTTTGGAAGAAAATATCAGATACCGATCTTATTTGAAAAATTATCTCATTCAACAAAGAATATAATTTTATAATGAATAATTTATTATAAAATTTACAATGCCATAGCCTCTTCAAATGTAATATATTGTCTATTTTTTTGGTCTTGTGAATGACCACCATTTGGACCATTACCATATCCTGCTTTTCTATATATTTGTGATATGTCTCCAACATTTTTAATTTGCAAGTTTTTCTTTTTAATGATATCATTATGAATAAAAAAACAGTTTACACCATTATTATTACAATAAACGAGTGTATAATTATATTTCTTTCCTAATTTATCAAATGCCAATAATGATGCACCAAAATAATTCGTATAATCCCATCTTCCATTTTTGTCATAGATTATAATCTTGTCTTCATCAGGCAAATGTGTTGCATTGTATTCACAAATAATGATATCACATTCATAATGTTCCAATATTTCTCTCAAGCAAAAAAAATCATTAAAATCAATATCTACACATAATAAATTTATCTTTTTCGGAACATTGTATTTTTGAAATAATGCTACAATATTTTCTTTTGTGATGAATTCTTTTTTCAAATTAATCATATCATTTTCATTACTTCCATCCATTTGTAGACCTTTCCAACTGTATTTTTCTCTTAAAATACGAGTATTACATTCCATACCATTTTCAACACCAAACTCAACATAGAATTTATTATCATTATCGTCATTGTAAATTAATTCTACTAATTTCATAGTAACACCATCTTCTCCGTTTTGAGAATAAATTTTCTTTTCAAATTCACTCAACTCGATTTCCATATTTAATATACAAGAATTATTCTTTAATTTCTATATTGGTTTTTCCATTATTACTTTTTTAAAGATTTTTTACTACTTTTTTTTAAAGATCTTTTATTACTTTTTTTAACAGATTTTTTATTACTTTTTAGAGTTAATAATTTTTCAATATAATTGTTCGCTTCATATGCTGCCTTAAACCACCTTTGTTTATATGTTTGATCTTTCATCATTTTTTCTTTCATTTCTTCAAAATCTATATTATGATTTTCTTTTTCATCATATTTTTCTACTTTATTGAATAAATCTTTTAACATGTCTATAATATATTTTGATCTAACTTTGTGGTTTGCAATATGATTTTTTTTTACAGAATTTTTTTTATAAGTTTTTTCCCATAAACAAAAATCCAATTCATATTCAAGCACATATCTTGGGGCAAATCCAAGAACTGCATTGTATATACCGTATTTTCCATTGTAAAATTTATCAATCCATAATGACCAAATTTCATATTCTTCTCTTATATAATCTAAATTTTTATAAGCTTTACGACATATCATATCCTTCCATCTATATTCATAAAAACTTGGTATTTTCATTTATTTCATGTAAAGATTTATTTTATTTTCATCTAAGAATTTGTCGTAATATTGAGAGGTAAAAATGTTTGTTAAAGATGAACACTATATAATTAGTAGTAAAAATAATGATAAAGTATATTATGGATTATTTGATAGTATAATTCATAGAAGTGGACAAAATGTTTATTTTTATTTCTATTGTGTGGATGTGTATGATAAAAATATAAATTTTATTTGTGAAAAAGATTATTTATATTTAACTTTAGATGAATTAAAAAATTACGATATTTCGATGAACAGAATTTTATAATGAATAATTTATTATAAAATTTATTTTCTTACAACACAGATTTACTATATTGATCATATCTATCTGTTCCGCATGTTCTGGGCCAAACGATACCATCTAATTGCAAACCAGTGCTTCCTGTAATGTCCGAGAATTGCTTGGGTGCTGTCTGAGTCAAATCCATTTGTTCATATCCCTCAACTACGGGTTTAGAAGGGATAGAAGAATTTTTGTTATAATTTGCATCCAATCTTGCACTAATATATTGCATATACTGAGGACGTTGGACGTTTTCAACTCCAACTCTATCTTCAGCAGAGTTACATCCTTCTCTCTTTGTTTTAAAAGAATCGACACAGGCAACTCTTCCTGCAGCATCTAAACCATTCCATACAGGACAAACCATATTTTGAGGATTTAGAAATCGATCTGACAAAATTCTTTCCGCGTTGGCGGAATCAGTTTTACATGTTCTTAAAGCGGATTCTAAATTTACTATTGACATTTTTATTATTAAGAAGAAAAGATTTTTTTTAATTAAAATAATTAAAAAAAATACTTGTTTTGCATATTTTTACTTGACAAATAGATTTTTATAAACAAATTGAACAATTTATTTGATAACTTGATGGAACATTTTTTTTTAATTCTTTCATTTTTTCATACATATGTTTGTTTGGTATTGCTGATTTACATATGTCACATGAATGAAATTCATGTATTGTTCTTACAACAAAACCTACCTGTGTTAATACTTCTGCAAAACTAAAATGATCATCTGCTTCAAATGCAGATACTAAAAGAATTTTTTGTGGTTTTGCTTTGAATACATCACATAATATATTCCAATTTGCTTGTAATTCTGGATAATCAGTTGAATATGAATCTAAAACATCAATTATCCAATTCGGATATTTTTCTTTTATGACATTAAATATATCTTCGATTGTTTCCAGTTCAGTTATCATTTGTTTTGTTCAACATTTTTTGTCTATAAATCTTTTCAATTCCATAAGGACGGTGTTTTTTCTGGAGACCATTCTAATATTGAAGAATGTGATTGTAAACATTTGTATACTTTTCCATTGAAATTTACAACTTGACCTACTGTATAATTTATTCCAGTAGACCAATTACTTTCTAAAAGTGACCATGGATTTTTATCTGGTGTGCAAGATAAAATATCTGTTGTACAAATATATTTAGTATTATTATAGAAAACGATTTGATTTTTTGTATATAGTTTATCTTTTACCCAATTTTCTATATTAACAGAATTAGGAACTGGGATAGGATTTACTGGAATAGGAGTAGGATTTACTGGAATAGGAGTAGGATTTACTGGAATAGGAGTAGGATTTACTGGAATAGGAGTAGGATTTACTGGAGTAGGAGTAGGATTTACTGGAGTAGGAGTAGGATTTACTGGAGAAGGAGTAGGTATTTTACTAAATACTTGTTTGGCACAATTTAAAATATCCATACAAGATGGAGTTCCAGATTTTTGATATGACCATACAAAAATTCCATTACTTGACGAATCATTCATTACACATTTTGCATATGATTCCACTTCTTGTAAAGTAATTACATGACCACCCCATGCTTCTGGTGGAACTTCTGCTCCTAATAGTAAAGTTCCAGAATAATATTTTCTATATGCTTTGAATGCTTCTAAAGGATTATAAACATTTGATGCATCATACGACATTATGTTTATAAAATCTAAATCTTTACCATTTGATTTTAATCCAGCGATATTCATTCCAGTATTTATACTTTGTGGAAGTTCAGTCGCTCCATAGCATCCAACTGAAAAACCAGCCAAAGACAATAAAATTCCTTTTGGTAATGAACTTTTCATTTTTTGAATAATAGGACCAAGTTTGTCAGAATCAGCACAACCATTGGCAGGTTCCCAATCAATATCTACACCATTTACACCTAAATCTTTTACTAAAGATGCAATATTAGAATGGTTGAATATAGTAAAAGGATAAGTAGCACCACCAACAGCAATCATCACAATTACATTTCTTTTTTGTAATAATTGAATTGCACCTTTTACAATATTAAAATCAGAAGAAAAATCAAGTCCTGTTCCTGTCCATGAATTTGAACCAGACACATAAGAACAATTTGGATTAACAAACGAGAGAATCACAATATTAATTGAGTCAGGTATTTTTGATAAATCAAAATTTGATACAGAAGATGACCAATTAGCACTCCAACTTTGATAGTAAACTGCTAATGGATTTTTTGGCAAAACAGACATTTATTTACAGATTTTATAAAAAAAATTTATAAAATTCAATCAAAAACTTTTCTTTCAAGACTTCTAACTCGATTTTTTAAATCTGTCAAAATTTCAAATAATTCTCTTGAATCATATTCTTTTACACCAGGGGTTTCGGGGCTTGGAAAACCATCACTTGAACTCGTCCCATAAGAACTTGAAGAGTAAGAACTACATGTATCATCTTCTTCTATATCGTGTATTTTTTTAAAATCAACTGGTTTGGAGGCAAAAGATTTATAATATGTTTGTATACCTTCACTTTCATACTTTATTGATGAATTTTTTAATTCTTCAATATTGATAAAATCGATTATTTTTTGTAATTCACATTCTTTTTCAACAGAAACAAAAAAATGGGTTTGATCATTGTGTTCTAACCATTCTCCGTCCAATACGTTTAAGAAATTCTCAAATTTTTCTTTATCACAGACAACAACAAGTAAATCTTTATCAAACTTTAACCATTTTAATACCATTTTTTAATAATAAAAATAATACTTTAAGTTATTTTTGGCTTAAAAGAAGAAATAATTTAAAATTAAAATGTTGTTTAACTTTATTAACTTTAATTCTATTCCTTTTCATTCTCCGTCAAATTTTGACAGAGATTTTGATATAATCAAAGAGTTTATTGATGATATTGATCAAAATGATGAATTTTCCATTGTTTGTTTGAATGGAGTCTATGGATATAGAAGTGGAATTTTTGGTTTCCTCATGAATCATTTATCAAAATGTATAAAAAATCAACCTACTTGTATCAAAAATTTTGTAAATGGTAAATGTTTCAAAGATGATCCTTTTTATTGTAATGATATTGATATTATTGCATCTTATTGTTGTTATATTAACAGATTTATACCTATTTTGAATTTCGGTTATTGGGATAATCAAAAAACATTTATCAATCATAATTATTTTCAAAGTCAACTAAAATATATCAATAATGATTCACAACAAAAGTTATTTTCTTTTTCAAATCCAATGTTAGATTCTGGTTGTGCTTTTATTTCAAATAAATCGCCATTATATAAGGGTTTTGTTCCTCTTGAAAAATCCGATTCTTATTTAGATAAATTAATCAATAAAGGTATTCAATGGAATTATTACGAAATTCAAAAAGTTGGATATATTTTCATTACTTTTAATTTATCTTCTGATCGAAGTTATACTCGTAAGTGGTTTGAGATTGAAGAAATAATATGTTTAGCGAATGAAATTCAATTAAAATATGTTAATTTTGATATTATCACTGATTTTCACTGTATTATTATTGGCGATTTTAAAATTGACTTGTCATATATTTCTCATATTTTATCAGCCTTTCACATTAATCATTTACACGATACAACGTTTTTGTTAACTTCCGACAGAGATATTCCTATTCAACAAAATATTGTTTCAAATCAAACTTTAGTTAATATAAAAATTGATAAAAAAAAAGAAGAAATTTCTATGGTTAAGAGTGAAATTATTTGTAATCCTTTACATGAAGAAAGCAAAGAAATCGAATTTGAAAATAAAGAAGAAATAGAATTTGAAAGTAAAGAACAAATCGAATTTGAAAGTAAAGAAGAAATAGAATTTGAAAGTAAAGAAGAAATAGTAATTGAAATTCCACAAGAAGAACTTAATGATATTTCTCTACAAAAAAAAGATAATCTTTCTTTACAGGATGAAGAAATACAGATTATAATGAATATAACTGAAAAAGAAAAAGAATTTGAAGAAATAGATATAGTTGAAATTAAAGATGAAACTTTTATTCATTCTTATTTTCAAACTGAACAAGATGAAGATGATGAATGGACTCGAATATAAATTGATTTTTAAAAATACTTTGTTTTTAAAATCACAAAATGCGAATTATTGTAAAAAATTTTAGATGTTATCGTGAACAAACATTTGATTTTGATGCAAAAGGATTATTTTTAATTTCTGCAAAAAGTGGATCAGGAAAAAGTACTATTTTAATGGCTATTAACTTTGCATTATACGGTTCAAATGCAAAAGTTTGCACTTTTGGAGAACAATCATGCTCTGTTGAATTTGAATTTAGTCAGTCTTTAAAGATTAAAAGAACCAAAAAACCAAATCGTTTAGTTGTAAATGACTTGTATGAAGATGAAGTAGGTCAAAAATTAATTAATGATATGTTCGGTGAACATTTTAATATTACAGGTTATATTGCTCAGAATGCGTTGAATTCATTTATGATTATGAATCCGACAGATAAATTAGAATTTTTGGAAACATTTGCTTTTAAAAACATTGATTTACAACAAATCAAGAGTAAATGTAAAACAGAAATTAATTCTTATTATACTGAATTTACAAAACTTCAAGCCATGCGTGAAACAGCAGAAAATGAATTGAATGCTTTACAAGAACCAGTTGTGGTAGATTTTCCTTTTAAAACAAAAAACAGAGAATTAAGTATTAAAAATGAAAATACCCGATTAATTAATAGCACTAAAAAATGTGCAAAGTATAAAAAGAATCTTATTGATGTTCAGAAACAATTGAATGATTTACAAATATTAAATGCTTATGTAAAAAGTAAGATGGAATCAATCGAAACATTGAATAAAACTTTAAGAAAATTAGAAGAAGAAAAGACTATTACTACTTACTGTGGAAAAGAACAATTGAGTGAATATAAATGTCGTTTGAAAAATATTCAATCTTATAAAGAACTTGAAGAATTAAAAATATCTATTGAAAAAGATAAACTTAGATTACTTGATATGTTTAAAAATGAACAAATGGAGAAAAGTGAACAATTAGAAAAAATTAAAAATTCTCTTTGGATTGATTATTCACAAGAAGAGTGCGAAGAACTTATAAAAGATTATAAAGAAACTATTAATGACATTGAGAGTATTAAGAATATACAAAAACAAATTGATGGTCTTGATTTGTCAGATGTTGATGAACTTCAAAATGAAATTGACATTTTGAAGAATTCTATTGGTGAAAAAAAAGAATTGTATGATATTGAGGTGAAACAATCTACTTTATTTACATGTCCTTCTTGTTCATCTGAATTGTATTTTGAAAATAATAAAACGTTGTGTTTGAAAAAAAAGGTAAATAATAACGCAGATATTGCTTTAATCAAAAATGAAATTGATACTTTGAATAGAAAATTGAAACAACTTGAAAACCATTTGTTTTCTGCAAAAGATAGTCATCAAAGAAAAATACTATTGGAAAAAAAGGTTCTTACTATTAAAAATAAGTATGGTGATGATATGGATTTTGACTCTAATTTCAATAAGGATTTACAAGAAATAAAGCAATACTATTCGACTCAATTGATTTTACAAAATAAAAAAGATGAATTGGAGAAAAGTGGATTTTCATCGTCTTACAATTATTTGGAAAAAGATATTCAAAAACAACAGAAAAAAATTGCAGAATTAGAATCAAATGCTTCCATTCAATATTTGAATGAAACCATGAATGAAAATCAATTAATTGAGATAATTCAGACAGAAGAAATGAATAAAAACAAATTGTTAAATATAAATGAAAAATTCAATTCTATTCAGAATGAATATAATAATAATCATGAATTAATCTCAGACAAAAAAAGAATATATATGCAAAAGTATGATGAGATTGCAAATGAGAGTGAATTAGAAGATAAAATGACCAAATTGGAAAATGATATAAGTGAAATCGAAAAAGAAATTCTTTCTTTTCAAAAAAATTTAGAAGCAGTTGAGAAATGGAAAAAATATGAAGAAGAAAAACAAATCTATGAAAAACGTCATTTACATTTTATTGAAATTGAGAAAAAAGAAAAAAAGATAGGACAGAAATATTCAAGTGCATTGCAATTAAAACAACATATTTTAGAAGCTGAAAGTATTGCTGTGTCTCATATCGTTGATAATATTAACTTTCATGCTTCCAATTATTTGAATGAATTTTTTATTGATAATCCAATCTCTGTCAATCTATCTTGTTTCAAAGAAGTTAAAAAAACAAATAAACCACAAATCAATGTCGAAGTGTTTTACAAAGAAATGCAATGTGATTTAAATACTCTTTCAGGTGGTGAATTAGCAAGAGTAATTTTAGCCTTTACTTTAAGTCTCGCGGAGATTTTTAATTCTCCTTTGCTTTTACTTGATGAAATTTGTGCCTCATTAGATGAAGAAATGACAACTATTGTATTTAGTTCCATTAAAGAACATTTTAAAGATATTCCGATTTTAGCGATTTCACATCAGTGTACAGAAGGTATTTTCGATAAAGTAATAAAATTATAATTAATATTCTATTTTTTCCCAATTCAAACCCAATACACCTTTTATTTTACAATCTGTGTAATTCTTTTGATTTTTTTGTTTTAATGACTGAACATAAGTCATATCCACTAAAGAAGGATGAACATACCAGTCTTCATATGGATTTCCAAAATTTGTTATATCGTCAAATACTCTAAAATAACCTCTTTTTTCAAAAATTAGACGAGAATTTGCTCTTGTATCTCGATAATTTGTTGAATAAAAGTCATGTTCGAATGTCACTGTTGCAAATTTATAATTATCTAATACTTCTCTATCCAATTTTTCCAATGTTTCAAGTGTTGAACCATTATTTGCTTCCAAATCGATTTGTAAATAATCAATATTTAATGGAACATTGTTTTGTTCAAACAGTTTTTTATAATCAATTAAAGTTGCATTATTTATTATATGAATACTATTTTGTCGATGTTCTTTGTATAATGGTAAATATTTTTTGTCATATTCAATCATTATTCCTTTCCATTCCAATATTTTTTCCAATAAAAAGGTATTATTGATGTGAATAGGATGATTTGATCCGATTTCTACAAAATATCCATTTTTCTTATTTTTCAAAACGGTCATAACGAATTTGTCTTGTTGTGCTTGTCCATTCATTTTTTATTTATTATAGATAAAAAATGTCTTTAGTTCATTATTATTCTTTTTTTAATGTTATGATTTCTTCCAAATCTTCTTTTGTATAATCAAATTTCAAATACCACTCTTTTCCATAGTATGTTTCAAGAATATCTCGTTCTTCTTTTGTTGTATAACTTATATGCAAACCTGATTTTATTGATTCAGTAATATAAGCAACTGCATCATCTAATAATGATGGAGCATTGTGAATATTGGATGTTGTATAATCAATATTTTTATACATGGATTCTCCTATTTCTTGGTATTTTTTTATATCTTCTGGTGACATGTTTTTTTTAGCATTATCAACCATTTCGTTATTCCATAATGATCCCTTATTCATTTTTTTATACAACAACATTGAATTCTTTAAATTCACGTAGTCGGTATTTTAATAAAGTTACCTGCATAAATACAGTTCAAACCATCTGTATCTAAATCTCCAAATGAATATAATGTTTTATACCCTCGTTTAAACACATCTCGTCTTGCATTATACTTATACAAACCAACATTTGTTCGAGTTGGTTTCATAAAATAAAGTAAATGATAATGTTTTAGATTCAAAGAATATAATTGATTTTGAGTATACTCCATGCATTCTGGTGTAGCAGGTCGACTTGTAATTATAATAATTTTTAAATTTAATTGATAACATACTTGATAAATATGTGCAATTTCTTCTATTAATCGTCCGTATGGGTCAATTAAAGTATTATCTATATCAAAAATTACAGCACTATTTTCAGTAAAACTCATAATATTGAAAGAATCGATGATGTTCTTTTCGATAAACTTCAATTTCATTTATTTAAACAATTAAAATAAGAAAATAACAAAATTATGTTTGCATTCAACAAAGTTAAATTGGTTTCTTATTCTTTATTCAATGAAGAACCAAAACTAAGTATTTTAGAACAAATTGCGTATATGGCAAGAGTTAGTAATCCAACGAATCAAATGTTGAATCAAAAAAGTGACAAGTTGTGCGATTATTTGATTAAAAATCATCATTTCTCTCCATTTGAAATGTGTTCTATTGTTTTAGAGATAGAAACGACTCGTGATATTAGTAGACAAATTTTACGACATAGAAGTTTTAGTTTTCAAGAATTTTCTGGAAGATATGCAAATGCTGTTGAAGAATTGGGACTTGTTACTCGTGAATGCAGATTTCAACATCCAAAAAACAGACAAATGTCTATTGAACCAAGTGAAAATGAAGAGATTGTTTCACAATTTGAATCTTTACAAGAAGATATTATTGAAAAACAGAAAGAATTATATAAATTTTGTATTGACAATAAAATCGCTAAAGAACAAAGCAGAGTTATTCTAAGTGAGGGTTTATTGAAAACAAAACTTTATATGTCTGGAACTATTCGTAGTTGGATGCATTACATTGAAATTAGATCAGACAAAACTACTACACAAAGGGAACATTATGATATTGCTATTAAATGTGCAGAGGCTATTATGCCTGTTTTCCCCCATATTATGAATTTTGTTCATGAATCATATTTTCAGTAAATTTTGAGTTCTTAATTCACGAATTAAAAACTCCTCGATTTTATCTATTCTTACTGTGTGTGGAACTTTTATTAATTTAATATTATTTTCTTTACACATTTGCTGTTTCATATAATCTCTATATTGCTGATTGTAAAATGCTTCTTTGTTTTTATGAAAATATGGTGTATACTCTGCGTGTTGTCGTCCATCATATTCAACTGCGATTCCTAATTCTTCATTATAACAATCCAATTCTAAATTACTTGTGCCACCTGTAACTGGATTTTTCAAAAATTGCGGTCGAACTTTTTTAAATCTTCGGTGAAATAAACTTTCTAATACTCGACGACATTCAGTTTCTCCTTTACTTTCTTTTTGTTTTTTTTCTTGCGGTCTTTGTATTAACATTTCATCATAAAAATAATGTGTTGACCAAGATCCTTTCTTTCCTCTAAACCAATGATATATTCCACCTATTAACAAAAAAAGAATACATAATACTAACACAACTTCAAATGTGTATTGTTCTACAAAACTTTTTACTTCAAGAAGTTTACGTAACATTTTTTATTTCTTAGCAATTTTATATTTTTTCTCTACATACTGGACAATCAGCCTTGTATTGACTCCATTCTTTTATACAGTTTAAATGAAATGTGTGGTTACAATTTATTGTCGTTATTATATCATTTTTATATATTTTATTCATACAAATACAACAACAATCCATTGTTTCACTTTCACATTTATAATCATTGAATTCAATATTTACATTTTCATTTTTTCTCAAACTTTCACACTCTTCTAAACTTTGAACAAGAGTTTCATTTAATACATCTTCATCATCTATTATATTGATTGCAAAAGTAAATAAATCATCATCAGTTGAAAAATAATATGTCTGGAATTCATTTGATGATAATATTTGATCAACCATTTCTCTCACTGTTTCTTCAATCTCTTCATTTTGTAAAAAAATTGAGCGAACCTCTATACTATTTTCTTCTTCATTATTTTTTTCTTCTTCATTATTTTCTTCTTCCAAATCAATCAAATCTGGTAAGCTTTCGTCATCGGATAGTGGTGGTAAACTTTCATTATCGGACATTTATCATAATAAAACTTTATTTTTAACTGAAAAAAATAAAGTTCGATGTTTTATTTCTTTTTCCTAAATTGTGGTAGAAAAATACTTCCGTCATAATTTCCCCTTGGTGTCAAATTTTTTGCTGGGGATATATACATATATTTGGGTCCGTTAGCCTCGTAAGTAAGTGGTATCATATCACCAGTCTTGTTGATACCTAAAGGCGATTCATACTCTTCCTCTTCTTCAGGAGGAGTATTCTCCAATCCTCTTGGTGTAGGATATTCTTCATCATCTACCTCTTCTTCTGCTTCATCATCTACTTCCTCTGCTTCATCATCTACCTCTTCTTCTTCTGCTTCTTCATCTACCTCTTCTTCTGTTTGATCATCTACTTCTTCTTCTTGATCATCTACTTCTTCTTCTTCTTGATCATCTATATATGCTTCATCTTGTATTTCTTGTAGATTTTTATTGGGTGAAAGTAACTTTAAATCCCCAGTAACTGACAAACGTTTTGGTTCAACAGCAGATGGTTGTTTGGGAGAACGAGAAGAATATTGTTTTGAAGGATCAGGAGCTGAGGAACTTTCTGGTTGAACAGGAGATGTATCATCATCAATAATTTTACGTTTTTTCTTATTTGTTTTCTTTAAAGGTGAGGGAGAAGGTGTAGGTGAAATTTGCTTTGCTTGTTTTGCGAATGTTTTTGATGCATTTTGTTCATCAGAATTATTTTGTCGCTGAGGTGATGACTGTTCCTTTGTCGATCGTTTAGGAGAACTTTTCCGAACACGTGAAGAACCTTTAGGGAAAGAACCCTTACGTATAGGGGAAGAACCTTTACGTATGGGAGAAGAACCTTTACGTGTAGTAGTAGAACCTTTACGTGTAGGGGAAGAACCTTTACGTTTAGAAGAACCTTTACGTGTAGGGGAAGAACGTTTACGTATAGGGGAAGAACGTTTACGTATAGGGGAAGAACCTTTACTTATGGGAGAAGAACCTTTACGTGTAGTAGTAGAACCTTTACGTGTAGGGGAAGAACCTTTACGTATAGGAGAAGAACCTTTACGTATAGGAGAAGAACCTTTACGTATAGGAGAAGAACCTTTGCGAGAACGTCCTCCAATAGAAGAATTATTTAGTATTTCCAACTGGTCTTTGATTTCAACTAACAATTTCCTATTAAATTCACAACATTCAAGTTCGTTTTCAAAATTTCTTGGTTGATACTCTGGTATTGGTTCATTTTCTTCCAAGTAATAGTTTGTTGGTAACATCCCTGTTTTTACACGTGTATAAAAAGATTTTGGATTCTGTTTGAAAAGTTGATTTTGAACTTTATTGATTCTTTGATCCAATTTGTTTTTAACAAATGAAAAATAATGCAAATTACATGGAATATTAGAATTTAATTTAGATTTAATTTCAAATAAATCTAATTTTGCACCTAACATTGTTTTTATACTGTTATCAAGTTTTCTTGACTCTTGAGTAGTCCATGTTACTAAATCTTTATTTCTGTTAAATTGTATATTTTTTGATTCAAGATATCTTGCAAGTGCTGATTCCGGTTTTTTATTTGGATCATAAGGCATTTATATATACACAATTTTTTATTTGTATTCACATTTTTGAACATAATAATTACCGTTTACATTTATTATTTCAAATGGTTTACAACATCCAATTACTAAATTTTCTTCAACTAATTTGTCACACATTGACTTATTCAAATGAGGATCAACTTGCTGAAATGTATTTTTATAAATTCCATGTCGAAAAATACAACAATTTAGATCTGTTTTTAATACATCTATTGGTAAATTACAGTGAGGACATTGAAATGATAACAATTCATTGTTAACGATTATTTTTAACATTTTTTTCCATATAATAACGGTTTTTTTAAATCTATTAATATATCAAAGAAAAATGATGTAAAGAAAGTTTTTTATAATAAAAAATCAAAAAATGGAGAATAAAATAAAACTTTTACCAAAAGAATTATCTTCAAAGATTTTTTATTATGTTGGAAATTTTCATCCATTTATAAATGAACTTAAACAAATTATTTTACGATTAAATGATAAAAAGATCCATTACGATGAAAATAACTGTATATATTCTTATGAATCAATTATAAATGATACTGGATATGAATTGAAAATTTCTTACAAAGATGATTTTGGAAATTTTGAATACATTAAAAGAGTCACTATAAGTGAAATTTTATTAATAACAATTACAAACGAACGTTTAATGATATTAGACGATGATTTTTTTGAAATAACTTTAGAAAATATTTTAATAAAGTTGAATTTTGATATTTTTTATATTATGATCATTGAATAAGCAAAAGATGGAAAATATTTGTTTTAAATTGAAAAAATGATATATAAAGAGAAATTTGCTTTAAATAACATAAATGACTACTAATAATATTGTTTACCCTGACTTTGATGATATTGTTGTATCAACAAAGACATTCATTGTTATGACTAATCTTGTCCTGAATTTAAAAAAATTATTCGATTTTTTACCCATTACTCCTTACACTGCTGTTCAGAAAAAACGTGGTAGAAAAAAGAAACTATTTTCACCAAGTGATGTTACTTCTATTGTTGAAGATGGTGCTATTGTAACTTTAAAATATGAAAATCAATTGAAAGGTGTTGATTTGAAAGCAAAAAAATCATTGAAAAAAAAGAAAAGTAAATGGTTTCGCAATAGTTTTACCGTTGTAATTATTCTCGATAATAAACCAATTAACTTTAAAATTTGTCAAAATGGAATGTTTCAAATTACTGGTGCTAAATTTGATAAACACGCTGAAGGATGCATTGAACATATTTGGAATTTAATCAAAGATGAAGAGCATAATATTTTTACTTTTTCACGTGGTTCCGCGGTTGAGGCTATTTTTATTCCTGCTATGCGTAATATCGATTTTAGTTTAGGTTTTCTCATTGATAGAGAAAAACTTGCAAAATACATGAGTACACAGACTGAATTTCATTCTCTTTTAGAAACTTCTTTTGGATACACTGGTGTTAATATCAAAATTCCTATTACTGGTAATATTCAAAATATGGAATTAAAACAGATTCAATATATCGGAAAAAAGCAAATTACTTCATATTTATCTTATGGTGAATACATGAAGCGTCTATCACCTAAAGAACAAGAAAAAAAGATTAATAAAGACAGATACACGACTTTTTTAGTTTTTCATTCTGGTAAAGTCATTGTTTCATCCATTACAGCCGAATTTACAAAACCTGCGTATAATTATTTTCTACAAATTATATCAAAATGTAGAGAACAAATAGAAGAAAAACTTGATGTTTAATTTTTTTTGATTTTATTTATTTCTTTTTAAATAAAATGAATTACTCTTCTTTTCAAACCCAAGTAAAAGATAATTATGATACTTTTATTAGAAATTTAAGTGATAAAAAACTTTCAATACTTATTTCTACTAATCCTTTTGAGTTTTCTAAACTTTTGTCGAACGAAGAAATCAAAAAATACTTTTTTAATTTAGACATTCGATACAAAAAACAATATTTATATAAAATTTTTACAGATTCTGAATCATTATATACTATCGCAAAAATGCAGACTGATAAAGAACTAAATGATTTCGTTAATACTACTTTGACTCCTCGTTTAGTCGAACAATTAGCAAAAGTAGTCATTGTTAATAGTAATATGTTATTAATACAAAAATTTCTTTCTGTTATTCCTATTCTTGATATGAAAGAAATTATCGTAAAAAATAAAACTAAAGTTCAAAATATTCTTTTAAAACTTTCAACTCAACAACTTTTACCTTTCTTTAAAGAGAATTTTGAAGAAAATTTTGATTTTACTGGAATTCTTTAATCATAATATGGAACACATCCTTCACCATACGCACTTTTATATGATTGATATCCATATTCACTGTTACTTTTAGCTTTAGTGTAATTTACTGTATAAAAACTACCTCCACCTGCTGATTGGCTTTTGGGATCTATTTCTCCTCTTTCCAGTTTTTTCATTCTTTCCACATAATTTGTTCTCATTTCACTCACTTTTACATCATTTATTCCGTCATAAGATGGAATTTTGATATTTGATGCAATATTATTAAACGCTGGAGTTAATATTTGACTTTCGCTTGGTGGTTTTTGATTAATCACGTTCATTTTATATTTTATTTTCAACAAAAAAATAAAATTTTATTAATTAATTATTAATGTAATTTGTTACACAATTTCCGGCATCTTTTCCGTATGCATCCATAATATTAGGATAACCTGCACAACTATTTCCTGCTGCAACCAAAGTAGGTCTAACTGGTCCATAGTTGGGTACTGTATAAGAAGGTGTGTAATTTACTGCCGAAGGCTTTGTCACTGGTAAAGTAGTAGGGGATGGATCAAAAGATTCTTTCTTTACGACAGGAGCAACTGGTGCAACTGGTGCAGGAACAACAGGGGCTGGAACAACAGGGGCTGGAACAACTGGAGCAACAGGGGCTGGAGCAACTGGTGCTACAACGGAAGGAGATACTGACTTTTCTGCAGATGCACAATTGCTATATTTTCCCAATCGAGCATAAGAACATGATAAACCATTAACGCTAACTGTATTCATTTTTATAGATAGTCAAGAGAATTTATTTTTTATTTAAAATATTTTTTTATTGGAATTTCGATATAATCTTTATATACTTCATTATCCATTGTAACCATTTTATTCAAAAATACTACACTTTTTCGCACATCATTATAATTATGTAAACTCATTTCTATTAGTTTATGACTCTCTATTGCATTTGTTATATTTACAGTGTCATATTCTATTCGAATTTTTAATTTAGATAATATATATGCACTTATCGCCAGTAAAGACGGTGTTATTTTCGGTAGCGAATACAAACTCAGTTCTGCTATATACCATGTTATTTCTTTCAACTCATTATTCTTTTCATCATTTAATTCAAATAATAAATGTAAAAAGTTATTCACTCCAGTTATATGATGCAATTCAAATTTCAAAACATTTAAAATCTTTTTTTCTGTTTTTATTATTTCCATTGTTACATCATTGTAACTAAATGTTTGCATATATCCTATTATACAATGAACAAAAAAGTCTATTTTAAATGTTGCGTCAACCGTTTCCATTTTTAATGAAATGAATAAACAAGTTATTCCTACTAAATGATTCACTTTGTCATTACTTTTATTTATATAATTATCCAGTATCGATACACACGAAAAAAATATATCTCGTTTATTTGATATATCCAATGTATTGATGATGCAATAATTTGTTAATTTATTATTTAGCCATCTGATTATCACTTCTCGTTGTAAAAGATTCGCTTTACTTTCATATATTTTTTGTTTACTGAATATTTTTTTGTAGAATTCGAGGTGATCCATTATTTTATGTTGTTATTTTTTAGTCGTTGACAATTGTCAACTATACAGTAACCAACTACGGGATTGAAGAGAGTGATAAAATGATGACAATACCTAATTTTTTCTCATTTTATGAATTGGCTTTACTCTATTTACAAAATGACAAATCTCTCTTTACAACAAAACAACAAATAAATTTAATGAATTTTGCAATTGAAGTTCGATGGATTTCGTTGATTACTACACTTTATTCTGATGGAATTGGATTTTCTATGATCAATGACGATAATGAGACCATTCTATTCTCTGCCATCAGGAATAATTATCCAGTTTTCATTAATATCGCAATTGCAAATGGATATGATTTAAATGTTATCAATAAAGACGGGGACTCGCTATTACATACTTGTATTAAATCAAATAAATTGTATATTGCTGAAACGTTACTTATGACGACTATGAATTATAATGTTGTCAATAAAAAAGGATTAACTCCTTTATCTTTATTGGAATCTGGGATTATTCCGTCGACTTCACCTAATTTTTATTCTGTATTGAATATTTTGAATGTAAAAGTTTTTAATTTAGTGTTTTAATTTGTAATTTTGATTTTTAAATAAAACTGTATAATAATAAAAAAATGTTTTTCACTAAAAAGCAATCTTTTAGAGATAATTTTTCTCTTACTGATAGAATCGCTGAATCCAAGAAAATTCTTTGCAAATATCCAAATCACATTCCCGTTATTGTTGAATGTGATGATAATGTTCCTAAATTAAAAAAATATAAATATCTCGTTCCTGATGATGTTCCTGCAAGTCAAATTATTGTCAGTATTCGAAAAAATATGAATGTTGATAGTGCTACTGCTATTTTTATTTTTGCTGATGATATTATGATTTGTCCTTCTATGCTTATGAGATCTTTATATGAACAATATTTAACCAGAAAATCTGCGAAAGTTAAAAATCAAGATGAAATGTTGGATCGCTTTTTTTATATCTATGTTACTTTTGAAAATACATTTGGAACTTCATTGAAAATTTAAAGTTTAAATTCTTTAAATATATCATGAACATAATTATTGATTCAAGAGAAGTTAAATTAATTCAAGAACTTGAATTTATTAAAAAACAAGATGAAAAGTCTTATAATCATATTCAAATTATCCCTAAACCTTTAGAAGTTGCTGATATTATTATTCAATCGTCGGATGAAATTGATAGAGTTTTAATTGAAAGAAAAACTGTTAATGATCTTTTGGCGAGTTTTAAAGATAATCGTTATACTGAACAAAGTTTTCGATTAGATGGATATCCACTTTTCAATCATTATATTTATTATCTTATCGAAGGTCCGATTCAACATGAAAAAAAAAGTATATTATCTTCATTTTGTTCTCTTACTTACTTTAAAGGTTTTTCACTTTTACGAACTTTTGATATAAAAGAAACTGCTTCTTTATTACTCCAATTTGCAACTAAAATAGCAAAAAACGATTGTAAAGAAGGTTTTTATGAAAAAAAGAATGACGAAATAAAAACATATACATCTGTTGTAAAAAAGAAAAAAAATGATAATGTCAATGTTGAGAATTTCGGGGAAATTATTTTATGTCAAATTCCATCTGTCAATAGTGTTACTGCTATTGCCATTATGAAAGAATATAAAACTATACATAATTTAATTGATGCTATCAAATTAAATTCTAATTGTCTCGATAAAATTGTTACTAACAATAATCGAAAAATCAGCAAAACTTGTATAAAAAATATCATACTTTTTTTACAGTCTTCCTGACAAAAAGAAATCAGTATAGTGATTTATTGAGAAAACTATAACAGCGATCAATGCGAATATTACAAAGATTAAAAGTAAATTTTCGAATATAGTTTTGTTTGCAATTGAGGCAAAATATATAATCAAAAATATAAATCCTAAAATCGCTATTAAATCTCCTAAATGTGTTAACTTATTTATAAGTTCTTTCATTATTTTATTCTACAAAAAAGAATAAAATAAAAAGTCAATTAGATATACTTTGCTTGTTCTGCCTCACTCATTCCTTTCCAAATGGTACTCAATTCTGTCAGAATTTGTTTCTGTTGCAAATCAGGTTTTTGTGCCTTTAGAATAGGACGATGAGCTTTGCAAAAATTCAAATACTTGTTTGGCTGACGCTTCACTTTCTTTTCATCTGCTTTTACAGATTCCTCTGCAACTGGTTCTGGCTCTGTTGTAATTTCCACTTCTACTGGTGGAGAAGGTGGAGTCGCTACCTCGACTTCTTCTACAACCTCTTCCTTCTTCTTCTTTGACTTGGTTTTCTTTACAGGAGGATTTTGCTCCAAATATGTTTGCTTTTCTCCCAAATATCTCTCTTTATCGGCTTTTGCCAAAGCATCATATTGCTCTTTATCCTTATCAGAAAGACCCTTCCATCTTTCTCCCATTACTTTTACAATATCTGTGCTTTTAATATCTGGTTGTTCACTCTTAATCTTCAATCTTTCTTGGGAACAAAAATGCAAATATGCTGATTTGTTCTTGCTAAGTCCTTCTTTTTGCTTTGTTGTCATTTTTTTATAGTTAAAATGCATTTCTTTAAATCTTCTTTGATAAAATTGATTTTTTCCCACTTATGTTTCAAAATTCTTCAAAACATGACAAGTCTATACGAAAACTGGGAAGATTATTGCTCTGATAGTTCTTTGAATATCAAAGATGATGATTTTATTAAAGATGAAAGTGAAAGTGAAAGTGAAGAAGAAAATCAACATCAAAATGAACTTTCACGAGTTAAAACAAATTTATCTATGGATGCATTTATAAAAAAACAAAAATTACATTCTCTATTCAACCAAAAAAGTAGAAAACCTGAAATTACCATTATCTCTTCCGTAAAAAAAACTGATATTATTGAAAAAGAGGAAAAAAATGATGACGAAGAAAAAAAGAATGAAATTACTCCTTTTCTCACTTGGGGTTCAAATAAGAAATCTACTTTTGTTCCTTCTTTTAACAAGAAATTTGATACTGATTTTCCTATTCTTTCCTTATCTTCCTTCAAATCAAAAAAAGAGATTAAACCTATCCAAAATATTATTCCTGAAGAGCAAAATGATCCAATTATTACTGATGAAAAATGGATTGATATTTCTGAAAAAAAGAAAAACACCAAAAAAAACGTTGAAAATTCCAAAACTCGCTTATGCAATTCAATCATGAATGGTATGAATTGTGTCTATGGTGAGAAATGTCAGTTTGCTCATTCATCCAGTGATTTGAATATACTGGAATGTGCTTTTGGTAATAATTGTAAATTGATTATTTGCGAAAATAATCAATATAAGAATCATCAAGATAAAGTTTGTTCTTTTTTACATCCGAATGAAACAAAAGATAACTTTATTATTAGAAATTTCAAACAAACTGTCATTAATAAGGTTATTGAATGTATTAAAAATGATAAACCTATTGAGATTACTATCAAAAAAAACTTTGAAAAAACTCAAATTTGCAAGTCCATCGCTTTGAAAAAAAAGTGTTCACATGGCAAAACTTGCAAATTTGCTCACAGCATTGATGAATTGAATGTTCTCAATTGCTCTTTCGCTGATAAGTGTAAACTTATTACTGTAAAAAATATGATTTATTCCAATACCAATGAAACCAAAATTTGCTTCTACAAACATCCTTCTGAATCCAAGGCGAACTTTCTTAAAAGAAATAAATTGTCTTAAATTTCTCCAAATTGTTCAAAGTTTTTCGATATTTCGTGTATCATTATTGAATTATCAAATAATATTTTATCCATTTTTAAAGTTAAAGTTTCGTATTTCCATCTAATTTTTAATATATTATTAATTACATCTTTTTTCAAAACATTGATTTTCGATAAATCATTATTCAAATTTGTTAGTAGATGCGTTCGTTCCATATCATAGTGCAAACCTTTCAGACTGTAATCTGCATATTTTAGTGTTGCTTCGTGGATTTTATCCATCGTTATCTTTTCATTCTTATTCAGTTCCTCCAGTAATTTTTCATATTCTCGACAACATATATTCAGTTCTTGTTTTTTTTGTGCTACTTTCGCTGATACTTGAAAAACTGTTACACGATTTTCTAACATTTCATTCAAAATTTTACTATGTTTTATTTGATTTTGATCTAATAAACGATGTATACCTGTTTTGATTCCTCTTATATCTTCTACTATGTAATCCAATTTTTCAAAAAATGTTTTCAAGTCGATATAAATATATAACTTGTTTTCATCTTGTGATGGAAAATTATAAATCAAAAATGCATCTAATTCATCATCTTTTGTTATCGAACAAAAATAATTTTTATAAAAAATACTTAATTTATATCGCATATTCTGTACACAAAACATAAATCGCTTCAATTGACGGTAGACATCTCGTAAGTTCTTTTTATCCTTTCTTTTTATATCCTTGAATAATTCATGTTGATAGTTATCTTTTAATCTTTGTTCCATATCCACATTATACTGATTCATCGCTATTTTCATATCAAAATCATTATAATACTGCGATATATCGATTTTGTCTAACTGTTCTGCATATTCACTCGCTATATCTCCTTCGTCTGTAAACTCCATATACATTAATTTATATATATTTTCACGATTTCGCACCTTTAATTCATATCGAGACGATATATACAACATGAATGTATTTGCATCTGTTATACTATATACTTCGATATATATACAATAATCTTCCAAAGTAAAATAATTTCGTGGAACGAATCCTTTTGATGCTAACATATCCTCAATTTTTTCTAATGAAATAGGCATGTTTATTAACTTAAAATTATAATTACACTTTTTTAAAATGACAATTAAATTCGATTATATTAACCAATTACCTATTGATAATTCTATACCTTCAAAACTCGAATTGGAAATTTTAAATACTATTTCAACACAACAACAAGAATGCACAAATATGTTTTTTTATGATGTTATTTTTATTTTTTTACTTTTGTTATTATTCTCTACAAAGTATTCAGACAATTTAGTTTCTTCTTTATTTCCCTGTTTTAAAGATAATTACATTATCACTTTGATTAAAACTATCCTCTTTTCTCTTTGTTACTTTATTTTCAAACCTTATCTTTCATAAGACATTGAATATGTAAAATAACAACATCATTTCCAACAATGTCACTACTGACAATTTCGTATAATCCAGTTCATAATTCTTTATCGCTTTTGTTCCTTCTATATCTGTTTGTTTCAAAACAAAAAATGGTCGATTATAAATTAATAATATTATACTTACTATTATTATTGCTATACTTATGAATATATAAACTCTACTTGATATTTTTATTGTTGGTTCGACTACTTTCTTTTCATCTATTACTTTCAGAGGTTGAATACTGTTGATTTCTGTTGTTAGTTCATTTATCTCTTTTTTATATTTATGTAAATTTTCTATCATATCTATGTCCATTTTTATTATTTTTAAATGTTTTTAATTTAAGAAAATTAAAAACTTTATTCCTCTTCTTCCATTTCTTCCTCTTCTTCTTCCTCCATTTCGTCTTCTTCCTCCATTTCGTCATCATCTTCCTCTTCTTCCTCAACCATCTCTTCTTTGATTTCAACTGCTTCTTCCTCTTCTTCCTCCATTTCCTCTTCTTCTTCGTCCTCTTCATCTTCTTCTTCCTTAATCATCTTTTTTATATAATACTCAACATCTTTCGCTGACTTATTTATCTCCTTGATACTATCATCCATTTTTTGTTTTTTTTGCTGTGGCTCTTTTACAGGAATATCATATTTGAACCCATATTTCTGACACAATTCTATATCTTCTTCTGTTAAATCCTCTAAAACATTATTTTTATAAGTGGCAAACACTATTTTATCTATGTCAGATTTGAAAACAAGTTTTGATTTTTCATGCCACCATTTATCAATTATTTTATTTTTTTTCAAAATTTTATGTGATTGATCTTCTTCTTTTGTTGTTATTTCTGGCACTGATTTCATTTTATATCCTTTTTCTTTTTCCTTTTCCTTCTCTTTTGGAATATGTTTCGCACAAAATTGATCATGATTTTTCTTTTTTGAGGTACATGTTGTTCCTGATTTATTTCCTCTTAAATACATATATTCACACAAATTATTCTCTTTTGGTGCTTCTTTTTTTGCTTCTTTTGGTGACTCAGTTGGCGTTGGTTTTACAACAGATACTTTTGTAGTTTTTGTAAAACATTCATTGAATATTCTCCTCAAATCTTCTTTATTCAATGTATATTCTGTTGATAATTTTTCAATATACGTGTTAAACACTTCATCTATGTATACTCCTAAAGATGACATTATTTTTTATGGTCTGACTATTTTGTAGTTGACAATTTATGACTAACAATAGCCTTTATTAAATCTCCTTTATTCAAACTTTTTACCGTTCTTTCTGCCCATTTTGTTATTTTTAGATTCTCACATAATACAAGTAAATCAGTTTTTTTTAATTCGGCATACTCATTTTCTTCTGTTGATAATTCTTCTTTACAGGTTTTTTTATATCCTCTTTTGTTTTTCACTGGTAAAGAACTTTTCTTTTCTTCTCCTACTTCCTCTTTTTCATCAGTTTTCTTTTCTTTTTCTTCATCAATTATCTCTTCTTTTTCATCAATTATCTTCTTTTCTTCATCAATTATCTCATCTTTTTCATTACTTTCTTTCTCTTTTGTATCACTTTCTTCCTCTTTTGTATCACTTTCTTCCTCTTTTTCATCAATTTCTTCCTCTTTTTCATCACTTTCTTCCTCTTTTTCATCACTTTCTTCCTCTTTTTCATCACTTCCTTCCTCTTTTTCATCACTTTCTTCCTCTTTTTCATCACTTTCTTCCTCTTTTTCATCACTTCCTCCGTCACTTGGTTCTTCTTCTATTTCTTCTTCATACTTTTCCATATCTTCTTCTCCTTCCATTTCTTCCTCAAAATATTCATCAAAATCATCGCTTTCATCTACTTTTATTATAAGATTTGGAAATTCTTTATCTGTTATCAGTATATCCACATTATATTCATATATTTCATTTTCTGAATTATAATATGTCTTTTCATTCAAAAACGGACGAAAATTATAAGTTATCAGCATTGCACAAAACAAATCTCTGATTTTTTTTCCATTATTTTGTAATCCTGTTACTCGATAACTTATAATTGAACTTCCTTCGTCACTTATACTTTCTAATACTTCCTCTTCATCACTTATACTATAAATAAAACCGACATAATTTATTTCTGGATCTACTTCATCTTTACAAGGTGAAAACAAACATGAACTATTCAAGTTGATATAAATTTTATGTTTTCGACAACCATCGAATACTTTTTGTAATTTTTCCATTTTTATACAAATCATTATATTATTTTAAAATGATATATTTGCTTTTCAAAAAATAATACCAATTAAAATTAAAATATTTCAACTAATAAATGACATCAAGAGCTCCCTATTATAAAACTGTTAGTCAAATTTATTATCCAAGTGATTCAACTTTACATAAAGCACATGAACCTGTTTTACTCGTCGTTGATGACGTAAAAAACGTTAAAGAAAATTATCATGGAGTCAATAATAAATTACCTCACGTTTTTGGTCCTCCTATTTGGTTCACTTTACACAATGCTGCTTCTCACTACCCTATTGAAGCCTCTCCTATTTATGCCGAAAAAATGAAAAATATCATTACTGCTATTCCTTTACTTTTACCTTGTCAAACTTGCAAACTTCACGCTACTGCTTTTATTGAACAGATTAAAGATTTTCTTCCTGATATTTGTGCTTCCAGAAAAAATCTCTTTGAATTTTTCGTTGACTTTCATAATTTTGTTAATAAAAGACTTGAAAAACCTATTATTTCTTACGAACAAGCTCACGTTTTATTCCCTTCTATTCACGATGATGAAGAGTAATTTAAAAAAACATCTCTTTTTTATAAACTATGTCAAATTATGGTGAAATTCTTGATGATTTTAATCCTATAAAAGATTATCTTTACTCTCTTTTTGTTAATTATTTTGGTAATCCTACTATGACTAAAATTAAAAATGATGCTCAATTTTCTATGTATGCTGTGAAATTCTTTTGTCTTTTATCCAAAGAATGTAGATATCTTATTCTTATTACTTCTATTAATTCTTATTCTATTGGTTCTGTTGATGAAATGAAAAATTTGAAATGGTTTTCTCTTCAAACAAGAACTTTATTTGAACAATATAATTGCCTTACTCATTCGTATTCTCCTTCGTCCTCTTCTCCTCTTAATGTTGTTATCAATAGAACTAACATACAAGATGACGCTTCTACTTATTCTTGTGTAGAATTTCCTATCATTATTACTCTTTTACATACTTCCAAAAAAGATAAATTCTCCTATCAAAATTCTGGCACTGTTATCGCTGCATTAGAGACTTTTGAAACTATTATTACCTTTAATAATCAAGTTTAAATATTTACTCATTTTTAACAAATGTCTTCTATTTTAGAAATTCAATATGTTCCTCCTAACAGACCTTATTCTTCCTTAGAACTTTATGATTTGAAGGAGAAATTGTATAAAAATCTTAAACTCAATAAAACTTTATTTGCTCATCACGACTGTGGACATTTCTATCTCGTTAGACTTTACGGGAAAAAAGAAAAAGATATTGTCTCTTTCAACAAGCATGGTAATTGTTCCGTTTGTTGGAAATTGAAAAATACAAGATCTGATATTATTCATTTAGCCCAAGAATTAGTCCATTCCTATTGCAATAGATTCAATGACCCTATTTCTTTTCAACGTCTCGATTTAGAATCCGTTTTCTACAAATGGTTGTATTTATAAAATATTTTTTATTTTATAATACTCCTTCCCATCCCTCTTTACATTTATTCTCTTTACATATTTCTTTTCTTTTACAATCAAAATCATCTGAACATACTTGATTTCTTTCCATTGATACTTGATAACATGGTTTTTCACATTGTTCTAATCGTTTTGCTACCAGACGACGCGGATCACAATATTGTTTCACATTCATTGATGATTGACATTGTTCACAATAAAACATTCCTTCTTTCGATAAACACTCTCGACATTCTTTTTTTTGCTCTTCACTATATTCACCTTTTTTTTCACATTTACCTATGTTTGGATGACTTATTTTTAGTTCCATTTTATATAAAAATGATTTTTTTATTTTTTTTATTTTGACTTTCCAAAATGAACTCTTCTGTCGTTAAAAAAAAAAGAAAAAGTAAAAAATACATTTTTACATTGCACAAAAACATTAACACTGAAAAAGTTGACCAAAAATACGGTATTACCATTGTTTCTAATATTTCCATTGTCGATGAAAATTTACCTGAAAACTCTACCAAATTAACTGAATTACCAGAACTTAACAACGATGCTTCATTAGATGTTATTTCTTTTCTCGATGAAACAAAAAGAATTTATCAATGTAATATTTCTATGATTGATTTCAAAAAAGGACAAAATGTTAAATACTTGAAATATAATTGTTTTTGGTGCAGAAACAAATTCGATTCTTCTCCTATCGGTTGCCCCATTCAATATATTTCAAAAAAAGCGGTCAAAAATTATTACTCTGAAGTCAGTAAAGATAATTATATCATTAAAGAAAACATTACTAAAAAACGATCAGATTTATTAAATTCTGAATCAAATTTCGTTTTTCTTCCTATTAAATCTTCTCATAATTCTTCTATTGATATCAATCAAAATGAATACTATGAAACGGATGGGATTTTCTGTTCTTTTAATTGCTGTAAAGCTTTTATTAAAGACAATAAACATAATAAACTTTATGAATTCTCTGACTTATTATTAGCAAAATTATATCAAGATATGTTTAATGTTAATAATATCATTATCAATCCCTCTCCTCATTGGAGATTATTACAAGAATATGGTGGACATTTAACTATTTCTCAGTTTAGAGACAATTTTAACAAGACAAAATTTGAAAGTCATGGCTTTATTCGTAATACTGATGTTTTCAAACCTATCGCTTCTTTATACGAAGAAAAATTAAATTTTTAATTTCGTTTTGATAATCTTTTCTTAGATCTTTTCTTAGATTTTTTCTTACGACCATCACTTTTTTTTGACTTTTTCAATTTACGACTACTTTTTTTTATTTTTAATGTTCTACCAGTTTTTGATTTTGTTTTTCTTCCATCGCTATGAAGGCGACTTCTTCGTCTACGACGACGACCATCTAATTGTACATATTGATCCATACCTGACTCTCTTCTGTTTTTCAACTCTTTATTTAAACATTTATTCAATTCTCTGTCATAATACTTAAGCACTAAACCCATTTTTGTTAAATAGTGAATTTGAATTTTGTTTGGATCTGCTGGTGTAGTAGATGATGTTTGCAAAGGTAAAACACCCAAAGAATTTACATAATTCCACAAATCCATCCAAGACCACGAAGCACCTGTTGAAATTGAATAAATAGTATTAACGTGTTTTGCGTATTCATTTTCATCAAATTTAAAATCTTTATCTGTTTTACCTTTTTTGAATTTTAAAAATTGCCGTAAGTTATCTATTTTTACAGGAGCAATATCGGCAGTACCATTTTTTAATATTTTAGTAAATTCTTCTTCTTTAAACATTTTCCAATTTTCAGAAGAAGTAAATTCTTCAATATCATTTCCATATTTTTTCATATATTTATCAAAAAGAACATTGCAAATTTCATATGAAACAGATTGTAATTTGTCCGCTTTTATTACTGTAATTCCTGCTTCCTCAGCTATAGAAAGTGCTTGTTCTCTTGTCCAACCATAAAGTTGACTGTAATTTCTTAATAATTTTAATTTATTCGTTTCTGAACCTGCGTTCTTTATTTGATCAACAACTGCGTTATAATCCGTTATTTCTGTTGAATCAATATCCAATTGTTTTGGAGCATCAAAAAAATAAACTTGATTTCCTTTTTTAAACATTCGTAATGGTCTTGTATCAACTGTCATATCTGTTAAACTATTCATATTTTTATTTATACTAAATAAAAATATTTTTCAATCATAATTAAATTTAATGTCTTTTTGACAATCTTTTCATCCACTCGCCAAGTTTACTACCATCACTCTTTTTTACAGTTTTCTTTGGCTTCTTGCTTGCCTTCTTGCTCTTGCTTTTGCTTTTGCTTTTGCTTTTGCTTTTGCTTGCCTTCTTGGTGACAGACTTTTTAGCAGGTGACTTTTTAGAAACTGACTTTTTAGAAACTGACTTTTTAGAAACTGACTTTTTAGAAACTGACTTTTTAGCGGGTGATTTCTTCTTCTTTTTACCATCTTGTTGTTGATATTCATCCATACCCGATTCTTTTCTCTTCTTCAACTCTTTTTTTAAACATTTGTTCAATTCTCTGTCATAAAGTGCAATTATTGGTACAAGTTTAAGTAAATAATCGTTTTCTTTTGCAGAAAAACGTCCTGAAGAAACAGGAAATTGTACTTCTCCTAACTTATTTCTCCTTTGATTAAATGGAATTTTATATTGATCAACTATTGATACAAAAGGAATGTTTGAAGTGCCTTGTTTGACGATTTTTTTGTATTCTTCTTCTTTAAATGCTATCCAATTTTGAGAAGAAGTAAATTCTTCAATATCATTTCCATATCTTTTTACATATTTGTCGAAAATTACTTGGCAAATCTCCTTTGAAGCGGTTTGTAAACTATCTGTTTCTAATTTTTTTAATCCAGCTTGTTCAGCAATATCAAGTACTTGTTCTCTGTCCCAACCATAAAGCTGAGTATAATTTTTTATTAATTTTAATTGTGCTGATTTACTGCCTGGAGCTACACCTGCAGCTTTAATTTCATCAACAATTTCAGAAAGATCAGTTAGTTCCTCTGAATCAATATCGACTTGTTTTGGTGCGTTCAAAAAATAAACTTGGTTTCCTTTTTTGTACATTCTCAATGGTGCTGATCTGTTTGCTATATTCATCATTTTTTATTTATAGAAATAAAAAAATATTTTATCGATTTTTATTTTATTTTTAAATAAAAATCTATTTCTTTTTTTTTCCGTCTGGAAATTGTTTGTAATCATCTAAATGAACGTTTTTCTCAATTTGATAATCTTTCATCATTTTTTCTAAACTGGAATCGATAAAATCAATGTATGAATATTGGTTTACATAATAAATATTTGATGTTACAGTATTATCATTAAAAGTCAAAACTATTTTAAAAACATCGTTTGTTGAATCATCATTTTTTTCTATTTTATCCCAATTAATGACTTTATTTGTTTCATTAATTATATCGTTATTATTAAATTTGTTGTTATTAAAAGCACTTGTAAAAACAAGTGTTCCATTTAAATTATTTCTAAATAATTGAGTTTTAGTTAATTTCAAGTTGTTATCAAGAAATTTTATCTTTACTTCGTTGATCTTATTCTCATCAATGTTTGTAACATTGAATGTTTTATTATTATAATGATAATAGACTGTTATTGCTTTTTTAACATCAAAACCTTGAACATAGTGTGTTCCAAGTTTAGCATATTTATCTGCAAGTTGTCCCAACCATTCTTTCCAATTATCTGTTGTAAAATCAACAACATCTGGATATGTTTCAAAAAATTTTGGAAATATTTGAGTTTTAATTTCATCTCTATATTTTTCAATTATTTGTGGATTGCATACTTTTATTCCTCCACAACTACTTAATTCACGTAAGACATCATCCGATATATTTTGAACCAATTTATAATATTGCAGAATGTAAAGAATCTCGAAACGTATTGATGGATTCTTTTCAGAGTCTTTTGCTAATTTTTTCAATATGTTTCTCAATTCTTCAAAATCATTCAAATCATCCAAATTAATATTCAGTGCATTATTTACTGTTTCCACGAGATATACATTTTTTCCCCGCTTATATATTTTATATGGAGTTTTTTTTGATATCATTTTTTATTATATTGAATTTTTTAATTTTTTTTGATTTTTTGGCTGATTTTCGAAGTGATTTCTTCTTGATTTTTTTTTTACCTCCGTCACTAACTGTAAAAGAAGTTTCTTTGAATTCATCCAAATAAGACATGTTCTTTTCATTCATAAACTTCAAAATACTTTTATTCAAAACGGAGTCGACAAATATGAGTAAAGAAGCCAAATATTGATTTAGTCGAACAACTTTATTACCATCGAATCTTTTATCCATATAATAAGTACCAATAGGAATATATTTATCTTTGTTTTCTTCCTCAATTACCTGTATATTTCCAGTATCGTCGATTGCAAGTAATTGACCTTTATCCATTGGCTTTGAAACAAAAAAACCAATAAAAGGATTGAATTTAACACTGTTATCGAAACATTTTTCGTTGATAAGATTGTCAAGTGTTTTATTTAAAACATCTTTTTTATCTTTCTTTAAAACTTTCAAAAGGTTGTGGTTTGAATCATTTACACCATTTCGAATATAATCTTTAAAAATAGAAATTTTCCATTCAAGCCAATTTTGTTTCGTAAGTTCAGTTAAATCTTGATACTTTGAAGTGAATTTGGGAAAAATAATTTTATAAATATCAGCTTCAATATTTTCAAGTTTTGTTGAATCATAAGGAGCAACAATACCAGTGAGATAGGCGAAATTTTGAATTTCTCTGTCAGTCAAGTTATAAAAAAACTTATAACTTCCAAGTAATTTCATAGCAAATGTAATGCCATTTGTTTCCTTTTCTTTAATAATAGAAGAAATAATCATGTCAAAACCTTGTAAATCGTTAAAGAATATATTATCAACAGTTTTTGGAGTTCCTACAGGAATAGAAACAATTTTGTCTCGATGTTTGACTAATCGAGTAGGTGTCATCGTAGGAGGTGTTATATTCATGTTTTTTATATTAAACAAATATAAAAAAATTAGTAATGCATATTAAATTGCATTCTGTTTGGATGCTTATTATTAATTTTAATAGGAGCGTGAGAACGTAATTGATGTTGATTAAAATCACCTAAAACAGAAGTCCATACAGTTTTTTTCTGATTACATTGTTCTAAAAGGAGAGTATTTTCTACATCGTAGACAATTCTTTCAATAGTTTGTTGAATCATACTTTCAACATATTGTTTAGGAGTGTATTGTCTTGCGTCAAAACCTTTGCCTGGGACAAAAGATAAAAAAACAGTGTTCATAACTTCTAAAATTCTTTTATCAGGAATAATAATGTCTCTTTTCATAAAATCAACATGTTGTAATCTGGAAGTGCATTGTTTTGAAATATAATTAACAACATCGGAACTAAAAAATAGTTGAACTTGTGGATTATCGTCAAAATTCGAACCAATATACTTATGTTGTAAATCGTTGAGATAAAATTGATTCTTTTCAGTAACAATTTTTTGTAGATCAATGTCAAAAACATCAATACGATTTTTCAAAGGTTGCTGATACATTTATTAATTACAAAATAAATTTTAAATAAAAGAATTATCTTGTTTTTGTTTTTTTCATCATTTCATCTTCTTGTAAACGAAGTTTTTGCATTGCAGTGGCTTGAGCGATAAGACTAACTTTTTTTTCATCTTTTTTGTCTTTTGGTTTTTCCTCCATTTCGAAAGATGAAACATTATCTACTTGATCATCGATTAAATTGTCAATATAATCATCTTGTTCAATTACAGTATGGTTTTCTGGATCAATAATAGTATGATTTGGAGGATTATTATCGTTTACAGAAGAAGAAGTTTGTTGTTGTTGTTCTTCTTGTTGATAATCTGGTTGAGTTGTAACAGGAGGAGGAGGAGGTGAAAGAACAGTATGAAAATAAACAAAAGCCTGATTACCTTCAAATTTTTGTAAAACACCAGTTAATTCAGACACAATAAGTAAGGTAGGAACTTTGGTGATATTGAGACTTTTGTCATTGAGTATACGTTTTCTTGTTTTGGCATTGTCAATAGAAAGAAAATTCAAATTAATATCAGGAAGAGACGATAAAAGATTAATCAAATCCTTAGAATGAGATGAAAATTTACTATATATAAGAAGATAAAATTTTTTCATAATTTTAAAAGTATCAAAGTTTAATTTTAAATTAAAATAATCCATATAAAAAATGAAGAAAGAAGGTTATGTATTTTTAGATTTAGATCAAACATTAATATCAGCACAGAGTCGTTTTCTTGATGATGAAGATGATGAAGAGGAATATTATGAAATAGAAAAGAATAAACGAAAAGCAACCAAGTTCAAGTATATGAATATGGATAATTATTATGTTATATTCGAACGTCCTCATTTACAAAAATTTTTGGATTATCTATTCAAACATTTTAATGTGTCTGTATGGACTGCAGCAAGCCAAGAATATGCAATGTTTATTATCGAGCATATTTTGATAAAAAACAAAAAAGAGCGTAAATTAGACCATGTATTATTTTCATATCATGGAAAACGCTCATCAAAATTAAAAAGAGGAACGAAAGATTTGAATATGTTGTGGGATGTGTATAAAATCCGAGAATGCACGAAACAAAATACGGTGATTTTGGATGATTACGATGAAGTATACAATACTCAAGTAAATAATTGCATTATCGCGAAACCTTTTTACTTTACAGATGATAAAAGTGAAAAGGATCGATTTCTGTTGGATTTGATACCCGAATTAGAAAAAATGCGTCTTCGAATTGAAAAAAAAGAAGATTTGAAAGTATCTGAAATTAATCATAAAATGGCTTCTATCCATTCATGAGCGAGTTTTTGAAATGTCTGTGTCATTGCCCATTGATAAGCTCTATCAATTAAAAGATTTTTTAGATTCTTTCTTTCCAGAGTGAAAAATAGTTTTTTCAAAACTTCTTCTTCATTGTATGGATAACTGTAAAGAATACCCTTACATTCAACAATTTCAGTCAATGCAGCCAATTTTGCAGTTACAACTAAACATTTCGAACACATTGCTTCTACTGCAGAGATACAATATGTTTCTTTGAAATGAGTTGGATAAAACCAAATATCTGATTTGAGAAATTCGATTGCTATTTCGTTTTGATTTAATCTATTATTTAAAAATACATATTCGAGTGATTCGATTGTTTGAATACACTCATTATCAATGTTTTCTCTATTTGCAAAAATATATAGAGTTGTTTCTGGATACTTTTCTTTAATTTTTGGAATCATTTTCAAAAGATTATCTAAACCTCTACTCGGATCCGATGTAAAGATAAATCGATATGGTATTTTTTCTACTTGTTTATTGATAAAACGATCGGGAATAATAGCATTTCGAGATACAATAATTTTATTTTCAGGAATTTGTAAATTTTTAATTATATTTTCTTTTTGCCAGTTTGAAACTGCTATTATTTTTTTGAATTTTGTTTGATGGATTTGAAAAGATTTTGATCCTTTTGTTAGAGGTAAAACATCGTGTACCCATAAATATACATTCTTTACATTATCATAATACACAAGATTAGATGTATACCTACTGACAATGAGATAATCTACCGTATATTTCAAACAAAATTCTGAGAAACTCGTGTAATCAATGTATTGAACATTGTTTTTAATACATTGAAAATCGATTTCATCATTTTGAAAACACCCAAATATTATTACTCTATACCCAAGTTTAGCAAACTGTTCTGCCAAGTTGATTGCCATAAACTCTGAACCTGATATTTTCAAATCACCATGTGGATTCCAAACTTGAAATATAGTTTCTTCTCCTCCTGTATGAATTACCATTGTTTTGTTTACACTTAAATAGATTGATGTTTCAGCATGATGACAAAGAGCATACTTCATGTTTAAAAGCGGTTGATTTGTAGGATATTTTAACAATAAATACTTTAATTTATCTACAGCAACTTGATATTTTCCTATTGCTATTTTATTTTCAATATCAAGATAAGGAATAAAATAATCATACAAATCATGTTCTAAAATTGTAAAAGAAAGAAATGGTTTTTTGACTTTATTAATTGCTTCAATTATATCATTTGCTTTCTTATATTCTCCTTTATCTCGATATAAAATAGATAGTTTATACAAAGGTTCAATTCGTTTTGGAAATATTTTGCTTATTTTTATCATTTCGTTCATAAATGCATTTGAATTATTTGTTAAAAGTAATTTTAAACAAGCACTTTCATAAAATCCAGAAAATCGATATTCTTCTTGTTTTTCATTTTCTAATTGACTAAAATATTTCAAAGATTGTTCATAATTTTCCAAATTATAAAAAGTTTTCGCAAGATAATATAGAACGTGTGAATCGTTTGGTTTTTCTTCCAAATCTTTCAAAAGCAACTGAATATCATTATTCAAACGTGTTGCAGATCTTACTTTATGTTCATAGACTTCTACATCATTTATAAAAATTTTATTATTTTGTATCACTTCAACATCTTTAGGAGGAATATTCAAAAATTCATGAACACGGTAAATGTATTTATAATCTGAATTTGAAGGAAAAATTCGATTGGAGTAATAATCGTTTTGTAAATTCAAATTACGATAATTTCCTATTTTTATTGAAAAACACTTTTTTCTGCTTTTCAATAAACTTTTTAATTCATCTTGTCCATGAACAATGTAACTATCATCCAGCATTATCATATATTTACATAATTTTGGGGATAATTCAATTGCTTTATTTCTTGCTTGTGAAAAGTCAATGAAATCACCGTGAAATAACTGACCTTCTTTATCTTTTAATTCTTCCTTTATTATTGAAATCGTGTTATCCGTCGAACCAGTATCCAAAATTGTCCAATAATCAATTAAGTCTTTATTACTTTTTAAGCATTTTCGTAAAATTTCACCTGAATTTTTTGTAATCATGACGAGTTCTAATAGTTTCATTTTTATTTATTATTTAAAATTTTAAACTGGGTTCGATTTTTGATTTATTTACTTTGCTTTCCGTAGTATTTTGTTTGATTTCTTTGATACTCTGTTTGATTTCTTGGATATTCTGTTTGATTTCTTGGATATTCTGTTTGATTTCTTTGGTATTTTGTTTGATTTTTTTGGTATTTTGTTTGATTTCTTTGGTATTTTGTTTGATTTATTTGGTATTTTATTTGATTTCTTTGCTAATTTGTTTGATTTCTTTGCTATTTTGTTTGATTTCTTTGCTATTTTGTTTGATTTCTTTGCTATTTTGTTTGATTTCTTTGCTCTTTTGTTTGATCTTATTTCTTTTTGATTTACTTTATTTTTACCATCATCAATCTCCTCTTCATCAAAGTCATCATAGTCATCATAGTCATAGTCATCAGAGTCATCAGAGTTTTCATCATTTTTCTTTTTTTTTTTACTATTTATCAAAATTTGTAAAAAATCTGGTTTTTTTGGTATAATCTTTGAAAAAAGTAATGGTTTATTTTGTGATTCCTTTTTTGCTTTTCTTAGTTCTTCTGCTTTTCTTTCTTCTACTTTTTTTTGTATTTCTATTATTCTTTGTTCTTTTGCTTTTCTTTGTTCTTCTGCTATTCTTTCTTCTTCTTCTATTGCTTTTCTTTGTTCTTCTGCATATTTTTCAAAAACTCTTTCTATTTCTTCATCTTTTGCTTTTCTTTCTTCTTCCTCTTTTGCCTTTCTTTCTTCTTCCTCTTTTGCCTTTCTTTCTTCTTCCTCTTTTGCCTTTCTTTCTTCTTCCTCTTTTGCCTTTCTTTCCTCTTCCTCTTTTACCTTTCTTTTTTCTTCCTCTTTTGCTTTTCTTTCTTCTTCCTCTTTTACCTTTCTTTTTTCTTCCTCTTTTGCTTTTCTTTCTTCTTCCTCTTCTGCTTTTCTTTCCTCTTCCTCTTTT